GTTCACAACGCTCCTTTCTAAGGCAGCGCAAAGCGCTTTTTGAAGATACTGGTTTATTTTAGTCCGGAAATGTGTTCAAAATAAGGGAACGGCGTGTAAATTACAATACAAATTCATATATGGCTATATTTTACGATGTGTCGTTCACTTTTCTTAACCGAAGTTTCTACATTTTTATGCCAAGTCATACCCATTTATATATTTTTTGAAAAATTGGTGTAGTAATTGGTGTAGTGCTCAGCCATTTGCTATTCTTAAAAAATCGTCAACTGTAACAGGCAGATTGTACTCTGCATATACATCCAACGTCATTCGTATATTAGCGTGACCCATTAAATACTGAACAGATTTAACGTTCATACCAGCAGAAATCAGTCTTGTGCAGAACATGTGCCGAAAAGTATGTGGTGTCGTCTTTGGTAGAGTGTCGCCTGTTTCTCTATGGTATGCTCCAATCATACTTTCAATAATTGACTTGACGGAATCTTTGTCTTTTGGAGAAAGGGTTCCTCTTTTCAAAAATAGGAACGACGTATATCCATCCATCTCTGGACCAGGATCATTTAATGCTTCTCTTTGACAAATAAGCCTTTCGAAACTTTCTCTTGCGCTATCAGTAAGTGGAATTTTCCTTTTCCCGCTTTCACTTTTTGGCTCTTGCACAAATGTTCCAATTCCTGGGACATATGATATTTGATGTGTTATGTTTAAACAATTATTTTTTAAATCAACGTCATCAATTGTTATTCCGCATAACTCACCAACACGAACTCCTGTTTCATGCAGTATAATAAGCATATCCGTATATTTCTTATAGACTTTACTCGTTTTAGAAAAGTCAATAAGTTTTTTATACTGTTCTTCTGACAATAGAATTTTTTTCTTTTTCGTAGGCTTTATAAGTTTATTCAAGCTAAATGAAAACGGATTATAAGAAATCATATTCTCGTCAACGGCCATTTGAAAAGCAGGAGAAATTATATTTTTCATATTTCCGATAGCACATTGGCTCATTCCATTTTCGTTAAGAGATAAGAACCATTCTTTCGCATCTAATGTCGATATTGATGATATATTTTTTTCTCCAAATGAATCGTTTTTTATTTTTCTAAGATATTGCCCTCGTGTATAAGCAGAAGTTTCCTTAAGTGATTTTTTGTGAATAGTTTCATATCGTTTTATCAACTCATACATTGTTATTATCACATCGGCTTGTTCCACGTCAGACTCTAAAGCTTGTTTCTTTTTATCTCGAAGTGCTTTTAAATCATTTGCGTACATAGTATGCCGTTTTCCAAATTTATCTGTCCAGCGGTATTGATACAGGCCATCTTTTCTTTGGCTCTCACCTTCTTTTAAAACTCTACCTTTGTTATCTTTACGTCTTTCCATAATATTAGACTCCTTACATTATAATAAAGAGCCTTGATGTGACGACATGAGTATACCACATCAAGGCTCAAATTTCAAATCGAATAAGACTGATCTATGTACTTTTCAAGAGCTTTACGTTTAATAAGACGTTTTCGGCCTACAAAAAGCACAAATGGACAGTTTTGTTCTTCCGCCATTTCTCGAAGTTTGCATTGGCCAATATTCGAATATGCTGCAGCTTCTTCTATTGTAAGGGTGGCTTTTTCCCAGATTGGGACTTCTTTCATTCAATCACCTTCTCCATCTTCTCTTCCCCATACCTTGCCACACACACATTATATAAGAGCATCGCCCTGGTCATCAGACCAACGCCACCGATACGAGGGGTTACTTTAATGTTATTCATTTTATAAACTTCATCAGCACAATCTCCATGTTGCTTGCCATTCTCGTCGTAGTTAATGCCAACGTCAATGCAGATGTCTGTGTTGAATAGATCTATACGAGAAATAAAATTGCGTTTTCCAACCGCAGAGATGACAACATTTGCTAGTTTTGTAACGTAAGCAGTATTCTTCATGTAGCTCCCTGTACTATTAACAGAGATCACATTACAGTGTCTCCCGATCAGCATATCAACCAGTGGACGACCCACAATATCAGACTGACCACATACAAGTACATTCTTTCCATCCAGATTGTAACCGATGGAATCAAAAATCTTCATAACGCCAAGCGGAGTGCAAGGCTGAAATGGTGATGTAGAATTAAAACCATCAACGTCAAGTTCGTCTGGAATACAAATATTTTTAGGATCGATATGTTTTGGCAACGGAAGCTGAACAATGATACCGTCCACATATTCCCAATTATAATCTTCTAAGATCTTGCTGTTCAATTCATCTTCAGTAATATTTTCTGGCAGTTTGATAAGTTCTACTTCGATTCCCACCTCTTCACAGTCACGCAATTTACCTCTAATATAAGCATTAGACGCAGGATTATCCCCTACTTGATAAATATGTAAAATAGGAGCATAGTCATCTTCTGCGATAATATTTTTAATTTTGTTTTTGATATCTTGTGCGATAGATCTACAGTCAATAATCATTGTGAACCTCCTTACAGCATCATACCGGCAATGGCATGAATGACTCGCTCAAACACTTCGTGATTAAAAACATAGTCGCCAAGGTCACGCACAAACGAGATGATATTATTTTCGCGGCCTTCGATTTTGAAATGCTTAAATCCCTGTGAAACCAGAATTTTAATTTCATCTTCATTCATGGATGTACCAAGAAGAGGATTGCTGTTTCGAGAAGAGCCGCAATAGTTATATACTATCGCCAACTGATTTTGCAGCTCCGTAATATCATCACCATTGACAATAGCCTGACCCAGCTTTGTGTTCAACTGATAGTGACGGCCAGCCATGGGACAATTCGGCAGACACCGGTGATTGACAATAAATTCTACTCGATCATGGTCATGCAAATTCTTAATAAACTGCTCGTCATGGATCTTAAATGGATTCACAACGACAATATCAAAACGGTCAAGCAGACGATTATAATATTCGGCAGAATCATTCCCAAGACCTACTTCAACAGACGGTTTTACTTGCGAAGAAATCAGCTCAAGATTGGGATACATATAGCGAATATAATCAGCTAGTAAATCGGACATAACAATAACGCCGTTACGGTTTATAAGACCATTCTGATTATTATGATCGAGGTGCCGCAACATAATATTTGAAGTTTCATCAACGAGATCGCCGCGTGTAACAAACGGGCTTGAGAATGTTAAACGAACTCCAATACCAAGTTCATTATATTTATCTGCTCTTGATAAGACTTCTGACACAGGCAGATTTTTCTGTGGTGGGATACGACCACCCTGCAAGACTGTGGAAATGCTGCCAAACACATATTTGATGCCATTTTTCTCACAAACCATTTTACAAGCTTTGTCAATATCAAACATCATTTCATCATGGCCGCAGAACGCACCAATATTCCAATCGATTTCACCGCCGTAATCTTTTACAAGCATATTTACTCTACCTTTTCTTCATAACCAATATAAGAACAACAACTAGCATAAAACTCAGCTGCTTTTCTTCCGTGAAATATCATTTCCTGCTTTAATTCATCTAAATCGTTGTAGACTTTAACTTTCCAGAGATCGTAAGCATCACTAAATGATTCTACTTTATAGTATCCAAGCATTTAAATCTCCTTATAAAGAATTCAAGTTTTATTGTGTTTCTTTACTGCCATACAGGACATCTCGCAATTGATTGATAAAATCATCGACTGCGCACTCACTACAATCTAAATCAGATGTACACATACTACAGCCATCTATGTAATGCTGCATCAAATCCTCTAATGATTTTTCATAGTATTTTGCTTTATTTTTGTAAAACCCTAATTCTTCAACCGTTACGCTTCACTCCTTCACAATAGAATTTATGGAGCATCTTTTCGTATTCGCATCGGCACTGCGGGCATAAATCTGAAATTGCACCTTTATCTTTTAAGCTCCACCTTTCAGAGTCGGAAATACAGCAACCCGCGATACAGTCTGGGAAACGTGCCTTTCTAACAAGTGCTTCTTTCCCACAACGGTCACAATAAATTTTTATATAATCTTCAGTCATATTATTACCTCACTGTGCTAACTCCGTTATTCTTAATCTGCCCTTTCTGTGCATGGATAATCACAGAGTCTGCATTGACAATACTGGTTGATTTATATTCGATATACGGAGTATTGCTATCGTATACAACATGTACATGGCCTTTGATATTCATGTATGTGCCATTGCAAAGAACTGTAAGAATCTCATAGTTTTCTGCTGGAATATTGGATACCGTAGTGGATGTATATCCATAGATACCCGGTTCTAGCTCTTCAACAGTAGCAGTCCATTCGATTGGGTTACACTGGCGATAGATTCCTTCTCCAATCGTCCATACAAAATATCCAACAAGAATAGTAACGAGCACACCGACTGTCAAAAACAGGATCTTTTCTCCAAGAGTGAGTTTTTCATTATTACCATCCAAGTTCAACACCGCCTTTATTTACAATATAGATACCGTTATCTTTTAGATATTCTATAAACTCTTCGTGTGGCAGTTTATGGGCAAGCTCACAAATAGTGTAGTTGCTTCTACCCTTTACCCACTTTGTTTCTTTCCGCAAGTTGGACCACTGATGTACACGAAATTCCTTACAACGCCATTTTAAATTAAAGGCATCTGCACACGAATCGCAAATTGGTATCTCTACATAGAAGTCACCCGGATATCGTTTTCTACGCCACCACTCCATATCATAGAACACAATGCCATAGAGTTCAGGATATTCTTCAAATCCATGTTCTCTAAGATAAGCAAAGCCCAATCCATTGATGGTCCATTCTGGCGACCTTGGAACCGTATATCGAAGTTGCGATTCTGTATGTGAGATGCAAGCATTATTATATTTGCCGTCGATGCCCATAATGTACCAGTCGGATTTATAATAGCCGATTTGTTTAGTCATTAAATGATCCCACTCTTTATCTCAAAATTCTTCAAATACTTAACTTCCTTTGTTGACGGCATACATGCATTGATGTGCCTGTTCCTATGCTTGTCCCAAAAGTAACCGCATATCATATTCCTATCAAAAACGCAATAATCAGATTGGAAATTATAAATGTTGTTTCCTCGTGGAAGATAACGAATCCAATATTCAACAAGATTTTCTCTTATAATAGAGTCTCTGTAAACAAGTATAGTATGTCTTTCTTTTAACCAACGAATTGCATATGAGCGTTCTTCCGTTGTAAGATTCGTATCACAGTTGAAGTATACAAGGCTCATAGTTCTTACCACCTTATAAAAGTCTAGTTCTTAAAACATACATTCTTGAAAATAAGCTTGCTTTGGCATATTATTTTTCTTTATCGCAAATTCTGCAATACCGATGAAACGGAGATTCGATAATCTGCCAAAACACAGGTTCCCACTCGTGCTCACTAAAGATACGGCTGTTCTCCATAATATCAACCGGATAAGAACTAGAACCACATTCAGGGCAGTTATACTTTAAATCACAATAATTGGCTGGCTTGAACTCTCCAAGAGAATCTGCATCCACCCAAAACTCACAACCGCAGCTAGAGCATCTAAACTCTACTGAATATTTTATTTTTTCTCTTTCTTTACCATGAACTTCAATCCGTACAGCCATCGTGCACCTCAATCCACAAAAATCTTTTCTCTTGGAACTGCTGGAAAACAAGAAACGACTTGTTCTCCGCATTCTGGACATTTTGCTAGTTTTACGCCTGGTGCGTATTCTCGTATAACGGAATAACTCGGAAATTTAATATCTTTGTCATCAGCCCAAAATATACATCCACATTGGCACGAAAATTTTGCGGCGTATCTCTTTTCCTTTGGAGTTCCTTTGTGTTGAACAACCATAATCATAGCATTTCACCTCAATCTGCAAATACAAACTGTGTGTTAAAAAAGTTCGTCGCATGAATCATATTTTCTTCTGATAGAGCAACCTTGATAACTTCATCGTCGGTATGTATCTCATCATATTCTACTGTGTCGCAAACCTTGTAAATTTTGCCGTCTTTCTCTTGAAGTAATGTTCCCTCACCAAGTTTTAATGGAGTTGTTTTCTTTTCTTCTCGAATATGTGCTTTCATACAATCTCCTTAATCAAATATCGTTAAACGCATCTATAGTCCATCCAATAAGACTATTTAGTTTTTCTATAATCTTATAAAGGATATTTTTTAAATAATGTTTCTGTTCAGGCATACTGCATGTAAATTCCGCTGGGCCTTCTCTTTTCGGAGAACTTGTTTGCATGACATATACTTCATCGTTGCGAATGATTCCAATTTGAGTACAGTTATCACCATTACAATTGCAAGTCCGATTTATTGTGATGTTCCGTTTCATATTATTTATTCCACCCACCCACCCTTAAAATTTACCTTTTACCAGAACGAATATTTTGCTCTAATCGAAGGGGTTTCTACACTTTTTGCAGGATTTTCTAATGCTGCGGCCTTTGTCGTGATCTCATCGATACTCTTCTGAAAATCCTGCAACTTCTTTAATTCGCTTTTAATGTCAAGTTTAACCTCGACATTCTCAACGAATCCCATATCTTCAAGACACTTGCAGTAGCCAGCAATCTCGTTATAAAAGATGTGGTCATATTCTTCAAGAAGAGTGTGCCCGTCAAACAACTTTACTTGCCAAGCAATTCCAAACGGAGCTTCCTTCTCGGCATAAGATTCGATAGTGTAATACTTCATTATGTAATCTCCTTACTTAATGCCGTACTTGGCCTTAACCCTCTTCAGAACATCAGCTTTTTCAGAGTAACAGTCACGAGCCGCATGATAATCACACATCTTCTCAGCCAGAATGCGCTTTGCTTCACCTTCTGCCACATCAGCGTCTGCCAGTTCCTCATTCAGTTGAAATCCACTTGCCTTAATTCCATCGACAAATCCGTCGATGCGGTCCTTCGGCACAGACTTTTCGCCTACTGCACCAGTTTCAGTGTTAAACATCTTCACAATAGAATCCGCAGCACCTGCAACAGAATAAACATAAAAATACTTAGCCATAATTATTTCTCCTTTATTTTTCTTACTGTTTTCCGGTAGATCCAAATCCCCCGGCTCCACGCTCAGTTTCATCCAATTCGGAAACTTCTTCAAAATTAGCCTGCCAGAACGGGACAACTGCCATCTGAGCAATGCGATCGCCATGAGTAATCATCTGCGGGATGTTGGAGTGGTTATGGAGCGCAACGATATACTCTCCACGGTAATCTTGATCGCAAATGCCAGTTTTGTTCGCAGGAGCAAGTCCCAACTTAGTTGCTAAACCGCTGCGAGCATAGATAGCGACATACCAACCTTCCGGCGGAGCCATTCGCAGACCAGTATGCACTTTAACGGTCTCATGCGGCTGAATCATAATGCAGCGATTACCGTCTTTGTCTACTACGGTTGCCTCGTCAAAACCGATATAAGCATACAGATCTGCGCAAGCAGCATTTTTAGAACCATAAGTCGGCAGACGAGCATCATCGTGCAGTTTATTGATCTTAATATTTGGATGGTAAACAGTGGTAAAAGCATCGCTATCTGGGAACTTTTCGTAATTTCCTAAATCCATATTATTTTCCTTTCTCTTCTTGAGTCCACCAAAGTGTCGGTTCTTTATATCCAAGACTCCATTTGATGTCAATTACACGCTGGTTCTTACTTCCCATGTACGGAAGTGAAATATCTTTCTCTGCTTCAATAAATGGGCCATCTACAAGCACATTGATGTTTGCAAGAATTTCTACTACAAGACTATCCTGATTCCATAAGTCTTCCCACTTATATCCAGTCCAGAGCCACACATCTTTCTTTTCTTCAAACTCTTGCCATACTCGACGAACAATCTTCTCAACGGTTTCTCTATTCCCTGGCAGCAGTGGATCTCCACCGGTAAGAGTCAGCCCCTGAATATATTCAGGTCGAAGTAAATCTACAATTTTATCAAGCGTTTCATCTGTGAATGGCTGACCACCATTCGGGTCCCATGTAGTAGGATTCTGACAGCCGGGACAGTGATGATTACAACCCTGCACGAAAAGTGTGACGCGCACCCCTTCGCCATTCGCTATATCACATGGAACAATTTTAGCATAGTTCATTTTGTATCACCCATCGTTTTCAAGATTTTATTTCGTTCTTCATAAAGATTCACTAATTCCTCTCCGACGATAGAAATTGGCTGACGCATCCTCATGAGTTCGTGCATGTCGTATCTTACAATCTCAATGTCGCGATCTACTTGTTCTAGTGTTCTCATCTCAAATAAACCTCGTCCACATACTTGCACATACGATAATAAAAATATTCAGCGCAATACAGCCATACATTCCATTCTTCTTGTCGCCTCGGAAAATATATGTAGATGTGTCATACAGAATCTGCTCAGAGCGAATTACCGCTGCGGAGAAAATCAAAATGATATAAGCTTTGGTCATGAGCCAAGCAATCTCAGTCAACATCGATTAACACCTCCTCGACAGGAATAATCTGACCATCAACGTAATAGCACATCTGACCGTGCTCATTATAATAAGGAGACATATAGCCGTAGCCTTGATTTCCGAAGTATTTACTGAATAAGTAATACATAACGTGCGTATCTTTGTCATACACCATAGGGGTGTCACTAATACGATAGAACCAATTATTCTCTGCAGCCACATTCTCAACTGAGTCTTTCACACTTGTACTGCATCCAGTTAGCATAATCGCTGCTAAAAGTACGCATACGGCAGTATTTTTGAAAATCTTAAACATACTTTTCCTTTCTGTTAAAAGCGGAATTTTATTTGTTAATCTGGCCTTTCGTCATCCGTCATGTATCGCCAATACACTATCACATCTGCAACTTCATTGTAATCAGTATCGTACCACACTCCATTAAATGTGATGCACGCAACGCTTTCTGTTCCGTCCTTGTATTTTATGATGACATCCTCTGAACACATTCCGTGCTCTGGGACTGGAGGAGTTACGTCTTTCGCACAAAACCATCGTGCATCGATGCTTTCTTCTTCGTATGAAACCAACTTTATATTATGATAACAACGCTCGAGTCTATCGCAGATGTCGCCTTTAATGGGGTTGATGTCCTCGTCTCCGTTTTCATCAACCAGAAGTTCAAGTGTTACTTTCTTCATGCTCGTTCTCCGTTAAATAACGCCAATAATCAGGTGACTTCAAGTACGTCATCACGCCGTCAGGCATCCAATTGCCATATTTTGAGTACCACACTTTAACTTCTCTCTCGCCGTATTTTGCCATAACGGTGCTACAAAGTTTTGGGAGATTCACCGCTGGGATATTCCAGTCATCTAACTCTACTTCCGGCCAGTCGATTCTAGCTCCGCAGTTACCACAGTAACCATTACGGTTACCATCTTCATTAAAGAGATATTCACCGCTGCCACAGCACTGGCAGGCAATAATACCTTTTTCTGCAAAAGGATTGTTAATCATTTTTAGCCTCGATTTCTTTCCATCCAATGAAATCACAAATACAAAGCTTCTCTGGATCACACCGATGAAGCAGGAATTTGTTCTGTCCAGAAAGCCTAGACCCGCCAGACACTTCAGCGTATTCATAACCATCTTTAAACATTTCGGAAAGACTCCATTCCTCAACAGCAGATAGATCTACATCATTTTTAATGACATCGCGACCACACCCACGGCATTTAAAGATTATCACATATTTCTTTTCCATACAGTCGCCTCCTAGAACGGCACTTTTATTGAATATTAAATTCTTCCGCTAGAATTCGTTTGAGCTCATTTGTTCCAACTGCTTTCATATAAGCATGAGGTTCTTTTACAGTTGATACTCTAATAGCGCTTTGGCTGATTCTAGCCAGTAGTCGATTGTACAAATCTGTCTGGTTATTTTGATTGTTTTCATGTTCAATGTTTTCAATCATTCTTACTCTTTCTCCACAATCCATGCTTTTTCATAGTCTCGAAGAAATCTTCCATAATTGCATCAGCCATCCTACCAGGAATTTCAGGAAGGTCTAGTCCAAAATCTCTGAAGGCACAGTGTAGGCAACCCCATGGAGTTAAGGCGAATTTTTCATAAAAATCATCTTCTGGATTGTTGTCTTTTGAGTCCAATGTATTCGTCTCGTACTCAAACTGTCTTACTTCATTCTTAGTTAGCCATTTCTGCCACTTGCCACAAACAGAACAATACAATCCAATCTGATTTCCTTTGCTCTGGATAAAGAAAGATTTACTGCCACACTTACATTTAAAGTCCACCTCAGTCACCTGCCTTTTCTACATTCTGAATCATGCAACTCATACCGGGATGAGATTTTTCAAAGCGATGATGTGCCTTGTTCATAGCATCATTCTGATCTTGTGCTTTGACCATATATGTATTGAATGCCTGATTCCCATCATCGTAGTACATTACTTCAACAGACCAATAATCCATAAGACTCCTTTTCTTTATCGACCGTTATAAAAATCAAACTCAACATCAGAAATAATATCTTCCATTTCATTTTGACTAATATTGTTCGCTTGTTGTATGACTCGAATGATTTCGAGAATCAACTGACGTATACGTTCCACATCCATGTTTTCATGCCACCACACCCACCCTGCTTGTTTATTTATTGACTCTTGTTAGTTTTAAAACCTCCAAACACAAGTAGAACTAACCAGACTCCACTTGCAACCCACAGTCTAAAATTTGGCCCAAGCATTTTCCAAACACCGTAGAGAATAAGGACTGTGATAAACCAGGATAAAATAAATCCTAAGATATTTGCGAAAATTTTCATTTTATAAGACCTCTTAGCACTCGCCGCAACATTCACCACAACAACGCACTTTTACGAGTTTTCCAATCCTATTCTGTGCAGTCTCAAATGCTTCATTAAAATTTTCAATAGCGGATTCTGCATCGACATCCTTGTAATCAGAACCACCATCTGCCCACATAATAGTCCATCCATGCTTGCCAGCTTCAATTCTTACGGTCAGTCCAAAATTATCTTTGTAACTTTCACGCAATTCAACTTCACTACTGAGCATCATGCCAAACATTCGTTTCATTTTATAGACTCCAATCTTTATCGTAATTCTTATTTACTCACCCTTGGTAACGACTGTATCTACACCCTGAACGGTGATCCAACCATGCTTCAGGCGAGCTTCTGCTTCCTTCATCTGGATCAGCTCAGGAGTAATAGACTCGGAAAGCACCTTATTCGCATCAGCCTCAGCCTGTGCTTCAATCATCTTAACGTCAGCTTCCGTCTGTGCCTTAACTTTATCAGTCTCTGCCTGAGCCAGAGCGGTCTGCTTATTCAGCTCTGCAATCTCTGCATCCTGCTTTGCCTGCTCCTTGGCACGAATCTTCTGCATCAGGGTATCATCAGGCTGTGCATCAACAATCAGTGCGGAAGAAACATTGATACCATATTCTGCGGTCAGCTTCTCATTCAGATAGTTGGTGATTGCGGTATTAACACCTGCACGGTCATCGGAATAAATCTGCATGACACTGAACTGAGGAGTAACTTCCTTGACGTAAGCAATAATATCGTTCTGAATCTTGCTCTCCATCAGGCTCTCACCGTCCATACCACCAAACTTTGTGTACAGTTCAACAACATGCTCCGGCAGGAAGTTATAATTGACAGTCAGGTTGATTGCAATCGTACCGCCATTGGCAGGAGCATCAATGTGCCAATCTGCGTGTTCCTTTGCGCCATAATCGGACGGAGAATTAGAAAATACCACTCGCTGCTGAGTAATCGGAAACTCAGACACATGCTTCAGAGGGCTCATAAAATGCCAGCCCTGAGAAATAGTTTGCTGCTCGACTCCCTTCGCGGAATAAACAACACCAACATAACCAGTATGCACTCGCTCGGTACAAATCACCGCGCCAACCGCAACGAGGAATGCAACAAAAATTGCCATAAATTTCTTCATAAATATCTCCTCAATCTTTGTAGTTATCTTTTAAAATGTAATAGGCGATAACCCATACAATCACAAAGAAAACAATAATTTCTTTCATATGTAATCCCACCAACCCACCACTTACACGTTAATGAATCACTCGATTGTGCTTAACACGAAGCTCAACTTCTTGCTGCTTACCAAGATTGAAAGCTGTAGTGTAATCGCCCGTGAGATAACCCGTCACACGACGAAGACGCCGAATATTATGACTTCCACACTCAGGGCAAGTATCACCAATCTCATCACAATAACCGCATTCCATACAGGTATCATTTGGAACATTCACTGCAAAATACGGAATGTCATGATCCATTGCATAGTTCACAATTGTTTCCAGCGCACCGAGATTATTCTTTACAGTCGAGTCGAGCTCTACATACGCGATGCAGCCTGCGCTTGAATATCCGTCAAGCTGAGACTCAATATCGATCTTTTCAAACGGTGTCACTTCTCGCCATACCGGAACATGGACACTGTTAGTGAAGAACTCTTTGTCTGAAACGTTTTTAATATCACCATATTTTGCCTTAAATCTCTGCATGGCAGTAAAACAAAGGTTTTCTGCAGGCGTAAAGTACACGCCAAAATTTAGAGAATACTTGTGCTTGAATTCGTCGCAGCGATCTTTGTAGAGCTGACAAATTTTCTTTGCAAGCTCAAGGCCATTATCACAAGTTTGATCTTCTCCAATCAAAATCTGAAGAGTTTCAGCCATGCCGAGCAAACCAACAGCCAACGTGCCATGTTTCAGAGCAGAACGAATATCTTTTCCGTCATATCCGGCCATTGTTCCATTCTCCCACATGAATTTTGCAGACTCAGGAGACTGAGAGCAAATCCACTCGAAGCGTTCAATCAGCATATCTTTTGCTTCATGCAACTTCTGGTCAAGAATGGACATAAACTTGGCTACAGTCTGTCCTTCAAGGTCTTCTCCAGTAGCGTTTTTAATGGTATATTCCTTCGCTTCCATTGCAAGAGTAGGAAGAATAATCGTAACAGGACAGATATTCCCTCGGCCATCCTTCAACTGCTCAAAGCCGTTGACATCCCAACCATTTGCAGTTCTACAGCCCATCGTCGAAAAATACGTTTTTACATTATTTTTATCGTATCCTTCATTACCGCTCCAATCGACATTGGCATAATTAGGATAAAGACGCTGTGCAGTGGAACGCAGTGCCAGCTGGTACATATCGTAATTAGGGTCTCCGGGAGCACGATTGATTCCCTTAGCCATCTGGAAAATACCACAAGGGAAAATGCTAGTTCTATGTAATTTGCCGATACCCTTAATGGAAGCGTTTAGTAATGCTTCGATAACCATTCGGCCTTCAGGCAATGTACATGTGCCATAGTTGATAGACGTGAACGGAAGCTGATTTCCGCTACGAGATTGAAGTGTATTCCATGATGTTCAGCAAAGCTCGCTAATTCCTTGCCCGGAACGAATCCAGCTATATGTCGCCATATAGATCAGACTATATCTTCACCCTCAATAAGAGGGGCCATATCATTTTGAGCCGCTTGGCCCTACTCCCTTACGGGATAGTCGTTAGGCTTTTATTATGCTGTCACGCACATTCTTCATCTTTATAGTAAGAGAAGTGAAATCCTCCTGTGGATTTTTGCTTTCCTTTGCAGCATCTGCAGACTAATGTTGCTTGCACTCCAAGTTCTTTCGCACATCCTTGGATCGATGGATATACAATACCTGTTTCTTCGCAGTATACTGGAAGTTTCTCATGAGAATCAGAAATTTTCTTTCTGGTTTCTTCTGAGCACGGCGCATGTGGTTTCCCTTTCTTGACCTCAGAAAGATGCTTTCTTCGTTCTTCAGAGAACTTTCTTCCCTTTTGAGCTTCTGATATTTTCTTCTTCTTTTCTTCAGAGCATGGATGTCCGGCTCCATTTTTGTTTCCACGCATTGAAATTGACATTTTCTTACGAACTTCTTCCGGTAAAGAAGGAGCTGTTCCGCCCTCAAGAATGTTATACCCGAAATTTTTGTCTTGGGTTCTATATTTAGCTATCAAATCTATTTCCATATTGCAGGCATCTTCTTTTGAAAGACCAGATGCAACAACAATATGTTCAAAGTTATTCCATCCATATTTTTGAATTGAGCTCCAGAAATGAGGGCATCTATTTTGATAATTTCGCCCATTTGTTCCCCATCTTGCTTCCGGGGTTTGTTTTGTTATCCCAATGTACTTTTTGTCATTCGCTTTATTCACATGCATATACACAGAATATTGTTCCATTAAATACTCACCTCCTTTAATTTGTATTTTGTGACAGCATAAATTTAGCACGGTAGGTTATCTCAATGAGACGTTCCCCGTTTAGATAGGTAAGTTCTTAATATTACTATTAAGTCGCCCAAATCACTTTAGGTTATGGTACATGCCTTCAACGGCTTGGTTCAACTCACGTTTGGTCATATCCATTGCGTACTGATATACTTTTGCATTCCTTGGATCATTAGCCTCTAGGTCGTTAAAAGATAATTCTTTGGGTACTCTGCTGGGGTCATCTTCAGGCTTAATGTATTTAATCCCATCTTTAAAATGCTTCGAAAAGCTCTTCCGTACATAAGGAACCATAGTCCAGTCTAGGTGTGTTGCGCTCACGCCGCCGAACTGCTGAAGACTTTGAATCTGGAAGATGACTGCGACAAGCTGGAATGCCGTACTGATGGACTGTGCAGGACGAACATCAGTCTGGCGAGTGTTAAAACCATTCGCAAGCAGATCATCAAACGGAATACTCAAGCAATTGTGCATACCAACTGCGTAGCTATCGAGATCGTGGATATAAATTTCGTTGTTCTCGTGATTCTCACGAGCCATCTTAGACATGCAATAATCAAGGGCATATCGCTTGGAAACCACCCGGCTCATCTCGCCAATACGACCGCCAAAAGATGCTTCATCAACATTGGCATTCTGGTTATCAATCTTTTTTCCGAGAAGTTTCTCCTCGACTGCATCCATCAGCTCTTTGTAATTGCTGCGAGCAATACCATGCAGATATCGGTAATTCATATAAGAACGAGTCGTCTCGTAATAGCCACTCTGCATAAGACGATTCTCAACTGCATTCTGAATCGCTTCTACATCCATAGTAGAGTCAATGGCTGCGATTTCAGATGCAATACTATCACTCAGCTTGTGGTCAACAGGATCTGAAGAATCATTCATCGCCTTCTCAATCGCATTTACAATCTTACTCTTATCAAAAAGAACTTTCGTTCCATCGCGTTTAATCACATATTCCATGCAATCACTCCTTAATCTTCCAACCAACGATTTTCTGCCACATAGAAAGCTCCAACCGCAACTACTATCAATACGACCCAGAATACCCAAAACCAAATCACCCGTGTACCAGCTGCAGAAATCATATAATCTCGTGCTTCTTCGATGTTTTTATCCTTAATGAATTGTGCATCATGTATACTTTCGTCGCTCAAATTTGCAAACAACGTACCATCATAATGAACTTCTTTGACATAAAACTCGAATTTCACATGAGGACTGACTTGTACAGTTGTCAGGTACTTGCTTGATGGCATTTTGATGTCACCATACTTGAATTCTTTGCCAAGAAACGTAATATTCTTAGAATTGTGTTCTTCTGAACTGTAATAATCCCAAGTCCAGTACGTTTCGACTCTTGTTTTTGTATGGCCTTTGCTATCCGTAGTAGTCACAGTTCGTGTATGCATCGTATAATGCTTTTCTTCGCAATAGATGTACATCCACTGTCCGTCGATACGTGAATCACTTACGGTATCTACTGCTTCTAGTGCGCCTTGGCAAAACGCATTACCTACGTTGGTTCTCATTCCATAATCGAACATATTTTCGGACTCAATCGAAATTGCTGTATTATATTCTTTTTTCTGCTCAAGCGAATCTCTGGTGATATTTCCAGCGATAACGCTACCAAGTATCAGCATAATGAACACAATACCAACGCTGACAATCAATTCACGATAAGTAATTTCGGCATTACCGATTTCCAAAAAGGTCACCGACTGCCGGTGCTGCCTCATTCCCCTCATAGGACAGATACTCATAATTCTGAACCTCATATCCAGTCAGACCCAGCAGAAAGGAGTTCGGAAACTTACGAACGCTCTGCTTATATTCCTTTACAACACGATTGTAATCGCCACGATAGTTTGCAATCAAATTTTCAGTGACGGATAGCTCATTCATAAGCTCCTTGTAGTTGTCGCTAGACTTCAGTTCAGGATATGCTTCCGCAATAGCTGCAATCTGAGTCGTAATCTCTTGAGCGGTCTGGCCGGAAGTGCCACGAGCATTCACAACATCCATCAGGGTCTGATACTCATGTTGGTCATAAGCCTTGACGGTTTCAACCAGATTTGGAATCAAATCAGCTCTGCGCTTCTCCTGAATCTCAATGCCAGACTTAGCTTCCTGAATCTGTTCTTCATAAGAGATGGCCGTGTTCTTAGGCCCCTGCACCATAAAGGTCATGCCAAGAATTGAAATCAACACGACACAAATAACGATAATAGGTAACTTCCAGTTGTATCTCATTTATGTAAACCTCTTAAAACTTGACATCATCGGCATAGACTTTAGAGTTCAGCATCGAATGGTCAACCTTATTAACTCCTTTGCTATTTGGAGACATAGTATCATTATGAGCGCTCGGAACCACAGCAGTTTCAATACTGCACGTCGGCTCTGCCTTTGCCAGTTTTTCTTTAAATGAATCATCAGGACGATAAACCAAATCATGGCAGACACCGCCGAGATTTGGATCATAAAAATAATCGTTAATGTCCTTCTTTGGCATCGTAGTCAGCTTATCAGTGACCTCACTAGGCACTTTCTTTAGCGTATCTACGACACTTTCGGTAATCTTCTGCTGTTCCTCTAAAAGCCGGATTTTATAGTCCAAATACCAACGTGCCTTCGTCAAATCTTGAAGCTGAGAATTGCCATCTTTGTGACCTGCCCGGCTTAGATACTTACCAACATTCCAAAGATAAGCATCCTTGTCTAACTGCCACTCCCGTAGCACTTTGATAGCCTCATAGGGATTGTCTGCACCGCCGTAATGAGACGGATGATCGACGTTCTTCTTAATTTCGTCAAGTGTTTCCATCAATAACCTCCTTGTTCTTTTCAATAGGCTTATAAACATCTGCCAGCTTCGGATGACGGCCACAGCAACCACGACCCTCTGGGCAGAACGGATACTTCGGATTAGCCTCACAAGAAGGAACCATCCAGTTTGCTACTTCAGGACAAACCTGTGCAACTTCCTTCTTCATTTCTGTAAACATCTCGCGGATTTCTTTTTGAGCCCTAGAACAAAGTCGAAGATGACTCATCTCAATCAAAGCACGAGCGTTCATCGTAATGTAAAACTCTGTACAGCAAGCATTTGGCAGAACTGCACGGGCGTCTTCGTTTTTGGCGTTGTGATACTTCTTGAGGATCTGATAATCTGTATCAATGTCCGACATCATATTATCGAAAACATCAGCATCTTCACCGGTAAACGGGTTCACATACTTGAATCCATCCTCGCTGCAATAACGCTGGCTGCGGCAGCTCATGCTAATATGTCGATGACGACTAATCTGCGCCAGAAGTGCTCGGCTTACATCTTTGACGTAAAACGTAAAGTTGATGTGTTCAAGCACAGAATAGTGACCACTGGCTTTGCATCCTTTAGCAATTTTATAGTCGTCAGTCATTGAAGAATCGTAACAAATACTCGCAGCTTCCTCCACAATACCTAAAGGATTCTTATCACTTGTAGGAACAACTCGCTGTGTGTACGCAATCAAATCAACAGTCATTCAACTCTCCTTAATATTCGTCCTGCCAGTTTTCAGGAATCTCGTTCTCGTCAATTACGATACAATTTTTAGGTGCGACATTTGAAGTATACTTTCCATCTTGAACTTTAATCATTACGTTCATAATGGAGACAACTTTATGAATGCTCCAAAGAACTCCGCGACCTTTTCGAGTTCTAGCTCTGAGCACCGTATCGCCAACATGAATCTCTCTATTAAGAATATCGGTTACCATTTAATCCTCCTTTATTTTAGAAGTGCAAACTTAAACCAATCTGGGAAGTTGGATACTGAAATCCCATACTTGATAAGGCAAGACAACAACCACAACGCAATCATGATTCCGACCGCAATAAGATAATCCTTAAAAATCTTAACGAAAGCGACCCACATCTTAATCCTGTCTCTCATTTACCTCACCTCTTTCAATCAACTCATCAACAGTAACCTCTCCACAGAGAACCTGTTTAAGCTGCTCTTCTGACAACTGATATGTAGTCGGCTCTCCACACTCGGTAGGATATCGAGCCAAGGTTCTGTAATATTCTGCAAGGGCTCGTTCCTTACGACCCTGCTCACGATGATCAATACCAATCATATCGCCCCACCTCCTTCCTCAAGTTTTTCGCTCTTGCCAGTTACGACATATACATCATCTTCGAGATCTTCTTTTGGAATCACAACTACGATGCCTAGTTCTTTTTCAAATGGCATACCATCCATCATAATAATGTAATATTCATCCAAATCTGCGAACACTTCGTATGCGTTACCCTTTTTAAGTTGAACAAAAGTATCTATTGTAGCAACATAACTGTAATAGTCCGTTCTGAAGTACATCCTCATTAGGGCTCCTTGTAGGGTTCCATATCACCCTTCCAAATCTGGAAATAAGGATGTGCGTCAATGCCGTAAACCTGACCCTTCATACCGGTACTGGTAATCTTGTAAGGCTTTCCATCCTCAAGGCTATTGATAAAGTCCTGATACTGAGGACTCATCTTAAAGAAGTCCTTCTTACCCTGAATTCTCTTTACCTTAATAGTGACCTCATCACCAATCTTCGGTTCCCACTCTTCAACTGGAATTCCAGCCAGAAAGTCGGGGCCACCGGCCTTTTTGATTCGCCGGGCAAGGATTCGTGCCTTACGCTGCTCTCTGCGCCGGTCTTCTCGATTCATTGAATTACTCATATTCTGTTCCTTTCAGCTTATCAAAGTAGGGATCGCCGTCTCGCTTTTCTAATAAGTTGAGCTCCCCGGCGGAGCCTACAGAATACAAACGAAAATTTTTAAAAATCTCAGCACCTTTAATAGTGGCTAGAGATGTAATTATGTACAATATATTGTGTTTTTCTGTGCCATCCGTAAGTTGAACTTCAAGTCGTTCTTTCTTTGGAATGGCTAGTTTTCGGAAGTCGTTCATAGTTAATCCTTCGGCATAGAATACACATCCTGTCCATGTGCATATTCGTCATAAATTTCTGCAATAACATTGTAGCATCTGCTCTCAGAATTATAACTACCAAGAATAATTCCACGTTCACCCATGCCTTGTCGTGCGTAAACATTAAGGCTTGCGGCATCAATGATCGCCATGCGTTCAAGATTTATAATTTCTCCGCCCTGCGTTAAAAGTAGCATTTTAAATCAGTCCTTCCCGTTCAGCTTTCCACTGAGCATACTTATCATAAGCAATCTTCAGAGCAAGATCTTTGTTTTCAGCAGTAACATAAATAGCCCATGTCATTCCCATTGAAAAGGTGGGCTCAAAATAATCAGGTCCCCACTCTTCATCTTTGATATCTTCGATGTTTCTATTAGAATGCCATACAGCCCACTTTTTAGTTTTTTCGTTGTAATAAATCCTCCAAACACCAATCGGATTTATAATACAATCCTCGTACTCTTCGACATCACCGTCGTAGGCTGCGGCGATTCTTTCCGCTTTTTCTTTATCTTCAGTGATAGTAATAATCCGATAATCTGAATATTCACCTTCGGTTACTGCGTAATAAGTTTTCATATCTACTCCTTTATCCGTAACTCACTTCGTTCTTGTCGTTTCGGAATCGCACAAAGGTCGGGAATTGCAGAGATTCAGCACCAGTTTTCTTATCACAGCTAACCTCTTTGTACTTACATTCCACAATCTTACCGATGTAATTATCAGGATTCGCCCACACAGCAGCTCTCGTAGCATCATCAAAACCAGAACCAATGCGAAGCTCATTGCCCTTGTAGTCCACAACTAGAGCACCCATCGTACCAGCCAGACGGTTCTGACCTTCCTCGATTGCTGTGATTCGCAGGTCAACAGTATAGAAACGCTTAATCTTGAGACAACCATTGTGACGAGCCCGGCGGTAAGGAACGTTGGTGTTCAACATCAAACCTTCCCATCCCATTTCGACCGCATAATCAAGCCCATGAGGAATCACACTCTGATCAATACCTTCATAGATCATCGGTACAATCTCAATATTTTTAAGGTGCTTTTCCTTAATTTTCTTACGAAGCTCGTTTAAATACTCTCGCCGTACCATATATGGTGTGATGCATTTATCCTGAACGAAGTCTCTTGCGAAATCCGTATCAAAGATAACGAATTTAATACCAGTCTTGTCCTTATTGTCCGAGTTTAATAAGCCAGTGCCATACCGAAATGCCTGTCCGTCCGGCCAACCCTCTGGATTCTTATAAATCAGTTCACCATCAAAAAAACGTGTGTTTACCAGTTCTGTATCACCATCATACAGAGTCAGTAGATCATTCTTAATATGGTCAAGACCTTGAAATCTCTGTCCCTGCCGAGAAATAAGGTCACCATTAAAGAAAGTTCCCCTATTGCCATTTTCTTTCTGGCTAAGGCTGAACCAAGTGCCCTTTTTCAGCTTAACCTTATCAATCGGGTATCCCTGCTGAATCTCCCAGACAGGAACAATTTCATCGCCATATACTTTATTGATGGTAGCTGCTTCCACACCAATTGGCAGATTCTTAGTGAACAGTCGCTTCAGGAACTCTTCGTACTCATGGTTTTTATGTAAGTAATTTTGGATTATTGCGATGGATGCATCAGAGCCAGTGTTGTGACCTTTACCCATTAGATAAAGACATCCACAACTGTAATGCTCAAAATCTAAATCAGGCTTTGCCGCCACCTTCTTGTTGATCTTTGCGTCAGACAGTCCAGTCACAATTGCTTGGTCAAGCAAAAATCTGAAGAAAAACATCAGCTCATCATCTTCGTCGCCAAAATCCTTTCGTGCATCCAGCAAAATGCGGGTCTTGTCCGTCTTCTTCTTTGCTTTCTGCAATGCCTTAACCATCGCATCAAGCTTACCTATGAGCTCTTTATCTGTCATAAAGCCTCCTTGCGTATCCTGTGTTATATAGTTATAGCTAATAAAGAAAGGCTTGTCGTTACGAGCAAGCCATTTCTTTCCAGTATCCTGTATTATATAGTTAAAGAGAGAATTTTAAGCCTCCGGGGTGGAGACTTTTTATAACTATATTATACAGGATACGCACATAATTGTCAATGCTTTTCTGCAAATTCTTTCCGTAAAAATTCCTTCAAGAACGTCCGCTTATATGGAACTCTCGAAGTCTTTACAGCCCGATCAAGAGCATGAGTTTCGGCGCAAATCACACAATACTTCTTGGCACGAGTGATGGCCGTATAGAGCCATTCTCTCGTCAGCATCAGGTACGCAGAGTTGTCCATGCCAACAATCACATACGGAGCCTCACTGCCCTGTAACTTATGACAACTCAAAGCATAAGCAAGTTCAAGTGTTGCCCAGATATTATTCCCACCAAAGTAATGTGGAATAAAGATTGTTCCCCACTGGTCAAAATCAACCAGGATAAAGCTACTCTCAATCTTTCGGATAATGCCACGGTTTCCATTGAACACCGGACACTTCTCTTCTTTTTTCTTTGTCTTGAGATTGTATGTGTGAAGCTCATAGTTGTTCTTGTTGATAATGACTTGATCGCCCTCACGCAGAGTATACACCCTATCCTTGCCATCACCATAGATTGTGACCTTTACTTCTGCTTGACCACGACTCGGATTCACAATTTCCTGAATAGCATTATTGACTTCATAAGTACAGATACTACCACGCAGCTTCTGTGAGAGTACAATCTGAATCTTCGCACTATCATTCCCTACCTTATTATATAAGGTACGGTACTGATTGATGATGTGATTGAATGATTCACTTGCGTCCTTATAGATATCAAGTTCCAGATCGCGAAGTTCACCACGAATCTCATTGCCAGCCCAGCCATAAGGAACCAACTGCGTAGCATTACGAACCTTGATACTCTCGGTGATAATTGCAGACTTAGCTGCCTGACGATGAATCTTAGTCAAACGAGCAACAGGAACCACCTTAGATGCAAGCATATCCTTGAAGATGTTACACATACCGATGCTCTCAAGCTGTCCGTCATCACCAATCATGATGAATCGCTTTCCGGTCTCGATAGCCTGAATCAAATCGTAAAACAATTGAGCGCCAACCATGGAGGTCTCATCCAGAATGATGATATCCTCATCCAGAGGATTGTCTTTATCGTGAACAAACCCACCGTTCTCGATGTCATATCCAAGGAGACGATGAATCGTCTTTCCATCCTGACCAGTAATCTCCTGCATACGAGCGGCAGCACGGCCAGAGAGTGCAGTCTGTGCAAAAGACTTACCACGAAGAACTTTTAAGACACCAGCGACAACGGTACTTTTGCCAGTTCCGCCGTAGCCTGTTAAGATACAGACGTTGCTAGAGCATACTTTTTTAATGGCATCTCTCTGCTCTTCGGTATACTCGATGCCAAGCGCATTTTCGGCCTCATTGATTGCTGCATCCATATTTCGACCAATCGGCTCAACAGGAGCATCCGCCAGACGCTTGATTTCCTTCGCAATACTATCTTCCAGATTCCACACTCTAGTTAAAGCAAATTCCTGACGGTCATCACTCCACCAAAGTGTTTCACGGACATCGTGCAGATGGAAAAGTGCCCTCTTGATTACTTCTTGGTCCCCCTCATTCAAATCAAGTTCCTTGATGCAGCTATTGATTGTCTGGTTTGCCGGGATGATAGAATTGCCTTCCTCTGCGCGGGCGGCGAGAAAGTGCATGACGTAAGCTTCGATTCTAAATTGCGAATTATGCTTCAAGCCCATATTCAAAGCAAGAGCGTCAGCTTTTTTCCAGCCGATGCCATACGCATCATCGATTAGGACGTAAGGATTCTCCTCAATCTTTCTTACCAGAGTGTCTGCACCGTGATACTGACGAACAAGCTTTTCAATAGCACTGGGAGTCAAACCGTACTCAATCAGCTTCGTGTATGCTTCACTGTTATCAATGTTGTTTTCAAAAGAGTCAATGATCTTTTGTGCTCGACCTTCCGTAATGCCGCTAACAGTACAAAGAGACTTGATGTCACCATTTTTGATAATTTCATACGGATTGTTGAATGCTTCGTAAAGCATCTCAAACTGATGGTCGGTCAAGATAAAACGGAGAAAGCTTTTTTGTTCTTCCGGGTCAGTAATCTCTTGAAACTCATTCATGTAAATGATTTTATACTGGTCGCCAAACTTTTCATGATGAACATATTCACCACAGAACGAATAAGTCTTATTCATATCGAGGCTAGGAACGTTGCCTTTTAGCCGGAGGTCACTGTATCGACTCATAACAGGATTTCCCTGCTTGACTTTTACCACCTCGGCAGAGAAAGTGGCGAAGCCGCCGGGCTCCACCTCCCTCCCATCTTTCGGATAAAAGACTCGTTTTATCCTGATGTAGCAACGGATCATATTTTCATTAAATTTCTTATCTGCCACTTTATAACCCTCTTACGCTATCTCTCTATCTTGCAGCCACTGCTTGTATGGCTTCATCTTCTCAACAATGTACGAATTTTCTTTTCTCTTGCAAAGGATTGCAAGATCGCTACCCTTTGAAATCAGACTTGAATATCGTGCATACTGAGATGCCCAACAAATCATTTCAACAATACCACCTGTCGTGTAAACATGTAAGTATGCAAACTGGTTACCACGTTTATCCTTCTTTTTTTGGATGTCTACGATGACACAAATAGCAGTTGCCTTACCGCCATCCTCTACAGTATCAAGACTGGAATCAATATATGTACAAGCTTCCTTAATAGGATTGCTAGTCAAGAACATTGAAAGGGTTTCAAATTCCCACATGTGCTCGTCTTGCATATACTTCTCGGCAAACGCTTGCATGAAAGATTTTCGCTTCTTGTCTTTTTCCTTCTTTCGGTTCTCTGCATCTGCCTCCCAGCGCACCCTTCTTGCCTTATTATATAAAGCAAGTCTAGTAGACTTATCTTTAATATAATTTGTGTCAATGCCATATTCGTCTTTAAGAACAGAGATTTTGGGAAGGGATGCCATCTCATGGAATCCTTTCTCTTTATACTCATTCTCAAAAACCATATTTGCAAAAGTGATTAAGATTTTTTTCTTATCCTTTGTCGGGATAGCGCCAGCCTTAATCAACTTGACAACATTTGAGGTTCCAATCTTACCACCGTTTGCTCTCTGAACAAAGTCTGCCAGTCCAGAATATGGACGGTCTGCAATCACTCCTGAAGCGACACTCTCACCCATTCCCTTAATGGCTTTCAAACCAAACAGGATTGTGTGCTTTTCCGCATCAGCCTTAAATTCCATATCAGACTTGTTGACACTTGGAGGAAGGACACGAATATGTAGACGGTCACATTCATTGATAAACACGCCCATTTTGCCAGAATCATCTTCTTTAGTAATCATACACGCAGCCATGAAATACTCAGTATAATGAGTCTTCAGGTATGCTGTCAGGTAAGAAAGAAGCCCATAAGCAACTGCGTGGCCCCGGTTGAAGGAATAAGAAGCCTGTTTCAAGATCAATGCCCACATCTCAGAAATCTGGTAATCATTCCATCCTTTCTTGTGAAGACCATCTCGGAACTGAACTTCCAAGGATGCCATAACATCTTTCTTTTTCTTGCCGATAGCACGACGAGCATTGTCAACCTCAGTTTCAGGGAATCCTGCATAGCGAAATACCGCTAGTGCCTGTTCCTGATAAAGAAGAATGTATTGCGTCTTAGCAAAAAGCTGTTTGATGTCAGGATGGAGTAGTTTGATAGTCTCTGGATGAAGTTTATTGGAGCAATACGTCGGGAAGCTGTCCTTAGTACCAGGACGATTTGCTGCGTTCACAACAATGATATCCTCAGCATTATCGCACTTTGCTTCAACACACATCTTTCGTGCTTCTGCAGATTCCATCTGGAAAATGCCAATTGTGTTGCCCGACTTGTAGACGGTATCATAGACAGCCTTATCACTTAGATCAAGATGGTTGATATCGACATCTTCCCATGTTAATCCAGCCATCTTTAACGTATCGTCAATAATGTCCAAATTCTCAAGACCAAGGAAGTCCATCTTGACCAGCGACAAATCGTCCATGGCATTGTGCATCTCAAGTTGGCACATCTGATTGCCTTCTCTGTCCATACAAAGAGGACAATATTCAATGACAGGCTTGGGCGTAATCAATGTACCGGCAGCATGGCGACCCATACTCTTAGGCAGACCCTCAAGACGCATAACGTATTTGAACCATAGAGGAAACTTGTCATATACATTAGAAAGCTGTTTACTCTTTCCGAGGATATCCTTTAGTAGAACTTCTTTTTCAACTTCTTCGCCAAGGTCATCTAGCGTTTTTACAGTCGGAATTAACTTGGCGACCTCATTACGTAATTCATACGGAATCTGCATATAATACGGGCTTTCTGGGTCTTCGTTCAGAACTTTGCCAATATCTTTGATGGCAACTTTTGTAGACAAAGAGTTAAACGTAGCGATAGGAGCAACATTTTCTTTGCCGAACAGTTCTTCTGCAATAGCAATAAGTTCCTTTCGACGACGTTTAGAGACATCGAAGTCGAAGTCGGCCAGGCTCTTTCTACCTTTGTTTGCAAAACGAGAGAAGTCAAGATCCCAACGAACAGAGTCAATCTGAGTAACATTCTCCATAAAAAGGCAAAGACAATTTGCGCCAGAACCACGAGAGTACCCACGAGGAATTTTGCGTTCATCAGCTTTTTGGCAAAGCATATACAGCATAATGAAATAGTCAATATAATCAACATACTTCAAAACATCCAGTTCCATCTCAATACGATTCCGCCGGGTTTGCTGTTCCACTTCACTCATCCACCCGAATTTTTTATTAAAAGTGGCATATACAAGGTGCCGAAGATAATCAAAATGAGAATCAAATTTTCCCTCAATTTTCACTTCTGGCATCTGGTTCGGCTGTCCAAGACCGATATCGATATCATCAATCATGTCTGCGATTTTCACAGACATTGAGCAGCCCTCTCGAATGAAATCTTCATCAAACTGGTTTGACAATGTTTTCAAAACATCGTTTTCAGTTTGAAGATAGCAGTCAACATAACTTTCTCCAACTTCTCGTCCTTCTCCAATTTCTACAAAAACTGAATGTGCATCAACATCTTCCTTGGAAAGCATATGAGCATCGGTTGTAATGGTATACGGAAGATTGTACTTTTTGATAAAAGCTGCAATTTTTGCATTAGCTTCAGCCTGATCTGGCGTATCATGAGACTGAACTTCCATAAACACGTCATCAAAGATCCATTTCAGTTTGTTCCATAACTGCCATGCTTCAGTCTCGTTGCCATCAACAAGTAATCTACTCATTCGACCAACTTGACAGGCTGTAAGACAGATGATACCTTTACCCCACTCATTCTGTTCAATGATATTCAAAGAAGTTCGAGGCTTTTTATACATACCATCAACGCAAGCATTTGAAACAATCTTAAATAGATTTTTTAAACCGGTCTCGTTCTTTGCTAGTAAAACAAGATGATAACGAGGTTGTTTATAGTCTTTTGTATCGGCTTTCTCTGCCTGATTATCTACTTCATAGACTTCACAGCCGATGATAGGCTTAATACCTTCTGCTTTACAAGCCTTAACTTGGTCAACAAAAGAATGCATCTTGCCATGGTCTGTAACAGCAATAGCCTTCTGACCATTCTCTTTGGCAAAGTCTACAAGTTCCTTGACGGTAAGAATAGAGTCAAGTAACGAACCCTGCGCTGTATGTACATGAAGATTTACAAAATTATCTGACATCTATTCTCCTTCCACCATTAAAACTGATTACGTTCCTTTAGACGCTTAATCCAGCGCTTGCGCTTCTCGTTAGCAATCTCATTCGCTTTTGATGTAAACGCCAAAATGCAATCCTCGTCATCATCATAGTATGCGTAGATACAGTTCAGCACATCCCCGAATTCTTCTACGAGGTTTTCATAAGCCTCGTTAATGCTTACAGGCGTTGGGTTCTTCATGTCGATTGCACGATAAAACTTTATCGCAGCTTTCGACAGTTCCGAACCTTCCTCTCCCATCTGAATAAGTATTTCCTTGCCATCAATATAATCAAGCACTCGTAAATTTTTATCTTTAATCATCTGTCTGCTCCTTATCTTCGATAGACACTCTCAAAGTTACAGTCTTACCGTCCTTTGTTGTCCATGTGTATCCACCAAAAGTTCTATTGTTCGACTGAGCTTCAGAAAGAAGCCAATCACGAACTGCCTCGATAGCTTCATCTGTGACACGAGTTTTATCCTTCCATTCGGTTCCATTCTTTTTAACAGTTCCTGCGTAAATACCAAACATACCACAACTCACATGATATTCACTCATCACTCTTCACCTTATCTCCAAATTTAATAATGTCATCAAAAAGCATCACATAATCGTCAGTGTATTTATTTCCATGAAAGTGACCAAAATACCAGAACGGCTTACCAATATGAGTCTCTTCCAGAATATCAAGAATATCATCAAGAAACTCTTCCGTAGAACTATCAACAGTACTTTGATCAACACAACTAAGAAACAACTCTGTAGGAACGTAGCGTGTCGGACAAGTGTGACTTAACACAACATCGATATTACTATCGTTAACCTGCTGCGCAACTTTCTTTTTTATTTTTTCATTCGGCTGTTCATCGGGAAACCAATTATATCCCCACTCCAACCGATAATACTTATCCACAGAATAAGCTCCACCACAAACAAGACAATTCAACATCTCTATGCCAGAAAGAATCTGGTAAACCTCACCATCAATAGCAAAATACTGGTTTGGATACTGCGGGTCATACCACGCTCTTCCGCAAATATCACCACAAATCTTCCTTAGTTTGTAACCATCCTTACGAGACGGGCGGCGCTCGTGGTTGCCATGAATACAAAATAGATTTGCAGGAATATCTGCGGCGATAGTCTTGATACTCCATTCACGAGGGTCATCCTTGCCGTAGTAGTTCAAACCGACATCGCCAAGGCAGACAATCCAGTCATTCATTCCAAGATTGTGTTTATGGCAAAACTTTTCCAATTCTAAAAACCGATTGTAATCACCATGAATATCGCCTGTAATGTAAACCATTCATTCACCCCTCTCATAAACTCGCCAATGCCATGTGCTACCATCGCCCGGATAAAACCTATCGCAAAAGTCCTCAAAGCGACATCCTTCACATGGATCATCTTTTGACAAATCTATCACTGGATGGCTTTTGCATTCTGCGATAAATTCTTTAACGTCTGCTTCAAACTGTTCAGGCATCAGCATTGTCAATTAACTCTCCATTTTTTACAACCTTAGCCTTATCATCCCAATATTCATCAGCTCCAACCTTTCTAGGAGCGGTGCCAAAATGCTCTTTCCATTCAGGAAGGCTCTCGTTGATTGCATCAAACTGAATACCCCAGTCAAAGCAAGCCTCCATTGCATCATACAAAAGCTTTCCTTCCCGGCAAGTCCAGAGAATCAGACCAGCACCGTGTTTTTGTTCTTGAATTGCTTGATAAATGACATTCCAATTTGGCTCACCGATATCAGGGTAATTATTCTCACAGAGAGTGCCATCAAAGTCGATGGCGATAGCACGTTTCCAATTTCCCATATCAAATCACCTCAAAATCAACAATCTGCGCCTGCGGAGTTACTTTGTTTCCGTACTGATTTAAAGATAACCGGCATACAGCATTGATGTATTTTTCTTCCTGGCCCCCATAAAAGTCATTGTTGATCCAGTCAATCATCCGGCCATTATCAGCAAAGCACACAAAATCAATGCCTTTTTCTTCATCAGAACACTTCCACATATTGCCGTTCTTTCCCATCGGAGCACATCCACTATGAATCAGCGGAATGTTTTTAATGTAGAAGTACGGCTCGGAGATTCCCTGTGCCCAGATTTTATGCATTTCGTACATTGTCTTCGGCAATGCAACGGTCAGCTTACTATAGTCAAAATCAAAATCAACTACGATTGCCTTACTCATTGTGACATCTTTAAGCAGCTCATTGCAATCCGCAATCGCCTTTGACACATTTTCTTTCTTGATTTTCACACCAGCAGCATTATCATGGCCAAGAACTGACTCAAAATCTCCGGTGCTCATCAAGAACTCCTTTAAACTTTCAATCGGAGATCCGTCAGGATTTCTCATTGAGCCGCCGTAATAATCCGGTTCATCAGCGAATGTACGAAGCAATACGCACGGTTTTGCATACATTTCAGCCAGCTTGATTGCCACAACGCCAGTCAGATTGTTATCAAGAATGCCAGTGGAGTTACAGAAGAGAATCTTATTCTGGTCTGCACCATGCTTTTCAATCAGTTCCTGAAGCTCTGCGACAGCCTTGTCTTTGGCCTTGTTTTGCTGATACTTACAAGAGGAGCACTCGCGAGCCACATGCTGCGCCAGAGTCTCATCAATCGTAACACCAGCATTCTTGCCACGAGTCGGAGTGTACTGGAAGGTCTGTTCCTCTCCGACCATCGCACGGAACATCCGCTTCTTTTGCTCGGATGAGCCAACACGAATCAGTGCGTTCATCATCGGAACGATGTAGAACTGAACATCATTGATAGTCGGATCACCCTTGATATTGAAACTATTCGCCTCAACCAAAGCACAAATCATCGGATTCACAATTCGTGCCAGACCTTTCGTGCAAAGGCGCTTTGTCTCATGCGAGTGCATATCCATAACGTCACCGATGTTTCCGACTGCCACCAGATCAAGATGCCGGTCTGCAACATCAGTCCAATTATATTCATCAACAGCCTGAAGAAACTTATACACCACGCCAGCGCCAGACAATTCCTTATTAGGATATGTACCGTTCTGGTTGTTGACGATTACTGCGTAAGGATTCTTTCTGTCGCAGATGTGATGGTCAAGAATCAGAATATCGATGCCCTTTTCGCGGAGTTCCTTACACTGCTCAACATCGTTACTACCAGCGTCAGGAATAATCAGCAAGGTAGTTTCAGGGGGAACCTCAATTTCTTTAGAGAGTCCATGCTCCTTGCCACTATGATGCAGAACATTGATTTTTCCAAAATAACCAATCGTCTTCAAATACTGAAACATCATTGAAGCACTTGTGAATCCATCCACATCACAGTCTACAAGGATAGAGATAATAGACTTATTCCAGATATGTTTGTTCAACAGCCGGACAGCATCTTCCATGTTGTCCAGTTCCCACGGAGAATTCAGACAAGAATCATCTAGGTTCATGTAGGTCTTATAATCCTCAACCCCTCTGTTCTCCATAATCGTTCCAATCGGGTCTGATAGGTCGTTCCTACTCCCCTTCCAGAGTTTTACATTCATTTAATTCTCCTAACACAGTTCTCAATCAATGCCTTAAATTTTTCAGGATTATCAGTCGGGGCTTCCTTTTCATCCAGAATCCCTTTATCATCTACTACAGCATACACACTTACGCCATCAACAAATCGATTGGCGAGAACCATAAGCTCACTAAGCTGAACGTCTTTATCAAAAACAAAACAAATATTAACGCAAAGACGTGTCAAAATTTCAATTTGATTCTGTGAAACCTTCTTGCCGCCAGTCGCCACACAGTTGCAGACATCCATATTCCACATCTGCATGACAGACTTTTCAGCTTCACCAACATATACCAGACCTTCATTCTTGATATACGGCTCTGTCTTATACAGGCCATACAGAATACGGTTTCTGGCACACGGCTCAAGATACAAATACTTCAATTCACCTTCAGGCGGCTTGCCGAAGTATCTTCCCTTTACACCAACCAGAGTACCAATTTCATCTCTGATTGGAATCGTGATTCTATTTGTCAGTTCATCAAAGCCAATTTCAAACTCCTGCTGCGTCTCATAAGATATCCCATCGTCAGCAAAAATTTGGTTCACATAAGGTTTGTAATAACCGAGGATGGCTTCGGAGATGGGGACTATCGGACGGTCATCCTCGTGTTCTTCACCTTCATTTTGCATGGCAATGAGCTCTTTTAGAATCAACATACTTTTAGGAAGATCTTCCTCGAAGTTGTGATAGTAATCAAGTCCAACCCATTCGCAGATTTGCTTAATAGCTTTTGGGAAAGACAGTTCCAGAAAGAACTGGACGACAGAAATCAAATCATAACTGGTCTTTCCATTGGCAATATCTCGTGTGTAATCTACCGCAGTAAGATTTTCATTCTCGTAAATACAGAGTGCCGTTCTATTGTCACCATCTGGATTTGCACACTGGTAATAACCAGTCTTGTGACTGATATGATGACAACCAAGTTCCTCCAGAATCGGCTCAATCTGCTGTTCTTCAAGAATGTAATTTTTCAGATCTGCGATATTTACCATTGTAGTTCCTTACTTTCTGGTGCAGACACCGACCTCTTTCCAGACATTCTGGTTCAAATTCACTTCAAACATGATTTTCTTTTTCTCACCAAAGCGGTTCTTGTCGATGTTTCCAACGTAATACCGCCTATCTGGATTCAGCCGATGGGCACAGTCACCGCCCCACTCAGGGTCATGAGAAATGTATTGATACTTCGCGAACTTATCTTTTGGAATCTCCTTGAACAGAACCATCGTCCAAGCAACATGCTTAATCATTTTTGACTCAGCAATGTTGTTTGAATTCAGCTCATCAGGAAGATACTCATGAGCGTTTTCGGCCAACTGGATACTGCCATAGATAAAGATCTTCAGGTTTTTCGCAATCTCTTCAAGCTCTGTGGCCGTGACTTTAAACGCTGCCCATTCACCAATAGATGCGATGTCGTTCTTTAGAGTATCGTAGAACACATACTTAACTCCCTGAGTGAGAGCTGCCTTCTGGATTTCAAATCGTAGGGACTTGTCACTATAATCAGCAGAAACATCTTTTGCGATAATCAAGCCTTGTGATTCGCTCTCAATCCACTGGCAAACATCAAGCACATTGCGATACTCTTCGCTTTCCTCATAGACGCGAGCTGTGAACTCATCAATGCTTTCTATGTATTCCCCGTCTTCGTTTTGCTTTCGGAAGATGAAGTTTCCATTTGCATCCCGGTACATTCCAAGGGTGATTTCTCGTTCATCCTTGTGAAAGCGATGACCATGCAACTCTTGAAACTCAGGATTATTGATAGCAGTGACCAGCAAGCAATACCGGACGGATTCAAGATCCATCTCATTCAGCAGCAGAAGAGCTTTCTGCTTTTGAACCAATGTGACGTAGGCAACAATCGCCATCATGTATCTAGTCTTACCAGCGTTAGATGGCATACCATTGAACATCACAGTGCCCAATTTCAATCCTCGGAACAAATCATTCATGATGGGATACTGGAACGGCAAGCCCATATCAGGAACGCTCAGACGTTCATTAACCATTGGCAGCAGACCATTATTCAAAATCTCAGCATCATCGTTTGTGATGATGACCGTATTGATCTTGTCGGCCTTGCCACGAATCAATTTGTAAATGTCCTGAGCACCAAACATTTCAAACTGTCGATGCTTCAAGATTCCTTCAATGTTAAATCCATTTCTCTGGTACTCACGAAGTAACGAATATTTTTTCAGGATATTGAAGTATCCCTTGATATCATCGTCATTCGCAAGGCTCATGTAGTATTCAATGGTTGACCAGCCCTTCAGCCGCTTATATTGGGACAATCTGGACTCGTCTTCAGCCATAAACGTTAAAACAGACGTTTTATTAAATTCTTGAGTCCGAGTTTCGTAAATAATCAACGCTGCATCGTAGAAAAATTTTGTTGCTTCATCGGCAAAATCGTACTTGCTCTTGACATAATGCCCATACTCGACCAAATAGTCAGGATGCTTGTAAATTGCGCCAACAAATAGAATTTCGTTCGGGATATTTGAAATGAGTTCCACTCATCCACCTCCCTCTTTTATATCTCATCGAGAATTGCACTTATATCAATTTCATTCTCGTTTTTACTCTGTTTCGGTGCTGTTTTCATCCGTTTCAGTACCGTTTCAGTCAGATTTTCCTTCGTTTTGCATTCGCTTTCACTGCGAATCGAAGCTAGTCTTTCTTTTCGTTCGAGATAACTAGGATATTGAGCCAATAAAACAGCCAAGTCGTAATTCCATCGCTGGCTCATATCGCAACCCTTTGCTTCTTTCTCGGCAATTATCTTATCTAGTCGGGGTTTCGCTAGAACCCACATATCGTAAAGTTCTAGCGGAGGAATCGAACCTCTATATTTGTAATAATTACCGGAAATCAGTTGCGTAAGTTTCGAGTAGAAGCTACCAGGAACAACCGCCGGGGCGTATGTATCTCGAATATGGTCGAAAAGAATCTTTTTCTCTTCCTGTTTGATATGAGCAAGCTCACGATTTTTGTCCTGCTCTCTCTTTTTGGAAAGAAGATCATCGACCTTTTTGTCCGTAGTGTCACTTACTTTGTCAAAAAATGCCCTTAGCAGGTCATCTGTCCAAGGGCGTTTTTGATTTTTCTTTTTCTCTACAAAACAGCCCTTATGGTAAAAACCAGTCTTGTCGTAGAAAAAAGTGCTACGGTCTCGCTCGATGAAAATGTTCTTCCCGCAAATTTTGCATTTACGGGTAAGTTCCATTAAGCCAGTTCCTTCTCCATAATTGCGGCAACCTTCTTCAGTTCCTCGATGTCGGTCATGGAACGGAATGCGGTAGACAGGCCAGCCGCCTTAACTGCCTTCTGTGCTGCACTCTTCTTCACAGGAGAAGCGGAAGCAATCAGATCGTTCAGCTTTGCCTTAATGTCATCCAGAGAAGGCTCCTTGGATTCGGAGGTGTTCTCTGCAGGAGCATCATCACTGATATCATTGTCATCAAGACCAAGTTCACGAGCACGCAGCTTCATTTCCGTCTTGACTGCATCGTTCAGACCATTCTTGATAATGACCTCACGATTCTTTGCGGAACGGTCGAGATATTCCTGATACTCAAGCAGAGTCAGGTCTTCTACAACCTCACCGCCATTATGAACACCGGTACGATCCTTATCAAAATAAGCAAAATTGATAGACTTATCATCGCCGGGATGGTACATACGGAACTCGGTGCCGACATTGTACTCCTGACCCTTGAAGCCATCAGGAATCTTGCGGCCAGTAGAAACGCTCACAGAAGAACCATTCACCAGCTTGGTTTCAGTCTCATCCTTCTCACGGCAAATGACGATGTAACTCACACCAGTTGCATTCAGATCCAGAATCAGGGACTGACCCTTAAAGTTCAGTTGCTGATAATCCTTCAACTCCATACCAGCACCCTCGATCTTCACAGACTTCTCGTCGCCGGTCAAACCCTGTGCTGCAGCCTTAACTTTTGCACGTTTCTGCGAGAAATTAGTCAAGCCCTGTTTCGTAGTCAGATTAAGAATAGTTGCGGAGTCAACAACGATAGCATCGGCACGGAAAGGCTTATCGTCAGCGTCAAGCCAAACATTACCATCCTCATCTTCGAAGTCCTCGTTGTCAGCAACGGTATGAATGAAATCCTGTACCTCTGCAAGAGACTGAGTGTAAACGATACGAAGGTTCATCGGATCGAGACCATTATCCATCAGCTCCTCACGATAATCATCGATAGAACCAGACTCAGTATCCAGATACAGAACACGGAACGGACGACCTTCCGGAGTCTTCATGTAGCAGAACTGCATAGCAAATCGAGACTTACCAGTTCCCTGCTCGCCATACACAAGCATACGAAGCTTCTTACGAATAGCAGATGCATCACAAACAATAGCCATATATGTAAATTCCTCTCTAAATCTTTTCTTTTATTAAACTTTTAAACACTCATACCATGGGTCACCCGTCTCAACTGCATGGGTAATATAATCCAACTGACGAGTAATGCTATCCACGCTATCAACCAGAAGGTCTTTACACCCTACTGGCACGGCATCGTCATTACATTCCGCATAAGCTTTGGCTTCTGCAACAATCTCAGGATGCGTAGTAAACACAATAGACATCATGGGAGAATCTTCTTCTGGCTCTTTTTCAAGTGCCTTAATATAAACAATGTAGAATTTCATGCCATTATAGGCGGTATATTCAAGAGTGTTTTGCATAACAAAGCTCCTTATGTATCCTGTATTACTTAGCTAAGACTAAAAATTACACTCCCCAGTCATCCTCTTCCTCGTTTACAGAAGTTGCAGTAGACTTGTTAGAACCACCCCACCAAGAAGTGTCGTTCTCAGCAGCCTTGCCGTCGAAGTCTTTCTTTGCCTGAGCGTTGGCAGCAATTTTTGCATTAGCTTCAGAGATATTATCCTCAGTGTAAGTGGGCTCCGCATCCTTATCACCAGGATTCGGATCAAAGGAATCAGGATTAACACCCTCGATATACAGCTTGCGAACTGCCGGAGTGCCCTGACGCTTCATCTTGTTAGGACCACCCCAGATATTCTCAGTCTCAACTTCCTCAACCTTCTGCTGATTAACGATGGGACCAAAACACTCGAAGCTAGTATAAGGCTTCAGACGCTTACGAATAGAATCAGCCAGGACCTTATTCTGAGTGTTTGCCTTATAATCAATGAAGAACTCTGCATCCTCGATGGTGTTATAGTTCACGATCTTTGCATCGACAACTACCTCATCGCACTCATCGCTCTTGCGGCAACCAGTGTAAACAATGGTCTGAGTAAACAGAGCCAGCTCCTCGAAACCCTCTGCATCGAAGTCGATTTCCTTAGAACTCAGAGAAACCTGAGTAGGAACAAAGCGAATCTGATGCTTGCCATTATAAGTGCTGTACTCGATGTTACCACGGACATACACGTTATCACCGTCATGCAGGTTCTCAGAGATCTCCTTGGCTGCATCGAAATCGGTCAGAGTCTTGTTATCATTGATAACCTTACCAGACTCATTCGTCTTCTTGGTAACACCGACCTTAACGCCAATCATATCATAGCCTTCCGGTGCAACATAAGTCAGACGATCCTTCCAAGCGACTTCCTTCTTATCCTTCTCGATGCCCTTGTCCTTATCGGCACGGCGGAAAAAGTAAACCTTATCACGAGGCATACCAGCCAGATCAACATAGAAAGTGTTTTCATTGGAAGTCTGAATGCCAAAGCTCAGGACACGGCGCATAACACCACTCTTAGTCTCCTTCTCGTTATAGAAGTTGCTACGCTGAGTGCCGGTGACCTTACCAGCCATCTCAAAAGAACCACGGGTCTGAGGAAGATTAAAAATTCTATCTGCCATATCAAGTCTCCTTTATGTAATTTTGTTTCATTGATAATCACTTATGTTTCTTTTTTTTGCTGCCTCAAATCAATTCATGCACTATTCATTCTATATGTTATCCTCCGTCTGGTTTATTGATGGCTTATACTTAACAACCCGCCGGGTCGTTAATACTGAGGATCTTCAATAGGGTCGTATGTAAACATCGCTCGGAGCACTCCGGCAAACTTATCGGAGCACTCCTGGCATAAAGAGAATTGTAGCTTTGCACCATCCCATGTCGGGCTTTCGTAACCAAATTCGTGATACATAGAGATTGTATCCCCACAAGGATTTTTGGAATATTCCTTGCCACACCAGTTGCAAACATGTTTACTTATCACCATAATGGCATCACCCCATTTTTAATATTCTCTATCACGGAACATCTTAGATTGAGTACGAGTCAACCTGTTGTTCCGGCCATACTTAGGTCTGAATGCGGACTGCAGCTTGTTGTTTGCGTATTCGAGGTCACTCTCCAGAATCTTCGCAGCTTCTTCAATGTAATCTCGAATGACACAATACTGGTCGTTGTTGATGCAATGCGTTTTTAGATAATCAAGCATATCGACTGCCTGATTTTTCAAAAGAAGAGTATCTTCAAGCTGGGTTTTACGTCGTTGGAAGAAATCTATATTCAACTGAACATCTCCTCCTTCTTTTCAGTAAACCTGCTCCAATTTATCTTGCGATGACAATCAGAACACTCGTATTCGAACTTTTCCAGCTTCGTCACACAAAACGGACAAAGATATGTGTTCTTTTTCTTTTGGAAAATAGGACTTGCTGGAATGCTCAAAGAACCGGAATCAATGATTACATTGATAGGAATTTTACTATTCATCGTGCCACCTCTTACAAAAATTAGCCTTTTATGAGATTTAGTCTTCTGGGAAATGCTTCTTCGTTACTGCAACGCAGAACGGTTCAATCTCTGATCCCCAGATAGCAGTACCATCACCATACGTACTTTCAAAGACAAGCGGAAAGCCACCGATTCCATCGAAAAGACTGCCAAGCGTAGGATTTTCACCAATATACGGTTTCATCTTCTGGCAAATCCAATACCACTGAGGCAAAGCAATCGAGTTTCCAAGTGCTTTGTAACGAGGAGAATCGGCTGACTTGTGCTTCTTACCATTTTCATCAACCCACTCGCCAATATCAGTCCATCCATCGGGAAAGCCCTGTAACCGTTCACACTCAACAGGAGTTAGGCGGCGAACAATCCAATTAAGAACACATCCAGTAGTAAATCCAGGCCGCGTACCATTGCAAAGTGTAGTAGCCACTTCATCGTAGCATTTCGTATTTTCTGCTCTAAATCCAAGTGGAAATCCAGCACAATTCACTTCATTCTTCTCAACTACAAGATCAGTTGCATCCTTGTAGTCACGAGATTTCATCGTACTAGCTTGTTCACTTTCCTTGTATTCACCAATGCGTTGCATTGCAAAGGCTTTCTTTTCGGCAACAAGCGGCATATTATTGCCACCAGTTCCCCATTGAGCCGTACAAGCCGGACTTGTATTACCTTGCTGGGTGTATCGAGCATCTTGACTATGGCTCTCAAATACAATTGGTTGATGACCATGCTCTTGTGCTCTTATTGTTCCTACAATATCGTAAGAAACATTCATTACACTACCGCCCTGATCATTCAAGACACAAATCTTTTATTTTAAATTATGTAAAGAGGTGTTGTCTGCCAAGCAGATTAGCGTTTGATCTTGCAATGTAGAAAGCGTTGCACTCTTCTCGGTCTGTACCAGTGCGCCTTTGCCACCACCTTCGCATCCTGAACGAATCTTTAAAGTGTAGGCAACAGCATTACGGTCAATAGTGTTTATAGTGAAAGCAGCATCTTCTTTTACACCAGTCCCATTCATGTTGGTTTCTCTGTCAATCATGTTTCCGACGATACAAAAGCTTTTTTCTCCCACCACTCGATCATTTCCAACAATGCATTTTTCAGCAATTCTGGCAAAGCTTTGCCACGTCGGGATGCTCTCGTCAGAATTCCCTGGCACGCCCGTGCGCTCAAATAGTATTTCTGCGGCACGTTGTCCTCCAAAATCCATGACAAGCGCGATTCTTTGACGACGTTGGGGCACTCCCCAATATTGAGCATCGAAGAGTCTCCATGCCAAAGACCATCCATTACCGGAAATTGCGCCTGATTTAGACCATTTTCCGCCTTTTCCCGAAGGTTTAGGAATTGTAGCGTCTGCTTCGACGATGTGTGCAAATTCTTCCAAGACACATCGGAAGTCTTCTCCGTTGTTTGAGGAGAGTGCTCCTCTAACATTTTCCCAGATCGCAAATTTTGGACATTCTCCATTGGTGGCACCCCTCATTTCCTTTATCACACGAATCATTTCCATAAATAGACCAGACCGTTCTCCAGCCAAACCTGCCCGCTTACCGGCAATAGAAAGGTCTTGGCTAACAAGGTGAACCACCAGTGATACACGAGACAGGCTCAATCTTAGAACCATTAATCTCGCAAATATTTCCATAATGTTTCACTAAACCACCTCCTTTTGCATCCTGTGTTATATAGCTAAAACTCCAAAAATTAGCGAAAAATAATAGACGCATTAACGTCATATTATTCATTCGCTTATAAAACAAAAATTCTAGCAGATTTTATGTATACCCTATTGGGCTGGTGGGACAGGCAAGATTTGAACTCGCGACCAAGCGGTTATGAGCCGCCAGCTCTGACCAACTGAGCTACTATCCCATATTACCAGTCAAACAGCTGCAACTATTCAACTGGGAACCTTCCTTATAAACACTATTGCATCTATATCATATAGACGAGGAAGGAATAACAGTGATGCACATTTCCTATATCTCGCCCCTTTCGGGGTGGTATCTCGCACAGGCGCAGCCGGATTTGACCGCTAAAAATCCTACCCATACGAGATTGGAGCAGCGAAAGGTAGTCGAAACCTCATCCTCAGCTTGGAAGACTGATATACTAACCATTGTACGACCGCTGCATAATCACCCAGCTTACAAAGCACTACTGCGCCGTCACTGGCGAGCTGGGAATAATAGTGGCAGTCAAAGGAGATCAACAAAACGGTACGCAACCATTCTATGATCGTGGTGCGGATAGTGGGCATCGAACCCACACGCCGAAGCACCAGATCCTAAGTCTGGCGTGTCTGCCATTCCACCATATCCGCATAAATTGCGCCAACAGGGGTCGAACCTGTGATGGAGGAGTCAAAGTCCTCTGCCTTACCGCTTGGCGATGGCGCATCATATACCCAGCCTACTACGTCACACTGCTCCGTTTCCAGAGAGCTGGGAATAATGTGAATGAAAAATTCTACATGCCCTTTCGGGTTGGTCCGAGTGACAGGTCACGATCCTGCGGCCTCATGCTCCCAAAGCACGCGCTCTTCCAACTGAGCTACACCCGGATATCAATGCTACCGACCCGACTTGAACGGGCACGTCGTTTCCGACAGGAGATTTTAAGTCTCCGGTGTCTGCCATTCCACCACGGTAGCTTATATAGAAGATCAGAAACAGCCAACATTTGTTTTACATTCCGGTTTACTGGCTACCTGAAGGGTATTCGTCCGACAGCTACTCGGCTTGCACCTTATTCCCCTTCCTATTTGGCTCGGCATCCTTTACCGGTATGATACCTGTCGTTTGCCAATGAACGGCCAATCCCCGATCTAGCCAGAACAACTGATCTTCATGGTAGGGATAATCGGATTTGAACCGATACGTCTTTCGACACTTGAGTTTGAATCAAGCGTGGCTGCCAATTTCACCATATCCCCATATTGCCGGTCTTTCCCGGCTGTCAGCCCCGCGCAGAGCATTTTTGGAGGAAGAAGTATCACGATACTTCGTTAATTATTTTAACAGAAATCACGATAAAATGTCTATTTTAATTCAGCTCTTCTGCTGACTTGCGTAGAACTCATTCCGCAGCTGAATAATACCCTTTTTGCAGAAAGATTCCTGGTCTTTCTCTCTTTGTTCACGCATCCAACCATAGAACAGGTTATCCTCAGCAGTAAACAACTTTGCGGTATTTTCATAATAGCCACGTTTCTGAACGCTCTGCATAACACCACGCAAGAACTTCCAGTGCTTATAATAAGGAAGCTTCATCTTAAACATGAAATTGTTGCTATCTCGCAAAACAAAGCCTTCAACGTGTTCAAAACCATGATACAGATAATTCTCATTCATGACTTCTTCGTACCAAGGATAGAATTCACTCCAGCTCTCAAAAGTCTTGACCTTCTCTTTAATCTGTAAATGACACTTTTCAGCAACACGCTTCAGATCATCGTAATCCATCACACTGAAGTTCATATCATTCGCAACAATGTCCAGCAAAACAATGTGTGATTTCTTGTATTCGATGATATGAGCATCATTCACAGGATCAATCACCTCAAAAATGATGGAGCCATTCTCTTTTGCAACTTCCTTTAGATTCTTACGATCTTCATCAGAAGTCGTATCCATGAGAATCTTTCGGAACATATCTGCAAAAGGCCCTTCAGGAGTGGATTTACTTGTAATGAACAGACCATCCTGTTCTGCATCATACGAAATGATACCAAGAAATCCGTTCTCTTTTAGATATGCAGTCATCGGGAACTTCAAAGTGTTCTGTAGGTTTCCAATTCTCGTTTCATTCCGCTCATCAACCGCAAAGAACTTATCATAGCTTCGAGCTACAATCTTATTCGTCTTTGTGTTAATGAACAATCCCCTTGCTTTGGTAGAAACCTCATCCCAGTGCTTCTTATAAAATGCTTCACGAGAGAAGTTGAAAGAAGAAATATCTCCGAATCGCTTCTCAAACACATATTTGCTTTGACGCATCTTACTAACAAGTTCTGCGTTATCAAACTCAGTTTTCATTTCAACGGCAGTTTCAGTCTTTGGTTCCTCTTTTCGGAATACATCATTCTTGGTTTCTACACACTTGACGGGCTGACCGTGTTCAAGCTCAATGCAACGGAGATATCCACCAAACTCGATTTTTCCTTCGAGGTTGTAGCACCGATGCCCCATATCAATAGGAACATCCTGCACATTTCGATGACCGAAGATCTGAATGTAGCTATCCGGCATCGATTTTTCCCAAGACTCAGCCACGGTTAGCATATCAGGATAGCGACCTACACCTTTAATCATCTGATCAGCAGATACAAAAGGAAGAAAATAAGGCAGATAACTCAAACCACCGTGGCTCACGAAATACCGCTTTCCATCATATTCAAAGTAGGCACATTGACCAACTCTGGAATAGATCTTACGAGCAGTGTTCTTGTCAATACCGGCTTTAAAGAGCTGCGGACGAGTGTAGTTTGCAAACTCTTCACTCTGAACCGGTTCATCATGCCCCCACTTGTTTAGCCAACGCTCATGATTGCCCTCCAAAAGGATCACATTCTTGCGGTTGTTATTTACAACATCACACAAGAACTTGAATACCTCAACGTTTTCGATGCCACGATCGAGATAATCACCAACGAAGATATACAGTTCGTCGCCCTTCATCTCACCAAGGTATTCACTTAAACAAGTATAACAGCCATGAACATCACCGATGACATGGATCTTCTTCCACTGGTTGAAGTCATTCGGACAGTAGTTCAAATTGGACATCACATCCGTAGTAGAAGGAAGAACTGTCACGCCAGAAGGAACTTTTTGAGTAGCAAACCGAGCGTACATCTTATCAATGGCCGCTTCTGGAACTCGCTTCAGCCATTCTCTCTGAGCGTTTCTTCGTTTGCATTCCTCAATCGGAAGGTCAGTCATGTCAATAACATACATCCGATAACGATACTGTTTTGCAAGATTCTTATAACGATTCATTTCGACCGTCTTGGAATTCGTTGCATCAATCACGGTAAACTCGCCATGACTCATACGCACCTCAAGCAGTTTGAAAAGCATCTCCCATACAACATCATCATTCTGCGGAGAAATCTCCATCTGCCCGGCAGGTGTTTCCTGTGCGCTCTGGCACATAAAGCGAAGTGTATCAGCACTCAATACGTACTGCTCAAGATTATGCTCTTTAATATAGGTGGACTTCCCACAACCTGGTGCTCCACGGAACAACAAAAGCGTTCTCATCTACATTTCCCTTTCTAATAAGTATCCTGTGTTATATAGTTACAATGTTAAAATCAAGGGGCCGAAGCCCCCTGTTTTTAATTTTTGTGGAAGTATTCGATCCAGCCCTTGTATCCTTGCCGGAAACTAATGTAGGCAACCTTGCTGCACTTTCTTCCGATAATGTCCGCAAGAGGATCTTTACCATTTCCGAAACTAAGTTCTGCAAGATTAAATTCTGGATGAGTTTTACAGTAGTTATAAACCTTGACATACTCGCCGTTTCTAGTCAGATGTCTTCGGTCTAAAGCCTTTGAATGATATCTTCTTTCGAGAATATCATTCAAGCGCGTGAAATAACTATGAATCGTATTCGTAGACATTCTTGAATCACTGTCTGCACCAGTCCTATCCTCTGTTTTGCGAAGAATGTAATCACCATTTATGACATAAAACGTTCTGTATCCTCCCATATTTGGGGCATCATATTGTTTCATTTCATAACACTGCTTGATGATATTCATCAGTCTCGCGTCAACACTGGTCTTATTCAAAACAGTACATGATTCAAAGTCAACATCGTTAATCGTCAGATTAGAAACCTCTTCAGAAGTAAGTCCAATCCAGTACAGTGCAGCAATCACGTTCATACGAATCTGATATGACTCTTCGTACTTGTCCAAGAAATCAACAAACTCATCAACTGACGCAAAATACTTGTCCTCGTACATATTGTCTGAACTCACATCGCTCTCCGAGAATTCAGCTAAGTCATACATGCTCGCTCGATCCTCACTTTTGATGTATCCTGTAATTATCGACTTTACATTTCTGAACGACCGACTTGAGTTCACCCAATTGTATTTAGCAAACATCTTTACAAAATCATCTTTTGTGAAGTCAAACAACTCATACCCACGCTCGGCCTCGTAATCCATAACATGGTTAAGCGTCGATATAACAAACTCACCGCTTCTATCAGAATACTTTTCGGCAAAAGCTTTGATTTTTTCTTCAGTAAGCATAGTGGCACACTCCTTCTTATTATGTAGTGTACCATTAAACCTGAGAACAAATCAAGCAAATGCGGCAAAATTCTGAAAATCTATAGTATGTTGTACGCCACTCAGGAACGCTGCGAGCAAAAACGGTTCATCCTTGCATCTTGCCATAGCGATCATATTCATCTGACGCTCCGACAAGACACCAAGTTTCTTGATGAACTGTCCTTTGTTAAGTGTATCAGTCTCTTCGCAGAGAACGATACTATCAACCTCTAGGAACTCACAGTCTTCCTTTGAGAGTAGAATATGAACCGGAGAACGCTTATATATTCTTGAAGATAACGGATTCCCCTTGATTGTTGGGCTGAAGAGGTTACGCTTGTTGTTACTTGTCACAACGAACGGTCGAATGCCGCGCTGCTGATGACCTGTCGCATTGGATAGATCAACTAACCAAACCTCTCCGACCTTTGGGTCAATATTGTTATCCATAGTCATTCTCCTCTACAATGATGTAGCTCCGTTCCATAGCTACATTATACAGGATACAATCGCAGAAGTCAAGAGGTTTTTGAAAATATTTTTAGTGCCCGTACAACTCAGGATTCTCTGATACGAACACACTGGTATTATCGAAGATCATCTCATACGCTTTCTCTGCACAGCCAGACCTAAGTTCAATTCTCCTTACTTCATGGCATTTTTGTCGCAACTCGATGTGACTCTCATTTCCGAAGAACCCCACGCCATTAACAATCCCACCCGTCTCTACGCCAATGTCGTCAATCTTTTTGCAGATCATGTGAATATCCACACCATTACAAACAAAGCAGACCCACACTCGCTTTTTTCTTATGTACTTTAAAAAATCATCAACCCGTATAACTTTCAAAACCTTTCTATCGCTCATCAAGAATAACCGCCTTCCGCTCACACAAACAACTTTCAAGATATATTATACACAGCCTTTTGTTTTAGTCAATATAATACACATCTTTTTGTTGTATTATTTATCAAAATTTTAGATGACGCCATTCACTCAGCATCATCCACAACCAACTTCGAATCATAATAGAACCTATGTGCGCCAAATTGTCCAGCAAAGGTTGCTCCACGCTCGTGCCAACTGCCGGGAGCTGCAGTCGGGGTTACAAACCATTGGATAGGTTTGTCTGAAATTTTAGCACCATAGTCAAACACCATAGAGACAGCCAGCTCATTCTCTGCCGTAACCTTCCTATTATATAAGGAACTATAACCATACTTCTTAAAGACCTGCTGGATGGTTAGACCATCAAGTACAGCGGAATCATAAAGACATTGAGCAACGGCCATCTGGCCTTCCAAACTGTCAGCACCTGCTTCACAAGCAACAATCTGCTCTGCAAGAGCACGCTCATCATCAGTGAGTTCATGTTTACCCTGGCTAAAGTTCACCACCTTCGTTTCAACGATTTCCTTTACAAAAATTGTAGGTTCATCGTTCTCGTCTTCTTTTGTTGCCTGCGCAACATTGGAAACTGATTGATCATTATAATATGTATATGTTCCTTCAACTTCAGCATTCGGTAACGCTTTTATTACCAGATTCCCTGCCAGCAGGCACATTATACACACAATAGCAATATTTTGCTCACGATTTATTAACAACTTATTAGCGATAAATAAAACCTCCTCTCAGCTTTCAATCTCCCAATCGCCTGCATTAAACTCAGTTGATGGATATACACAATGATCCGACATGAAGCACATGATTTTCTGTCCCGTCCCATAAAAATCATAATCAATAACTTTCATTGTGTCTCCATCTTCGGCCACAATAGTCTGTCCAGCTTTTAAAATATCAAAAGTTTTCATAATATCACTCCTAAAATATTGGTTTTATCAAATCTTTAAAGACTCCTCATTTACGGTCATCACAAGCTCGTTGACCCGCTTCCAATCAACATTGTCAGACAGGCAAGTCTCGCTCTTGTCAACTGACAATCTGCTTTCATAGGCCGGAATCAGTTGCTGACGAATCTCTTTGTAATCATATTCACCGTTGCGAAGCTGCGTCAGGAAGTTATGATCGTTGTCTCGATAGGTTTTAATTTCACCTTTTTCCAAGATATCAAAGAGCATCAGGTATACACGAACTGCATTCATTACCGTCTTGTGCATTTTCTTTGAATTATGGTAGATTGGATCTTTGTCTAATGTATCAGACTTCTGAATCAGCTTGCCTGCAAAACCTCCAAACGAGTAAATCACACGCTTTGAAAGGAATAGGTTTTTGTTGTCCATAAGTAGCTGCGTCATTGGGTTATAGCTAATAACGAGTTCATCAGCATTCCCTAACTGCTCCAGCATATTAGGATTTCCACTACACATCAATTTCACGGCTTTGTTAAAACTATAAATCGTTGTATCTGTCTGAGTGTCCACATAATGTTCAAACTCACCAAGACCAAGAAGGTCTTCTCTTGAATTTAGTGCCACACCACGGATGTCAAGATCTGAACCCTCAACATTCGTTCCATAAGCATGACTACCACCAACCGTCACAAACATCATATGTTTTCCAAGATGTTCATTATCTCGGACGAAGTTATATTCTGGAAAGCACAATGCTCCAAGCAATTCATTTCTTGTCATAGAATCACCTATATTAAAACTTAGTTTTTATCCAATTCAGCAATTTCTATCAGGTATTCTAGCACCTGAACTGCGCCTTCTTTTCTATATGCCTCGCACTCGTCATGCGTTCTTTGTTTATTACACAAATCAAAAATACTCTTGACTTGTGTAATATCGATAACAGAAAATACAGGAGTCATATTTTCGATGGCTCCTTTACAATTTTTATAGGCATCGTTCCAACCCATCATATAATCATCTCTTGCATCAAAATCATCTGTGTACGGATAATCTTTTGCATCCGATTTAGTTGACATCACCTCTTCTATGATATCTAATTTTCTGACATAACAATCTTTCATCGCGAAATCCTCCTTAAAAACTCAGCTTTTATTAGAGAGTCATCATAACAAATTGCTTTGTTACATTATTGCGAGCAACAATAGAATTAGCATTTTCGTCAAACAAAACGCTCCACTCAGGATGTTGCCCAGAAATATATTTAACGGGATCATCGCAATATAAAAGACATTGCAACATACTTTTTAAATCTGTCGCATTATTAAATACTTTTGTTTCCATAGTTAGGCCTCCTAGATCTCAGTTTTTATCTGGGACACGCAGTTCTTTTGCCAGCTTATCCAGTTGCGCTGCGAGTTCCCATTCATTGACCGTAATTGGGAATCGTTCATTGCCAGCAGAAGCATTATCTTTCAAAAAGTTTGACACTGCAATCGCATAAGCGGAAAGCTCATATCTGTTCATATTCATTCCTCCTAAATCTTAACTTTTATCAACTCGTTTATTCCAAGCATTTACTGCATCCGAAAGTGTATTATTATCTGGCATTCCACAATTAACAAGATCATCATAATACGCTTTTGTTCTCAGTCCACAATAATCACATACGACTTGCGCTCTCGATTTAAAAAGCGTTGCTGGGCCACCGCAGCATGGGCATTGTTTTAAATTATTCATTTCGCCCACACTTTCCATGTCTCACTGCCCACTGCTCACTCTGATCATCTGCAATAGACGCCACTTTCAGTAGCCCCATTATAAAAATCCCAAAAGGAACAAGCAGTATAAAGTAAAATGCAATAAACGATATTATCATAATCCACATTATATTAACCTCACATGTCTTTTGATTTGACCGTTTGTATTGAGGTTGTCTCAAGCATACACCGCACAAAGATCAAATACAATACAATTATCAAAATTTCCAAAATTTTACTAATAATCCTACGTCATCAATAGTTATATCATCGGTCTACACATCATTTTGTTAAATATCCACAAGAACCTGGATTTTATCACTTTCCGTCCATTGCATCCTCAATCTTGCCATTGATGGAATCAATTTCTCGCATCAGCTTACAGCGATAATTCCCATCCTTATCAAGTTTGAAACACAAATCCTCATCACCACTCTTGTAACCCATGTAGCATCCAGAACAGCACAGGCTCGTCGCATCAAGCGCATCTTGGATAACTCGTGCTTCATTGAGAGTCAAATCAATCTTCATCTTGTTTCTCTCCAATCAAACTTCTGACCACAATCTCTGCAATAGTGATCATACCTACTTGTAATTACCGTATTGCATTTTGGACAACGAAAACTTCCACACTTTGGATCTACAACAACTATTTCACCCTCAATACGGCTGAAATAGTCATCAAGTACATCACTTAAAATCATTTTTCCACGCCAGCCGAGATCATTCTGTTGAATATTCTTCGTGAGAATTCGATATGCGCTAATGATTTCACGCTTTGTGTATTTCATGTTTTACTCCTCTACCATATCTTTATTTACAGTATTCCATATCTCAGTCGAAACACTTTCATTTTCATCAGACAGACGGTTAACCCAAGCATTCAGTACCTCTCTGTACACCGTCATATTCGGGCAGAAGTAGCTGTTTGTAAATACCGGCATATCATCATTACACAGAATTCTCATAACGGCAGCGCACACGGCTGCGGATCTTGATACGCCAGCACCACAATTCACACAGAACCAATCCGTCTTATCTTCTTCATGGTTATCGAGAACAAAATTCACAATATTCTTAGCTTGAATATCAGTGATACAGGTGCCTTCTAAATCAGTAGTGCAATCATCAAACTTCAGCGGTAGAAAAGTAATATTGCCCTCACACTTATGGAAATCAATATGATGGCCATTAGCTTCAGTGATCGAGATAAACCGAATCCGTTCAAAATGTGGCTGTCGGATAAAGTCTTCTGCGTCTTCTGCGCTCATCACCGAGAATTTCCATTTTCTTCGATACATAGTAATAATCATTTTGTTTTCCCTCCACAGAATTTAGGTTTTATTTGCAATTTTCTCTCGAATACCATTCATGTCAAGAATAGTCCTTGTGAACTTCGTATCGTTATATAACTGTGCCTTTACATCATCTCTCTTTACCTCAAGAAGACTCAGGATTTCCATTCCGCTAAAACCATCATTATTTGCATGACATCTAACACTTCCATCACTAAGTTCTGTCCAAACTACTTCATATTTCTTCATAAAAAATATCCTCCTTTTATTAAAACGCAAACGGATTACTATTCACTGCTATTATAAGTGCCACATTGAAAGCAAACATTGCAAATGCGGTCATTCTCTATCACCTCAATCTCTGAATTCAATATCTACGACAATGTTTTCTGGCTCCGTCATATACATTCGTGCCAGCCGTTCTACCATTAGCTCCCTATCTCCTAATTTGCTTTCTCGTAAAATATACGAAGCAACTCGCTTACCTCTGTATAAAAATACAGCCCAAGCACTTCTCCTTAACGGGTTTGAAACATAAATCATTCCATCGCTTCCTCCAGGCAAGTAGTTACATCATCAAAGTCAAAATCCAACGCACCAATCGCACCAATCATATCGTCAAGAGAATCCACGGCATCGGACAGGCTTGTGCAAGCACTATCTGCCTTATCGTACCGTTCACTTCCCTGCAGGTTTTCCGGCATATTGTCACGATACTCTTCTTCTTCCCACTGGATATCCTCAACATCGGATTTTACACTTTCGACCTCAGACATAAGTTCTTCCAGCTTCTTACGGATGGAACAAAAACGGTCGATGGTCTGCTTAATGTTTTTTCTACGAGTGTTATTCATTTTCAAATCTCCTCTCAATCCACGATGCCAAGCTTGCAAATGTTTTTCGAATCAGTGATATAGCCAAACGTCAATGTATTACGAAGATATCCTTTGTACTCAAATCCACGGTCACGAGCTGCCAGACGGCACACATCTCGAATCGCAGATTCTCTCGGCCAAGAGATACCAGCCAGCTGATACTTCCACTGAAGATCCCTCAGCTTCTGCCATTCAATCACAGGCTTTTTCTCATCCTCGAAACACAAGCCGTTCTGCACGGCATATTTCAGAGCATCGCACCGTCTACTCTCTTCTGATGTGCAAGTGCCCCATTCGTTTTCCAGACGGCGATACGCTCTATCAAACGGCGCTTGCTTTACCGCGTCAATACCAAACGCTGCGCCAAGCAGGCCCAAACCAAGTAAAAGTCCCATTTTAAACCTCCATTTACGCCGTTTCTAACTCTCTTTTTACCAATGGACGACGTTTTGTTGCATTTTTTAACCAATCGTTTTCGCTAGGAACTTGCCTATCCACTCTTGTATTACGGCCACTCCCTATCGGACAAACCCGGCGGTAATCATCAGCAGTCTTGCAGCCAAGAGATTCCGCTTCATCCAAAGCTTTTCGTACATAAGCCCATGTGCTACCACCGAGATCAGAACATTTTCCAATCACAGCAAGTACAAGTTCATCGCCCATGCGTTCAACATATTCTGCCAAAGCTTTTTGTCCAGTAGCACCAAGCTTCCCGATATTCTCTCGAAAAACATCCTCGATAGGTTTCGTCGTTGTCGTCTCATCACAAGACGAAGACGATATCTTATCTTTTTCTTTCTCTTTTTCTTTTTCTAGCTTGACTTTGCTTGTGTTTGCTTCGTTTTGCTTACGCTTGCTTGACGAGCCACCGGCTTTACCAGAAATTCTCTTACCTTCGATGTATTCGGCATCTTTATCCAAATCTCTCTTTACGGCAGGCCACACATACCGCTCATTTCCGTTGAGTTCAGGCTTTGTTCCAGACGATTTATATTTCATCATCGCAAGTACCAAACGCCCCACCTCGGCAGCACTAAGCGGTTCAAAGTAGCTCTCGTAAGTATCCCAGATTTTAATATAAGTATCAGCCATCATACACCTCAAGAATTATCGCTATGAGTATTCACTCCATAATTGATTCCAGAGTAATATCGTTCATCAACTTCCGAATCAAGGCCAATGTAATGAAGCGTGATTGCCTGGCTGCTGTGATTCAAAGCGTGCTGAAGCCATGCTAAAGCCATAACGTCATTACGGTGCTGTACCATAAACTGATAACCGAATGTCTTGCGGCAACTATGAGTTCCAAGATTATACGGAAGATCCATATCCTTTTGAACCTTTTTCATAATTCGTCCAAAACTATCCACATCAAGCGGCTCCCCGGCAACCTTTGGATTTGCTTCATGTGTGTACATAATTCCGGTCTTTGGACTAATTGATGTTCCACCCGTACTTCTCAGCGAATTTCGAGAACTGCATTTATAAGATGGGAAAAGCCAATCATCATAATGAAGCTTGACTTTATCGATATAAGTAGAAATCACTTCCAAAGCAGATTCTGGAAGAAAAACAATACGGTATTTTCCAGTCTTCTTTTCCTTCATTCGTATCTTTGCATTTGCATTTACTTGCAACTTTCCATTTACCCTCTGCGTTGTAACATCTGAAACCTTAAAACGAAGCAAATCGCTTGCACGAAAACCAGTACAGACACCAACATTAAACAGACACCAATCACGATATTGTCCACGATTCCAAAAATATTCCGAAATTCGTTTAATATCCTCTACATCTTTAATAGGCTGCACCGTTCCATTACAAGCTTCCTGGCGTTTAATATTATAGTTTTTCGCCTGGTTATGCTTCACTTTGGGAGTAGGATCAACCTTTGGCGGATTAAACTCAACTGCGTTATTTTCGTTCTTTTCAGGTACTGCGTTCATATTTGCGTCTCCTTTAGATTCCATATTTTAAACAATACTTACCATAGGACAGTCCTTCTGCATCTGCCATTCTTGTAATTTCAACAAATGTCGGTTTGTGTTTCTTTTTATTTTTACATCTAATATCTTTTTCTCTATCCACAATCCTTCTGCAATTATCACAATAGAGCTTTCCACACTTTGGCCCATACCACGTAACCCCACATCGTTTACACGTTATGTTTCCATATTTCATCATTTTCTTATACCTCAAACTCATCAATTTTCCAGTGATGGCGATAATAATTTCCAGAATCCCCACTAACAACGGATGCTTCAGTAGCAACGCACCACGTCTCGTCATCGCTTACCGGCTGATTGCTATCTTTACAGTCATTAAAGAAATGAACCATTTTATCAAGCACCTTGAGCTTATCCGTTGTAACCATGATTACAGAATCCTCTGCGTAGAAATCGCTAGAATCAATACATTCGTGCAAAACATAAACCTTCATTTTTATGTACCTCAATTCTTTTCAAATTGCTCCTTCATCAGCTGCTTTACGGCTTTCTTAAACAACGCGAGGTTCTTTTCGTTTTCAATAAACACCTTAGTCTTCGGATTCGGTGCTTTACCGTGAGCTTTTTCATAAGCAATAAATAAATTATTCATCTTCTTATAACCAATATGCTCGTAAATCAGAGTATAAGTGTGCTTGTATTGCGGCTTATCATTAAGCTTTTCTGCCAAAGGTAACAGAATCGGGATAAGAATCTTCGCCGTTTCGCTCTGTTTCTTGGGCTTTTCTTCCGCAACCGGCTCAGACTCAACTTCATTAACTTCCACCTCAATCACAGGAGCATCACAGACAGCCACTTCAGGAGCTGCTTCAATAGTTTTTGCTTCAAGCAAAGCTTTCCGTTCAGTAGCTTCTTCCTTCTTCTTGCTGACCGCTTCGGTATACAGATCCTCAACCAGAGCACCAAAGATAGACTTGTACATCGTACTTGCTTCAATCACATCAATCGTAGGAATGTGACCAGTACGACCAGTTTTTGCGCAATATTTTTTACGCTCTTCCTCGATGACAAAGGTATAAACACGATTCATGTATTCATAAACATCACGAAACACATCTTGAACCTTCATCTCATTGATTGCCGCAATCACATTGATACGTTCATACATCTTCTTACGCCAGTCACTCACTACATCCTTACGAGGAGTAAAGTTTCTGGTAGAACGAATCGCATCGTCCATCTGCTTATCCTTAATCTGATGGACACACTGAGATACGCTGCTAATCACATTCAGTGCTTCGTTGCTAGTGGCGCGAGCTTCCTCAATTTGTTCACTGAGATCTTTGCGAGTGGAATTGAGTTCACTCTGAAGGCTCTTCATACTGTCAAACAGAGCGTGAAGTCTTACATCAATAAACTCCTTGCTCAGTGCAGCATCCATCTGAGGCGTAGCCAGAACGGTGTCACCACGCATCAAGGATTCCATGATGTCCCAGCAGAAATCCATGAACGCATCAGCTTTCGGCTGACGAGACAGACGGCAGATTTCCATAACACCACGCAAACTGTACATATATGTTTGACGTTCTTGTGTATAATTTCCGACCTCAGTCGTCAAATTGACGACCGAGCTCAACGGGTCAAGACGGTCTACATTACGCTCATGAATCTTTGCAATGTACTTCCGAGGTTCTTTACATTCCAGTGCTCGCCCAATCTGTTCACGGGTCATGTAATACTGGTGCTTATCATTCTGATAAACATCCACATTCAGTGCACCAAAGGGCTTAGAGGTTATTACGGTCATAGAATTATTTGCAGCCATTTCGTTTTACTCCATCTCATTTATTTAATAACGTATGTTCGTTATTATTTTGTTGTTGATTTTTCATAGAAGAACTGTTTTATTAAGTTTTGTTTTCTTTTTCCCAACGGTACTTGTCCATCCAGATTTCACCGCCGTAATCGTCCGATTTAAAACCAAGGCCACGTTCAAATTGACACATCACAAACGAAATTTCCGGTCTCTCATGGTCTTCCCAAAAATATTCATTTTGAATATTTTGAAGTTCATCAATTAAATTTTCCAAAGAGTAACCGTGATCAAGCATCCACTGAAGCTTATACTTTTCATATTCGTTCATAATATTTACTCCTTATTAAAACTGATACTTCCAGAACAATTTCGCATTACCAGTAATCGTCTGTAAATAACAAATATACTCATTAAAAGAGCATACGCCCCTCATTTTCATCTTGCGTGCTCCTACAGCTCGTGCAGCCACCTTCGAATCATAATCAACAGCGTCAATAAAAGCGCTATCGACCATCATCTGCTCAAACATTTTGATTTCGTTAGTATTCATTTTTAAATCTCCTTAATCACCAATGCGTATTCACCAATTCGATTTACAAACTCCCAGCCGTATGTCTTATACAGTTCATCTATACAGGCCAAATCACCTCCACGAAACACTCCAACAGTTTCGATTCCATGATTGTAAAGTAGTTTTGCCAAATGAGTAGCCACACAATGAGAATCTTCTTCGATCGCGGCTAAATAAAGATCATCCATTTTATCAGTAATAACATCGCTCACATCGATGAGTCCAATAAACTCACCGTCACTGTCGTAAAGTTTTAAATATTCTTCTTCATCGCAGTTGTTTGCTTTAAAGAGCCCATACTCATTTTCGATTTCAAGTTTGATTTTCATTTTAATTCTCCTTACTCAAAATCCCACCATGCATTGATAGACGTATTCGGAACATAAACCTCAAGCATATGATGGCTGTCACGAATCCATTCAGGTTCATAACCTTCATCTCGCAGTTCTTTCATCATGCTCTCAAAATCATTATTAACAGACTCTACCGCATCTTCCATTGTTTTGTGCTCTACACGGTAAGGACCATTACACATCGTATCGTCATAAACAACCGTAATCATTTTTAAAACCTCGATTTTATTAAAGTTTAATGCCTAACATATCGAAAAGACATTTAATAGTTCTAATCATATCATCAATATTGTTCACGGTATCGCCCCATGCACCACCACAAAGTCTTTCATTAAGTTCTTTGTCGTATGCTTCGCAAACGTGCCACCATTTGTTGTCGTCATATTCGTAATGGATATCAACATCGATATCGGGATATTTACCCACATGATATGTAACCTGCTGCTTATCATTATAATCATCAGGTTTCTTCCCAACACCGTCCCAACCTGACGGGTTCATTGTACTGACGAAATCTTCTGCAATCTCACGTGCCGTCATAAGTTAATGTCCTCCAAAATAAAAGCTTTTTCTGAATCAAAAGGTTTTAGTAACTCATATTTGTTGGTTTCTTCATTAAAAATCCCAACTCTCACACCTTCTCTTAACCAATATGAAAGTGTATCAAGAGCTTCCTTAACTTCGTCCACTGAATGATCCCATCCGCAATTTTGGATAATCATAGCTCTCACTCCCTTAATTCCTCATTATATTATTATCTTATCTTCGCCAAGCGTTTCGGTTTCATACGTTGTATAGACAAGTTCTGTCGGCTTGCTGTAACACGTTTTCATCCAGTCAAGCTCTGCATCACGCAGCTCTTTTGTAGGATAGATTTCATGCCCTCTATATGTATCGCCGTACATAAAATGTCTGACAGAGTATTCAAGATGATAGAACATTATCGTTTTTTCAACTCCTCACACACTTTTGCAATGATAGCCAAACCTGTACGCCAAAAATCTGCATTGTAAGGATTTTGTGCTTGAACATCTAAATGGTACAGCAATTTTTCCAAATCAGAGTTATATTCAACGCCTGCTGTTTTACAAAGGACCTCGGCCATCTCTTGAGTGTCATATTTCATAATAAAACTCTCCTTTTACATCAATTTGTTAGAAATATCAAATGCTTTCCATCTGAAACTAAATTCATCCGTCCAAACCTGTGCTTCGAGTTCGTCACTATCATAATAAGCCAGAACATTAGGAAGGTCAGAATACATTGCATAGCATTCTTTCGAATCATCCACGATATATTTCATAGCTTCTTTTTCGTTTTGAAAAAACTCAGGCTCAAAAATTTCACCTTCAGAACCACATTCGATAACACACCACATATTTACACCTCACTAAAATTTGCATTAAAAAGAATCTCATTACCATATTCAGTAAGAGTATCCTTGAACCAATTTTCATTCTTTTCCCACCACAATTCAGCCTGCTGCTGGCTCAATACAATACCTTTTCTTTTCGCTGTATCGATAACGTCATCGATGCACCAACGAGTTTCAGCATAATAATATCGAGCATCGCAATCATCTTCGTCAAATGCTTCCATCTCTGTAAGTTCGGTGGATGGATGCTGCCAATCACAATTGTAAAACACTCGTTTTGCCTTCTTTTCATCACCTTCACAGATATCAATAATATCCTGTGCAGTGTAAAAGTTCGTATATGCGTCTGCAAGTTCTTGCAAAGTCATTTTATGGTCATAGGCAACACCATTCATATCGAGATCAGGAATATAAATAACGCTGTTATAACAGTCCTCTTCAGGAAAGCAATCCGCTTTAAATATCGTACACTCTTGCCCATCACTCATATCAAGCAATTCATCAAGAATAGCGCCGTTCTTCAGGAGATTATAAAGTTCGTCTTTTGTGTAAGTTTTCATGATATTTTTCCTCTTAAATTTTAACTTTCACATACTCACATTCTCGTAAACCCAGCCAACGCCTTTACTATGGAACTCATCTACCCAATGAAACCATTCATCCTGTGTAAAATTGCCAACGGGAAAGCCTCTCCACTTCTGATCAAGAACTAATTCTCCACGTTCGTTTTCAACCCATGCAAAATCCGTGTTCTCCTTCCAAAGACGTTCAACAAATTTGTCGCAATCATCTTTATTTTCTCTTAGTTTTAACATCCATTGTGCAGTAAGATATGTACTATCAAAAGACTCTGCGACAGCACATGGACAGTTTTTACAAGACTTCTCAATACATGACCAACAAGGCCCACCGTTATAGCTCATACTTTACGCCTCATAGCTTTCTTCCAAACAATCAATCAAATCTGCTACATACTCACCAATCTGATCACAATTTACATTTTTGTATTCCGCACCAGAATTTCCATTATCACTGATATAGACGTTAAATAAACCCTTTCCAACACGTTCAATATCAATGTCAATATTCATTTTCATACATTCGCACCTCATAAAAGATATTTTCGTCCGAAGATTCAAATAATATCATATTTTTCAAACCAAATATTCAACTCATCTTCCGACATCGAATCGATTGCAATATCCACTCGTCGTTCAATAACATCATCATCCTCATCTTCGTTCAGTTTATAACCAACAAAGTTTTCAATTGTATCAAATCCATCCATAAAAAGCTCACGCTTCAGAAGTTTAATTTTTTCCATCATATTTTTATCCATAATATTTCCTCTCCTAAAAATAAAATCATTATAAGTTTTCCAAAATTTTAAGATATTCAGGGTAAAGATCATCAATAATAACTTTCTTTTCCATATCATCCAGCTCGCCGTTCATAAACGCCTTGCTCTGTTCTTCATTTTCAAGTTCTAGGTACGTCCAGATACTTTCGATTCCGATTCCATTTCCATGGACTACTTCACCATTCTCATTGATGTGTGCATAGATTTCCCAGACCTCGCAACCGCGATTCTTAGAAGCCCATTCGCTGTAATCAATTTCAGTGCCGTTCTCCATAACCTTTTCGGCAAACTCTTCTGCTGTAAGTTTCTTCATGATTCATGCCTCCTTAAATGTTATCAAAGTTGTAAGTAACAGTGACAACTCTTTCTGCTTCACCGATATGACACCGATCTTCCTTTAATGCTGTTTCGAGACTACATCCAGCGCTGTATACAATACCATTTTCAAACACATCAGTACCGATAAATCCAAATGCCCTATCGATTTCTTCCCACTTTCCGTGTTCTTCTCGATAAAGTGTATAGCCGTAGTTTTCACCAGAAAGATAATCGCTGTAAATCTCAACTTCATCACGCATGATTCGCTCTGCTTCATTTTTAGTATTATCCGAACCATCCGAAATAGCGGTCACAATCCAACCAACCTTGCCGTCGTCCCATAAATCTCTGAACCGTGTATCACAATCCATAGACAGACCAGAATGGTCATGCAGCCAAAGAGGAAGCCATGCAATGTGTTTATCAAGAAGAATCTGACAATCACGAATAGAAAAATCACCACGAGCATACGTCGCAATTTCATTGTATTTCAAATTGGTATACCAAGGATTGGCTTGATCTTCACGACAACAAATCGCATAACGAGTTTCTTCAATACTACTGTTATCGTTGTCAATAACCACACAGGATTCTTCTAGTTTCATGTCAATCAAGGCATTGATAATTTCTTCATCGGAGCAATACTTGCAAACCAGGTTATTCCAAAACTCTTCCGGTGTTTTCGCATCAATCTTATCACCCAGATTGTATCGAGAATGGAAACAGGCCATTGTGGAATCATGGTCATCCCACCAGCGAGGATTATTATCTGCTTCATCATCGTGCTGGATATGCAAGCAATACAAGTTATCGCCGTAAGTCCATTTTATGATTTCATTATCGTAGCAATACAGTTTTTCCATATCTAAAATCTCCCTTTTATCAATCACTCAATTCGCCATTTTCATAGTCAAATGTATAACTACAATCATCCTGACCTTTTTGATATAAATCAACCCGAATCGTTCCAGTACAATCATTATGCTCAACAATCGTAATGAGGTCATCGAATGAAAACTCTTTGCCATCTTTAGAAAAGAAAATAAAGATTCCAGGATAGCATTCTTTATCTGCTGATTCAACTGCCACAAGATAACCATTTGGAACTTTCACTTTAAAATCACGGTCATTGGTATTAAACATTTTACTCACCTCTTATGCACTAGCCTTTTCTTCAAAAGCGTACCAATTAGACCAAATCTTATCGACCTCTCCGTTCTTAAAACCGTTCTTATAATCTGTGAACTCAACATAATAGTTGCTTGTCCACTCATTCAGGGCGTGTTCGTAGATTGCTGCAATACCACGCTTTGTTTCAACAACAAAGCTATCAACCAGAACACCCTCAACGTAAGCACCAGTATATTGTGCTTTATTCTGGTGCATCCAACGGTTAAGAGCACCTGCATTAAGATAAAACCGTGTCATAACTCATTCTCCTCTTTCCATTCCGTCGCAACTTCCAGCAATCTTATCAATCATTTCCATATACTCTCCGAATGTTTTACATTTCACTTCTACTCCAAAACAAGCTGCATAAACAACCAAAGAATCATTACTTGCCACATAATTGCATTCGCGCCACCAGTCATAAAGCATGGAATCAGCACTGCCAGAAATAACTCTGCTGTTGCCATTATCATCTTCAACAATTACTACACAGTCGTCCAGAACATCATTAAAAAGCAACATAATTCATTCTCCTTTACTCTGCCATCATCATAGCAAGAACCGGCTCACCGGAATCCTTCAACTGAAGTTCCAGAATATCGCCATCATCCACGATTTCACACTTGCTTAGATGATCCTGAAGAAAGAACATCTGACATTCCTGCCAAAAGATTTCTTTCGGATCTTCATTCTCTCCTACGAACACATTCTTGTGATGAAAAGATTCATTCCAAACCCAACCTTCGCCATCAAAACAAGCGTGAACTTCCCTCAGATCCCACATAATCAGTCCTCCCCAAAAATATGACGCTTGTTAAGGTCATCACGGATAATATTCTCAATTTTATTTTTGGTATTATCATCGAGTTCTCCGTAAGGAGCATTATCAAGATAATAGAAGTAAATTTCATCTCCAAGATCCTTGTACATGACACTTACATAAAATCCAGCTGAAATTCCATTCAGTAAAGCATATCCAATACCGTATACTTCTGAATAATTGTTACCCATTAAATCCCACATTTTATACTCCTCTTGTTATTCTCTGAATGCGTTTATCTTCCATCTTTTCATATAGTCAACTGCGTCAATGGCTTCTTTTTTAGTGGACACGTGACAGCACTCGTCCCAGCATCCCATAGCTTCGTTAAAATAAAGTAGTGTGTAACGAGTATCGAATTCATTACGATGGAAATCATTTAAATGAAACTTGACTCCATACTTTTCAAAGTCACGTTTTATCATTTTACACACTCCCAACATTCTTGAATCCATAAAGGCTATAACCTTTACATTTGAAGTACCGCATCGCTTTGTTAATCTGGGAAGAACTTGCTGTCGAATGGCTTTTTAGGTATGTATTCTTATATTCGCACAGCTTTTTATACTCATCACTTTCACGATGGGCTTTTAACTTTTCGCAATGGTCGTGGCAACCAGGATAACGCTCCGGTGCCACACAATAACGGCAAGGATCAATCATCGTTGCTCTCCTTTCTACCTGCGGCGTCAAACATCTCTATGATACGTGCTACCCAATCATCATTTTCTGATACATTGCAATCAAATTTATCCTCGAATCGTTCTGCTAATTCGTCAGCAAAATCCATAATCTCATCGTGAGAATAACCGTATTCTTCCTCAATCCAATCAGCATTGCCATCAAGCTGATTCTCTGCATCTTCAATACGATACTGATGCTCTTTGTAACGGTACGCTGCTTCAATCTGTTCAGGTGTCATTTCCCAAGACTTACCATTCCAGCTAGTAACAACAATCTTATTTTCGCTATTCATATTGCAAGCTCCTTTTCTCTTGTAAACTTAATCACCAACGCATTCACGTTAGCCGCTTCCATCGTTGACTGCTTTGCATCTTCGTGATTGCCAGCTCTAAGGAATGAAACACTCTGATCCATCAGCTTACGCCGATAAGAAGAAAGAGCTGCGAGAACGATATTCTTTTCAGTGTTGGTCATGTTCTTTTTCCTCCTGATCACGTTCCTTATGAAATTTTCGCACTTCTTCCCAAAAATCAAACGGACTAGAATTGTGATAAACAAGCTCCATGTATTCTTTTCTACTGTTAAAATGGTTTATGTTAGTATCCATTTTTATCACCCCTTAATACAGTAGTCTTCAAAACAGTCTTCTTTTGTTGGCCGCTCATCAAAGAACCATGTGTACGAACTGATTCCTTTCTTGAATCTGTCAAGTGTACTCGGACACCATGTTGTTTTATAAGTTCCGCCAAAAGCAAAAGAAAGCGTTGCCACAGGAAGCTTTTCTTTATTACCTTCAATCTTTACTGCAAGGACAACGCCACACGATTCAGGAGTATAAATAAAATTCTTTTCTGCTGCTTTTGTTTCATTTTTGTCATTCACGGCAATATATTCATTGTCATTTTGTTTTTCAAACCAACTATGGCAATAAAAACATTTGAACTTATCAAGTTCTCTACCATTGCCACGAATAAACTTATTTAGTGTGCCACAAAAAGGGCATTTCAAATGATCGTAAACAAGCATTTTCTCACCTCATAAAAGCATGATTTTAATTATATTAGTTAACCAATTTGAGCTACATTTTCTATGGTATAATCACCGTAATTGCTACCAAAGAGAATCATTGCGTTAGGATTAAGAGTAGATAAGACCTCGATTAACTCTTTGACCGTCATAGTCTTAGCGTTATGCTCAAAAATATCGAGTTGTGCATAATCATGATTAACTCCATTGATGTATACGAATTCCATACGATTGTTTCCTTTCCTTTTAATATTTAGATATAAAAAGCATCATAAAGATCTTCTGGCTTATCATTCGGCATCCATACTTTTGTATTATCATTAAGGAAGTAACCGCAACCAAAAAATCCCATAGGAGAATCACAAAGATTCTGTTCACCATCTCTAACACCAGCTTGATAAACAACATAGATAAACTCAGCAAGCTCATGCTTATCCATTCGCTTAATGCGGTCGTACATTGTTTCCATATCAATCGCTCCTTTTAATGCCAAAAATCGTATCCACCAATCCAGATAGATAAATTATAAATATAATTACCACAACGAACACATTTATCATGTTTTCCCCATAATCCAAGCTTTTTCATACCTCGGACGCTGCCGGTGTAATGGATTGATGGATGTGCGTCCCTTGAAAACTTTTTTGCACTCAAATATTTCATATCTAACACTCCTTTTAATATTTTTGTGTTTTCGCATTCTGGTAGCGGTTATGTCTGCCCTAGTACCGCTAATCACCTAGCATTTGCTGCTCACACTACCCAGATCTGACTTCTTATGTAGTCCTCAATGTCTGCCGGGTATTCATTGCGCTGGATGTACTGACACAGGACACGCTGCACGTCACGGTTATCACCGTAGTCCATTGCCAACGAGATATCTTCACCGTGAGTTCCAACACCCAGGCGTTCATACTTTCTGACTTCAAGATAGAAGTCGTATGCGCTGTAGTGCCTTCCGTCCCGGCGATCGAGAATCAAATCAATAATCATCAGCCAACCCACCCTTCTTCAGAAGCCATATATCCCTCGTCAATAAGGAATTTATGGAAGTCGTTGCTCAAAAGCTGATTACCATAATGGTTGGTAAATACTCTTGCGACATCTTCACCTGACATTTCACAGAGAACATCCCACATCATTTCTTGCATATCAGTCATTTTCTTCCACCTCGTAATACTGAAAAGCACAGTCGTACATCATATTCCCCGTAATCTGATCCACGAATTTTGCACAATGCAAGTTCATCGTATACCCATTTTCATCACACCATTCGGAAATAATTTTTGTAGTCAACGGTGTTACAAAAACATAAAGGTCAGACATATGATGATAAATTTCTGCTTTCGGATATCCGGCATCCAAAAGCCGTTCAAGCAACGTCTTACGCATTTTCTTTCATCTCCTTTACAGTTTCGTCGTCCCAATGAAAACCACGCTTTTCATAAAGCGGAATCCAATGAGCCTCATAAAAGTCGTAGCCACAACCATCAATGCCGAAAATGTACTCAAAATCCTCTTGCTCGTAGATACGGAATCCGCAATCTGCCATTTCCTGAAGATGATTTTCAAGCCACCAGTTGTCGCAACTGTCGCTAAACTGCCACATCGTTCCCCACATAGGAAAGAAGTCGTCACGCTCGACTTCAAAATCATCTTCTCTGGCATCAACCTCCTCGCCAGTGCCATCAAGACAAATTTTGTAAGTGTTATCATCTTTGTTGTAGCTCTGAATCTCACCATTTTCACCATAGTGGTCACCGCTAAAGATATAGATACGATCACCACAAGACGGCGGCGTGATTTCAGTAATACCTTCGCCATTCTCTTCCAAATCGACCTTGGCGAGCTTTTCAATAACGCTCTGAGGAATCGCATTAAATTCCTGAACCCATGCGTAAGCTGCATCCTTCTTAGTTTTGTACATAGCCATAGCAGTTGACTCTCCTTTTCTTGCGTATCCTGTGTTATATAGCTATATGGTAAAAATAAAAGCCCTATGACGGACTGCCCTTTCTAGCTATAGAATACAGGATACTGCTGATTTTGTCAAGCACTAAAATGTAGATTTTATTAACGTCACATTTTAATGCGTTAATACGTTTTATTTTCGTGACCATTCTGTGAATATCAATCAACATCCACTTCATCAGGCCGTGCCCACAGAACATCCTCGATGGTATCATCGTAGATGGTTTCTGTTCCATTGCTGTTCATAATCATGGTCACATTCTGACCATCTGCCGGGGTTTCTTCCATGCTTGCATAAGAATACAGCCATTCCTCGCCGTTCTCATCAATAACATGGATGGTCTTAATTCCGTTGCGGAATACTTCGATTTCATCCACGCTACCGGCCAGGACATAACGATTATCCAGGCGAGTTTTCATAGGCTCTGCTGCGTTTGCAGTCATACAGTTTGCCAGAATGGAAACACCCGCCACAACAGTAGCCAGGATGACGGACAGCTTATTCTGAGTAAGTTTCATTTTATGTATCTCCTTTTCAATCTTTCAAACCAAATAATTTCATACCAGCAGATCCCATGTCTGCCGGATACAGATTCACAACACAATTGTCGTAAAATTCTGCAATCAGGTTGCCACTGCAGATATCCATATAAGCATCATCCATAGACAGACCAGAAAAATCTGCTGCGTTGTAGTCATCCACACCAGAGAATCCGTACAATGCTTCCTGATAGAATGCCCTCGTCATTCTTGTTTCATTATTATCAGGAGTAACAACAAACAGCTTTTTCAAGCCATTTTTACCAAAGACGGCAACAAAGATACCGCCTGCATTATTCTCGTAAACCTCAACAGTAGCACGCATTCTTGCGTTCTCCTTTCTTATCAATGACCCCAACGGCAAACAATAACGCCGTTGATCCAGATGGAAATGTTTGCACCCTGCCGATACCACTCGACAGCTTCACGATGAATATTAGTGATAACACCTGTTTCATCGTTCATAAACCACTGACCCTTTTTCATCTTGCGTTCTCCTTTACACTCTCATGCACTCATCAAGATAGATTCGTTTACCGAAACACTTGACGTATGCTCTGCCAGACGGTGCATAGATAATCTTCAAGTGATGGTAACTGTGATACTTTTCATCTTCAATGAGTACGCCAGACTGAGCATAGATATAATCATCAATGCCATACTGAACGTCACCATGAATCTGGAAACCACCACATCTGCCGTAGCTGCTATCATAAGCGGTTACAGGATGGCTCTTACAATATTCTCTTGCGGTCATATCAAGCTCTCCTTAAAACATATCTTTTATTTCTGAATGATCTCAACATCATCAAAGCCGTGCCAATTGTAATCAACAATGGCCTTCGCTTCCTCAAAGTTACGGCTCAACTTGATGATTTTGTTTGCATCCGTAATATAACGATTGTGATTTTCTGCCGTGGTGATATACCACATTCCAAGCGATTCGTACATGACATACTTTTTCATGCTTTTCATTCTCCTTTACCAAAGATTCTCACAAGCAAGGATTCCACCCTTTTCATAGGGTAATCGTCTGACGCAATCCCTGTGAGGGCAATCAAGCTTTTCGCAATACTTGCAATTTGCATTATTGCGCTCCTGCTCTTCAAAGAATTTCTTTGCGGATTTCAGGTCACAAAAATAATGACCCTGATCCCATGTGTAGGAATCCGGGTCAAAATGCCACGCCACAATGTATGGCTGATAGTGATTCTTCTTGTAAAACAGTACCGTGTAAGCATTGCCCACTTCCAGAATATCAATATCTTCTCTGTTCATTACAGTTCTCCTTTTAGATCTTGTAATCGAGGTCATCTGCCATCGGTTCTTCTGGTTCTCCATCCATGCTGTTGCTGGATGAAGTGTAAAGTTTGTCATGCCGTTCTTGCGGCATTTCACCGGGTTCTGTGTATTTCCATACTGTGCCGAACTTATCGATAAATACTTCACGGTGAAAGTCATCCGTTCCAATGAATCGTAAGCTCTTTACATTACGAAACATTAGTTCAACCACCCTTTCCATTCTGCCACGCCAATAGCAATGGCACAAATTACGAAAGCCCACATCATAGGTGCAACGCACTCTGCATGATAAGCAGAATAGCCGAATAACATAAGAAGCGATTTCATAACAAGACTTCCTTTCTGCCAGGATAAACCAGGCTTTGCAAATTCATTTTTTACAACGCTATTGCGTACCCTATTGGGCTGGTAGTGGGATCTTTCTTCCCCGTGCCCACTAACTTCACAGCATTTTTCATTCAGTAGCTGCATTTTGAGTTTCTTTCGCATTCACTCATGTTTTCAAACCACTGATTCGGAAAACATGAGTCATCAAGCGGAAACACATCGAGAATATCAGGGGCTCCAAATCGTGTGCCCCAACGATTCTCTTGCCAATAACGTTCAAGCAACGCTTGACGCTCTTCTTCTGACATCGGCTTATAGATTGCTACAAACCGATTTCCATCTGTATCTGCCAGATGAATCATAGAAACGAAATTGATATCATTTTTCATTGTTAAAAGTCCTCTTTTATGTGATTTTCTGACGTGTTTGATTTCACTGTTCACCAGTCTGAATACCGGTGATGATCTCGCCTTCTGCCTTCAATTTGGCAAGAACAGCGTCCAGACCACCCAGGGTATTCACTTCCTCTTCCGTGTAGAGGACGTAACGGCCACCAAAATTGGGGTCCTTATCCTCTTCACAGGCAATAAAGATTGCGTATTCTTTCATTGTGTTTTCCTTTTTTGTTTTCATTTTACATATTCTGCGAATTATTTGCATAATTATACAAAACAAGGCATAAAGAAAACGCCTTGCAATAAATTCACAAGACGTTGTTGCCAGGGTTATGTGGTTTATTAGTTGGATTCTGACGGGGAAACAATCAATTCACCATTGACAATTTTTTTAACAAGCTGAGACACGTTTATACATCCATAAAGAGGAAGAATTTCAGTTTCCAGCTTTTCACCCTCTGCCGGAGTAAGAACACAAGCCTTTTGCCACTTATAAGATTTATTTCGCGCTTTCATAGCGGCAACAAGCTCTTCTTTGCTCATGTTGTCGTACTTGCTTGCCATAGTCGCACCACCTTTTGATGCAATTATAGCAAATTTTTCACTCTTGCGCAAGTTCTGACCACTCAAAACAGTTGCTGACATGATTCACCTTGCCTTTCTGCCAGAAGGTACAGGAAAAACAGGCTCAAGAGGACGCATATCACCACGGATTTTTCCAACCCCGCTTCCGTCCATGTACTCTGCAATCTTACCATAGACTTTTTGAGGTCGTCCGTTCATCTCGACAATCTTCCCATAAATCAGGCTAGAGGCATTATTGTACTCTTCTGTAAAGGAGTCATTGCGAGTACGGAAAGCCTTAGTGTGTTTCGCTGCCTTCTTGCTCTTGCGATTTGCACTAGCAGACCCAGTGCCAGCAAAACGTGCTGCATAACGTCCAGCCTTCTTGCGTTCTGATTTCACTGCCATATCAAAATGCACAGTCTCAGGATTTACGCCGATAGGTTCACTTCTAATGAAGTCAACGACAGTCTGATTATAAGACTTCTCCCACGGAACCAAACCTTTACCAGAACGCCAAACCATACCGATCTGATTCACTCTGACGATTGCGATAAAACGCAATCCCTCTGCGGTTTGACCATAGTATGCACCAGACGGCACAGAATGACCGTCAAACTTAATCTGACGGTCTGCGTAGTTCTTGCACAGAAACTTTTGCATAGTATTCCCTTCTTTCGATTGATAGTGACGGCTTTCGCCGTGTTGGTAGTGGTTACGTCTTCCCTAGTACCACTAATCGCCTAGCATTTATGTAGAGCTCTTGCGTGTTCACGATGGTTGCGTGGTTCACTTACAGGGTCTCTTCTGCGCTGAAGTCGTTGGTGAAGTCCTTGCTCTGAAGGTCTTCCAGTTTAGTCTGAGCAGATTCCAGGCTCTTCTTAACGTCTGCCAAATCCTTTTCCATGCCCTGAACAGCCTTCATCTTCTTTTCCAGGGTTTTTGCGTTGGTGTCCTTCTTGCTCTTGAGAGAATCAAGTTCCTTCTTTGCAGAGGACAGCACTTCCTCTGCATTCTCAACACTCTTAGTAAGGCGCACAACCTTAGAGGACAGCTTGCGGACGCTTGCACGGCGGTCACGCTCTGCCATAGAGAGCATAGCAACACCGCTTGCGTTGGCACTAAACCATGCTTCAACCCACTTGACAAACTTAGTCTGAGACTCTGCTTCCGTGTCGTAGCCGTGGCCTGCTGTGGTAGCGGTGAATGCACGCACCTTGCCCACGCTCTGCTCAATAAACTGCTCAACAGTGAAGGTTGCAAAGACATCATTGACTTTGAAGGTATCGCCCATGATAGCGGTGGTAAGGTTTGCCAAATCGTTGAAGTAGAAGGTCTTAATCTTCTGAACAGAGTCCGCGTCTGCGGCATAGCGTGCCAGCAAATCAGCATCCAGATAGACAGCACGGACGGCCTTGCAATAGGTCTCGTACTGCTCTGCTGTGATACCCTTCAGGCAGTCTCTGCCCAGGGCCTTCTCAGAGGTGTTGACTTCCTTGCCGCCCTTCTTGAAAAGGGCAACGGCTGCACCGGTGGTGCGGTTCTTCTCTGCGGCTGCGGTAGCGTTGAAGTTGATAGCGGACAGAATGGTAGTAGTAGACATAGTATTTTTCTCCTTTATGTGTTATAATGTGTGTATGGACTTCTTGCTATTATGAGCAAGCCAAGTGCTACAGACAAAATTCCAGGTTCTGCCTGTAGCCTATGGTTCGCCCACGATGGGCAAATATGTATACTGTAAAGCATGGTTTACCCTCTGTCTGCCAAAAACAGCCCTTCAACCATGCTTGCTATTATTCAATTGTCACGGAAAACTGTCTATTTTTGCTATTATCTGCGACAAGTCCAAACTTTTGAAGTCCAAACAAAAAGCGCCAAACTTTTGAGGTCCAGCGCCGTCTAATTGCATATCTTTGCAAAAATATTCTGTTTTCTCAATCATACAAGATTGCATTGTACCGCCTAAAAGTAACAAACTGATAGCTTGCGTTTGAAACGTTGCCAAAACTTGCGTTTTGGATTCTTTCAAAACGGTTATATTGTTTTTATCCTTCCAGCGCATTTTGTCAATCTGGAATCGGTTCCGTCCTGTTTTGCAAGGTGAACCATTTGAACAAGTACGGATTCCGACCGCCTTGCCCGCCGTGCCATTTGCTCAACCGTTCGACTGATTAAAGGGTTGATTTTGTGTGTACACGTTCAAACCGCCATACTCTTGACCCGTCTGTTAAACGTGGTATCATGCTTGAGCGCCGTTCCGTACTGTTTGCTTTTGCACTTCCTTCCGTTCGGGGAACGACCGCTTTCCATTTGGCGATTTGTCGGGGAACTTTCCCGCACCTTCCGACCGTGCGTCCCTTCAAGCCTTTCGGCCTTCTGGTGCCTATACTTTACCACGTTCCACTATGGTTGAACATATACTTTTGTTGCAAACGCATGGACAAAGCACGCAAGAATTATAGATTTTTTAAAAATAGCGATATATCGTTAAAAATTATATTTTGGCAAGGCTGTAATTGAATAGTTAAAGAATTTTAAGAAACACGCGGAAACGTGTTCGCGCACGTGCGTGCGCCTGGGCAGGCAAAACTCTAATAGGTATAACAGTCCCCGGCAATACTATATATTGTGGTTTGAATGAATGGTTGAATACTAGATATTGTGTATAGTACGTTATTGAACAATAGGGATAGATACTAGATATTGTGGTTTGTTGATTGACTGAACACAAGATATAGAGAATAGCATAATTGATGTAAAGTAAAAATACTTTACAAAATGTTGCGTGTGCAACATTTGATATTATTTTGATATCGAACACAACGAAAATGCAACTAATTTGCAAATTCAATCCCGCAAAAATCAGCACTATAAACATACTGGAAAAATAGGAATAATTCCCGGCCTGGAAAGTGCCAAAGCAGGCACTTTATTCAATTAAAGTAAAAGCCGCTTTTGCACAAAAAGCGGTATTTCCCCCGTGGGGGATACTTTTCATTTTTGAGGCATTCCAGGCAGCAGGCCGAGATCCCAGTACATCTTTCTTGTTCATAATCACCAATTATGAATTTCATTTTCTCTTATTCTATATACATTCTGCACAACAATTTCCACAAAAATACCAATCCTTTCTAATCACCACAATCTCTCTCCCATCAACTCAATTTATCCATTTTACTTGTTCCTACCCGGGGTACATTTTTCTCTGACTAAAATATCCAAAAAATATATCCCTATACCATCTCCTACATACACCTACAAATCACTCATCTTTCCATCACTTTTCCATCAAAAATACCTAAAAATGGCTTAAAATCGCTATTTTTCAATCGGTAGCTCATTCGGTAACTAGCTAGAATTTAACGTATTTTCGTTATATTTTAGCTAGTTTTTCTTTTTATTTGTACCTTTTTACCACTTATTTTGTTCCTTTTTAACTCAATAAAAGCCGAAAAAGCTAGGATTCATGTGGGTTTTCCCGATGTGTACCCAAAATGTACCGAAAATAACCATTCTTCGGAGTATAAAGTACCTATTTATGCTCATCCATACTCCCCTATCGCCATAAATAGACTGATCTGGCATCTGAGCAGCACCTTTAGAGACTCCAGACACATTTAATAAGCATAATTGTAGCCTCTGGCAGCTTACACAGAACACACAGAGTATCTAAATGTCCTTTATAGAGAACAATACTCTCCAAAACATACCTTATTATAATAGGCACTAGAAATACTCGCATCCTGTATTATGTAGCTATTGAACTTTTGGCAATCTCATGGTATAATGAGTGTAGATAGCTATACAATACAGGATACTGTAAAGAAGATAGCAAGAGGATGTTTATAGTAGTCCTCCCGGACAGGGACCGTTACGACGGTGGAGAGGGATCTCGCGTCTGCGGACGCTCGTAGGTTTACTCAAATTGAATCTATGCCGCTTACGCGCCATAGCTTCAAGTCGAGTAAACCATTATTAGATATTTTGTGATAGTTGTACTTGTACTGACGACTATGTATCTTCATACATATATATATAATACAGACTCGTCAGTACAACTAAATTAGAACTGGAGGCAATATGGAGCAAAATAATTATAATGTTACGCAGGATATGGTAAACAAATTAAGTGATGGACAAAAGTTCTCAAACTTCTTGGAATTATCTACTTATCTCAACATCCTTAATAAAAACGGAAAACCGTTGGGTGGGAATAGTAAAAAACATTTCCTTGAAGATTTGAATCGTTTTGTTGAATTTAAAAAGGAAGGAAAGCGCTTTATTATTGTAAAGATTCGTCCAGACAATGAGGTACTTCCTCCTCTACCGACAAGAAATAAAGGAAAGTTCTCCTTGCGTTTGCAGAACCAGATTGCTTACCACCTACTTAGAGAATGTGACGGCAGTAGTTGGATGGAGTTCTTTTGGACACCAGCTGCAATATTACGAGCATGTGGAATGACTAACAAAAATTTTTATCAATATCCAGAAGATTTACATGGCGATGATACCTTCTTGGCTGAAATAGTTGGTACACCATTAGAAAGTATTGCTCGTGATCAAATTGATGAGTTTAGAGAGAATTTAGCAGCAGATGCTGAGACATTTCAACAATGTACTAAATCTACAATGGTTGGGTACATTGAGTCTGCGCTTAGATCTATGGCGAAAAACAAGGAACTATTTTTTGAAGATTGTCCCGCTGTGTTTATAAACCATAATCCAGAAGAGTACCATATTCCTTCTGAAGACCAAAAGGCCATTTATATGAAGATGTATACGAATGTACTTCATGAGTTCTATACGTCATCTGGTCGAGTGTGCCAGAGTGAACAAGACGTATTTCTGACTGGACGGCTTCATGAGTTCTATGAAAAATTAGATAATAGGTTCAAGGAAATTTTTACATATGACCTAGCACGACCGATGTACCATATTACGATTGAGCCAAACTCGTTGAAGCGATCTGCTGCACGGACAGAATATAAATTGCAACAGCAATGCTTTCACGAGATGAATGATGCGATGTGTGAGAATATCCCAACACTTTCTGCCGTCAGAAGAGGTAGAGCGGTATTGGAGGAAAATCCAGAATATTACAATGATACTTCTCAACCACCATTTCGTTTTGTGCACAGGCAGTTGAGTGATGAGGTTCTTCAGCTCTTTATAGATGGAATGATTCGTGTTCCTGCGAATTCTGGAATCCCTCGTGCTGGATTTAAATGGTATGGTTCTTATAAAAGATAAGGAAGAAGGTTGAGTACAATGAATTTTGATAACCCCTACTGGATTGATTTAAAGGTAACTTATGAGTTCTACCAAACATCTGGACGCTTGCCGGAGTTTCACAAGAAACATGTCTGCACAAAATGCCAGTATGAAATCCCGTGCTTCACCACTTGTGATGATGTGCGATGCAAGTGTCGAGAGTTCAAGCCAAAGACTGTGCAGAATGCTGATAAGTATTTACATATCAATGATTTCATGAATGACGTGGCTGCGTTTGAGGCCAGCCGTGTGAATGAGAATTAAATAAGAGTCTGTGTGGCTCTTGTTTGAAATATAAGTTACATATTAAAAGGGAGAGAATAATGAAAATTCAGATTAGAAATTATGTAATTAAGACATTGGATAACAGAAATCTCGTTATCATTGAGCAGCGACCTGCTGGCAAGAATCCAAAGACTGGTGAGATTGGCACCGGTGTAAAAGAGGTTACGGTTGGCTATTACCCGAACCTCGAATGGGCTTTACATAAGATTAAGGATTTGAATATTTCTGAAAGCGATGCAGATACCGTGGATGTATTGCTGGCAGAGCTTGAACAGATTGGTGAGACGATCCGCCTGGTAGCTGAGGAGGTCAAGTGATGGAGAAATATATTAACGCAACACGATTGATTGGCGTCCTCGATAGTGCTATCGCTCGTACTATGGCTAGAGGTAATGCAAAGTCTATTGATGATATGTGGTGCGATATGGCAATGCAATACACAAAGCGCATTCTTGAAGAAGAGATATCTGCTGGCGGTGAGTTCCGTCGAGTAGTTCATGCTCATTGGATTGAGCATTTTGAAGATTTTGGAGAAAGTTTCTTTGTTGAATACTCGGCTTGTCATTCTAGCAAAAATATTGATGAATCAAAGTTTTGTCCTGACTGTGGAGCTGTCATGGACGAGGAGGTTAAGTGATGCGTACTTACGAGGATGTTGATGCGGAAATCAAGCAACTTGTGCGTGATATGAATAGTTCCAGTCTGACACGCAGCGAGTACGAGGCTGCCGACGATATGCTGGATGAGCTCTATCAGGAGCGCGAACGACTTTGGCTCAAGGCTATGGAAGATGGCGAGAGTTGCTATCTGTAAAAGCCTACTTTTATATTTTCTCTTTAGCTATAAAATACAGGATACGTTTAAGAAGAACATGGAGGTGACTGCCGAATGGCAAAGCAGCAAACTTGCCAGAAGTTTGTTTTTAAGATCCATACGAAGCGTCTGGTTGAAGCAAAGTGGGATTTGACTCTACCATTAGATGAGGCTAGACGAAACCACGAGATCATCTCGCTGGCTGATAGCACTGTTTTACGATGGATTGATGAGTTGAATGGTGTTACGGATGCAGAGGCTAAAGCACGGAGCATTAAGCGTAGAATCAAGATGCTGCGGAATGAGCCGTCTTGCTTAGAGAACCGCCGGGAGATTCGGAGGCTGTATACTGAACTGGACGCAGTTCAATTCAAGCCGGATTATATGTGTCTGGTGGTTGATAAGAAGAATGATTACCGCCGTGCATGTTCTCCAAAGGGGTTTAAAATCAATGGAATCACGTATCGCCGTCTGGTTGGGACTACCGGTGGTGTTAAGAATAGCACGATTGTGTTTGTGAGCGACCGTCTTGTTGGTGAGATCCGCAAGCGAATTGATAATGGCCGTAACAAAAGAATGGAGTTTATTCCGGCAAAGTTGGAAGCATATCGGGCACTCGCCTGCTCTGCCTCAATCCCTGTTACTGATCCAGATGGCATTCTGGTTGTGGATGATTGCTATACTCATTTTAAAGACCATGTGATTATCCTGGATGATGGTGTGTCTGGTGAGCCTACGATGGTCGAAGATCCTGAACATGATTGCGAACTGTGTGCCAGCGATGGTTTTGGTCTTATCAGCTATGACCTTGCCCAACAATGGAGCGAAGATTTGAAGCTACCGTCAACTGCGTCTGGATTCTGTGTGCGTAACGCCTTTTGTAAGGGAATGCTATTCCCCTTCCCTTTCCGTGAGTTCGCCAAGAAGGTTGCAAAGCAGAATATGGTCAAAGACGCTTTTGGCGACTATAAGGACATTAACCGTGTGCAGATGATCCTTACTACGTCGATGCTCAAACTTTATGACAGCTATCATAGTGCAGATGATTGTTTCGAGAATTGTCAGGAAAACCACTACCACTTTTCTGTAACGAAGACCTGTGAGCTGGAGCTTGATGAAGAGCGTAATCTGAACTATCAATTTATCCAGAGTTATAATTTAACGAACGATGAGATTCGAGAGTTGGTGAAGCCTACACTGGATGAAATCAAAGGTGCCATGGGTGGTGATTGGCGTGATGTACTGCTTTATTTGCGTGGCAACGGAATGCGTGATGACCCGAATTACATAAACAGCTTAGAGAATGATTATATCAAGGCCTTAATGATTGAGCCAGAAATGATCAACGACCCATACGTTCAGAACCGCATTCGATTCTTTATTAAAAAACGAATTTCTCAGGCGAAAACAGGTGTAGTAAAGGTTAGAGGTAACTTTCAAGTCCTTAGTGGGGACCCGTATGCGCTTTGCCAATCTATGTTTAGAATGCCTGTCACTGGTCTTTTAAAATCTGGTGAGGCTTATAGTCGATTCTGGAACGACCGTGATGTGAAGCGAGTAGCCTGTTTTAGAGCGCCAATGAGCCAGATGGCAAATATTCGATGCATGGACATAAACTCAAGTGATGAGTGCAAAAATTGGTATCGCTATATGAAGACCGTATTTATTCTGAACGTGTGGGATAATACGGACGCTGCACTTAATGGGGCCGATAACGACGGAGACCTCTGTTTTAGTACAGACAATCATATCCTGATTGATAAATGGGTGGATGAGCCTACAGTTCTCTGTGTGCAAAAGAAGGGCGAGAAGAAAATCCCCACTGAAGAGGACTTTATTAGCTCTAATATCAATGGATTCGGTGACGATATTGGAAAAATCACAAATCGTATCACCACAATGTTTGATGTGCGAAGTAAATTTGAGCCAGGAAGCCGCGAGTACGAAGAATTAACATATCGCATTAAATGCGGCCAGCTATATCAGCAGGCGTCGATTGATCGCATAAAGGGTATTTCTACTACTCCGATGCCTCAATACTGGTATGACAATAAGGCTTGTGTTGTTAAAGAGGATGATAACCCAGATGTTGTTGAGGACAAGAAGTTCTGGGCACGTATTTGTGCTTGGCGCAAACCTTATTTTATGAGCTACATTTACCCCTCTCAGATGAAGGACTATAAAAAGTATGTGGCTGCAGCTCGTAAGAGAATTAAATGGGAAGGTTTTGATGGCCTTGACGAGATGATGAAAAAGGAAGTCAAGAATGATGTTGATGAAGTTGTTATCCAATATTACCTTTACCGTATGCCCGTCGGTGTTAATTCCTGCACTATGAATCGTCTGTGCTGGATTATTGAAGATGAACTTGAAGAGTTTGAAGATGATTTGAAAAAGAAGCGTAAATTTGATTACGATTCTCTCAAGTCTGGTGATGAATATAAAAATTCTCAGTATTATGGTATTCGCCCTATCTTTAAAGAATATCTTCGATACGCACGAACAAACTCTGTTATCGACAATTCAAATACCAAGAACAAGGAAACCGGCGCAGATCGAATTGAGAAGTTGAATTTTTACAACGAAAATATGTTGCGTACCATGCATCAAAAATGTTCTGATGATAATATCCTTTGTGATATTTTGTTGGACCTCTGTAAGAAAAACGCCTCAAGTGTCTCGATTGTATGGGCTCTATTTCCTGATATTATTATTAAGCGTCTCTTTGATAAGGCTGGCAACAAGGCCCATGTTCTTGTTAAGGACGATAATGGTGATGTTGAATATTGTAGTGAGCGTTATAAAGACGTGTTAGTCGATATGAACAAAATTAAAGAGGAGGATGCGAATGGTAGTATTGAATGAACGTGAGTATGCAGAAGAACTGCTTCAAAAAGATGTGACTTGCAGAACCGCCGGGCACGCTTTACATTATATTGCAAAGCTTTATTTCTCTCAGGGGTACTCTAAGGAAGAAGTCAAGAAGAAGCTTGATGATTTTCTTGTGGCTCATATGTTTGGATATAATAGAGTTTTAGATGAGAACTTTATCGTGCAAGCGATTGCGTCCGCCAAAGGAAAACAATTGGTTGAACTTGATGGAGTAAGTGTTACAAAGTCTGAAACCCAGAAAATTCTTGCCTTGGATGGGAAACCGATGCAACGGCTCATGTTCACAATGCTTTGTTTGGCTAAGTTTCATATGGCTGTAAACAACAAGTGTAATTATTGGATTACGGAAGATACACGAGATATTTTCCGTATGGCTGGTGTTTCTGTAAATGTAGATAAGCAGAATGAAATGATTCGAGAACTGCGCAATCTTGGTTTTATTGGTTTTGCCAGCTTAAAGAAGATTGACAACTTGAACATTCATGTGTTAATCGCAGACGAAGAACCGCCTATCGCAGTTACAGTATCAAATTTCGAGACTGCTGGGATTCAGTGGAATCAGTTTTGCGGAAAGCCATACATCAGGTGTGAATGTTGCGGTCGTACCGTTGCTCGGACTGGGCGCAGACAAAAATATTGTCGTAAGTGCGCCAAAAGCATCAATATTGAGAAAACATCTCAAAATAGAAAAATGTTTGATTTATAAATCGTGCATTTTTGTATTATTTTAACACAGATACGTTGTATTTTTACATATTTATATAAAATCATTACGGGATAGTTATGGTAGGGAGAGAGCGAGGACGCTTGTTTTCTTCCTACCTATTTTATTTTGAAGGGATGTAATGACCTAAATGATCGAAATCACCAAAGCAGAAGCCAAGGAAATCCGTAAGGTTTATCCGCATGTCTTTATTGCAAAGACTCGTCACAAGCGTTTTATTGAGGAGTCTGTCCGCTATCTGGAGTTGATTCCGTTTAATATTGAAGCTCGTGAAATTGTTGAGCGTGCCAAGCGTGGCATTCGAGACTAATTTATGAAAGAACGAGGTACAGACTTTTGATTTTGAAATTCAGCTGCCCGAGGAGATCACTAACCTGATGAATGGTGGCGGTCTCCCCTCTCCTGAGATGATGAACTTCTATGTTGACGAGAAGGATCGCATCTTCTTTATTGACTTTGAGATTGACCAGTCTCTGATTGAGATTGAGCGCAAGATTCTGCAGTACAACCGTATCGACAAGGATGTCCCTGTTGAGCAGCGCAAGCCTATTAAGCTGTTTATTTACAGCTATGGTGGCGAGCTGGACGCCATGTTCAGCTTTATTGATGTTGTTGCACTGAGCAAGACTCCTGTTTGGACGATTAACGCAGGTATTGCAATGAGCGCTGCTCTTGTGATGCTGTTGTCTGGTCAGAAGCGCTTTGCCCTGCCTCATTCTACTGCACTGATTCACAGTGGCTCTGGCGGTACTCATGGTACTTTTGAGCAGTCTAAGATGGCTATGGACTACTATGAGAAGCAGGTTGTAAAGATGCGTGAGTATATTATGGCTCATTCTACTATTGATAAGAAGACTATGACCAAGAATAAAGCGAAGGATTGGTATCTGGACGCTAATGAGCAGGTCAACTTTGGCATTGTAGATAAGATTTGCGATGATGTGGATGAATTCAATTAAGGGAGAGTTATAATATATGGCTTCTGATAAGACTGAAATGCGTAAGAAGAAGGATGTCCCGCAGAATCTGGATGAATATCCTACTTTTTATGGAATGACGCTCGATCCGGAACAGAAAATCTTTAGGGACGCAATCTGGAATCCCGATATTGATGTTGTGTTCTGTAATGCCCGTGCTGGTACTGGTAAAACTACGATTGCTGTCGGTGTGGCGAATTTGTTAGTTCAGTATGGACTATATAATGGTATCGCATATATTGTTTCTCCTACACAGGAAGAGAAGCAAGGCTATCTTCCCGGCACGCAGGAACAGAAGAGTGCTCCGTATATGGAACCACTTTATCAGGCACTTGAGACTATTGGCGTTAATCCAAATGTTGCGATGATTGTTGATGATAATCCTGAAAGTCAGAAATATGGTGCGTATATTCAGTGTGCAACTCACACATATATGCGCGGCATCACCTTTGACAAAAAAGTAATCTTGCTCGATGAAACGCAGAATTTCTATCTAAGTGATCTTTTGAAGGTTATTACCCGGTTGAAGGATTCATGTAAACTTGTCGTAATCGGTCATACAGGCCAGTGTGACTTGTACAAAAATCCGCAAAACAGTGGTTTCCTTCCATATCTTGAACACTTTAGAGGTCATGATAGAACTGCGATTTGTGAACTTCACACAAATCATCGTGGATGGATTAGTACATGGGCGGATATGATTCAGTTTAATCGCTAAATCATTTCAAAATTGAAATAAAATATAAGGGAGAATAGAATTATGGTTGCTAAGAAGAGTGTTGTTTTTAAGAACGCTATTATTGATACTGCCGAGGGTACTATCACCGAGATTACCAAGGATGGCGAGAATGTCTTCAATCTGAATGAAGCTCTGGCAAAGTGGGATGGTATTGAGGGTGTCACCATCAATATTTCCACTTCTGATGAGCTGCTGGGCGACCCGGCTTGATGCCAATGGGTTGCTATAATAAACGGCCAGAAGAAACGAGCGATGACTTCTTTGTAAGAATCGGGAATGCTGTTCTGGCTAGAGAGTTGACTTGGGATGGCGCATCCAAGGTGCTCAATGATGAGTTGGGTAAGAATTTTGGTGAGTGCGCATATCGCAAGCGTTTTAAGGCATTCCGTGCGGGTATGCAGTATCAGGAGTCCTTATCTAATAGAGATGTGGGAACCTGCATTCTGTCTATTTCCGACCTACATATTCCATTCCAGAAGTCCATTGAGACTTTTAGTGAGTATGCTGGAAAGATTGATATCCTTCAGATAAACGGGGATCTGGTAGATGCGCAGGCCATTTCTCGTTTCAATAAGGTGTATCGTAAGAGTCCAATGGAGGAAATTCTGATTGCACGTCAGTATATGATTGACCTAATTGAGATACTTCAGCCTAAGAAGGTTGTTGTAAATTATGGTAATCATGACTTACGTTTCCAGAATTATCTTGCTAAGAATCTGGACACCGACTTGCTTGAACTGATGCCAAAGACATCTTTGGAGCTTATTTTTGTTGATGGCTTTAACCATTACAACAAGGAGCTTCATACAAAGGTTCATTACGACCCTCTGACTGATGTTTTTAAGGATAGTGGTATCGAGATTGTTTATAACGATACTTGGTTTAGTTTCGTTGGTGAAACAATTTTTGTGCATCCACTTGCTTATTCTAGCGGTATGTTGAAAACAGCAGAAAAGGCATATCGGTATTTCAAGGATAATGATTATTTCTTTGATACTATCGTGATGGCACACACTCATAAAACAGGTCATTATGATATCGGTAATTCTGTAATTTATGAGCAGGGCTGTTGTTGTGAGACATCAAAAATGGATTACGCAGATGGAAAATTAACACCATCTCAGCGAGAAGGATTTATTCTGGTTTATCAGGATAAATTCGGAAGGCTGAATGAAGATAAGACGCACATTGTACGTCTAAATTAAAAAGTGGTGAGCCCCTACCACTAAATGGGGACCCAAAAAAGAAGTATGACCGCAAGGTCTGCTTGTGACATCATTGATTGTCTCCTTTTCTATGCCCGTAGGCTAATGTCTACGGGTTTTATGTGCCAGTGTAGTTCAGTTGATAGAACGCGGGTTTTGTACTCCCGATATCGCAGGTTTAAGTCCTGTCATTGGCTCCATGCCACTTTAACTCAGTAGATAGAATAATGTGTTCGTACCACATATGTCGTAGGTTTGATTCCTACAGGTGGCTCCAAGCTGTGCGGTCAATAGTTGCTACCGCCTAGACCAACTCAATCTACGGATGGTTGGATGCAAAGTAGTTCTGTAGAACGAAATGATAAGCTATTCGTGTTTCGCTACGTTAATGCGAAGCTTTAAAAGTCTAAAACAAGCGTTTTATCAACACGAGAACAATTCAACTAGCTCGGACGGATTGATGGATGCTTGTTTTATTATGGGTCAGTATATCCAGTGGCGAAGATAGCGGACTGTAACTCCGTGACATTAGAAACATCGTTGGTTCGACTCCAACCTGGCTCACCAAAGATTGTACGGCTATTCCCTACACCTTTATATAAAGGTAGCTGTGCAGGAAAGTAGGGTTATTGTGCGGCCTTACTCAAGTGGTTGAAGAGAACGGTCTTGAAAACCGTTAGGTCGGTAAACCCGATGCCAGAGTTCGAATCTCTGAGACCGCGCCAGTCCTTCTCCCGGAGGGCCTATATTATACCGGTTCCCTACCACCGGCTAAAAGGTAGGTTTTATGCGCCTATAGTTTAATTGCTTAAAACAGCAGACTCTAAATCTGCCTCTTGGGAGTTGAAGTCTCTCTGGGCGTGCCAAAAATGGCTTCCAATTCGCGGTTGGAGGCAAGTCCGAAGTCGATCTATGATTAACCTGTGATGCGCACACGATTAAGAAATAGATGACATTTAGGCATTATATAACGCGGGATACAGCAGTCTGGTAGCTAATCGTCCTCATAAGTCGAAAGTCGTTGGTTCAAATCCAACTCCCGCACCCAACATCTCCCCTTTCGCAAGCCTATCGCCAGTTTTCTACTCCCTCTGGCGGTAGGTTCTTTTATGAACAGTCCTGCCTGTGTATTTCAGGTGGCACGGTCGGCGTAAAGCTGGCCGTAAATACAAAATTTAGCCGATTCGTCGGCAGGACATAAGTCCACATAGATGATAAAGACCTCGGCTCACTACGGTGTAAAATGCTGAGGTCGAATTTTGAACAGAACCTATTAAGCCTCTCGACGATGCGTATCATGATAGGTCTTTTATAGAAGGAAACACTCTCGGCCTCTGTTTTACAAGCACATTAGAGGGTGTATTTGTTGCCGTAGGATGTGCGCACGTTCTACGGCTTTTATTTTTGAACGGAAAGAGGTGACTAAATGCCGCGTAAGAAAAAAGTCATAGACCAAGATATTATTCTTGAGGGGACAGAAAACAAGAAGACTTTTAAATGTTTACGTTGTGGAAAAGAATATGACGTGGCAGTTGGTCACTTTTATAAAATTACATATTCAAGTTTATGGAAAGCAAATGATTGTTACGCGCCTATTTGTAAGGATTGTGTGAACGAGATGTTTGATGAATATTCTCGTAAATTTGGAAGTGATCGTACTGCCTGTATGATCATGTCTCATGTTTTAGACGTACCATTTTACAATTCACTTTTTGATTCAATTAGTCAAAATAATGGCCGTGTAACGATGGGCTTGCTACTTCGGATTATCGGAAACGCTCGTAACTATCAATTTCAAACCTTCTCTAATACTCTTGTAAATGGAGAACTGAACAAGAATGCTCTTGATCTACAGGAAGAGAAGGAACAAAAGTGGTCGAAAGCAGAGATTCAAGCAAAGGATGATTGTATTTCTGTTATTGGATATGACCCGTTTGATGGCTATAACGAAAGTGACCGTCGCTATTTGTTTAGTGAACTCATCAAGTATTTTGAGGATGGTATTGAGGACGACCCGTTCAAGCTATCCCAGATTGTTCAGGTCGTGAACAATAATAATCAGATTCGACAAATTGATTTGCAAATTGCTCGTCTGAACCCGATGAATTCGGCAGAAGCAATCAAGAGCCTGAATGATATCAAGGTTAAGCTGGTTTCTAACAACGATAAGATTGCTAAGGAAAATGAGATTTCTGTCAAGAACCGTTCCAATAAGGATGCCGGACGTAACACACTTACCTTCTTAATGAAGGATATGCGTGAAAAGGATATTGCTGGCGCAGAAGCAAACTTCTACGACCAGTTACGGTCTCCGGGCACTCAATGGGCGGCAGATATGAGTGTTAAGGCGATCAAGGAAAATGCTTTCTTTGACGAAAATGACATGCAGGAAATTTTCGATACACAAAGAGAACTAATTGATAAGTTTCAGAAAGAAAGTGATGACGCTAAGGAAAAATACAGGCTGTCTCTTATCGAGAATCAGCGGCTCAAGGAGCTGTTGGAAGATGCCGGTATTGACGCAAGCGCAAAAGATACGGATGGTGATACCGTATGAGGATGAAACAAAGAGCGCCTATCATTACAGCCGTAAAACGTAAGATTTATGAGTGTGATGCGGCAACGATTGCATTCTATCGGCGTAATCCTGTTATTGCGGCCAGAGATTTGTTAGGCATCCAACTATTTGACGCTCAGGCATATATGCTGGAACAAAGCTGGAATGCAAGTCATGTTCTTTGGGCGTGTAGTCGAAATTTTGGTAAGTCTTTTGTAGGTTCAGTTTTTATTCTACTGAAGGCTATGTTGTATGAAAACCAAGCTATTTATATTGTAAGTAGCGTTGGTGATCAGAGTAAGGAAACTTTTAATAAAATCGAAGAAATTGTTACTCGTGTTGGTAAAACAGCTGCGTCTATCCGTAGTTTGCAAGATATTGCAGAGAAAGAAACGAAAAAGTCTGCAACCAATAAGAGTGGATTTAGTCATAATCCCGCCGGGTATGTTGTTGAGTTTTACAACGGTAGCTCCATTAACACGCTAAACTCTAACCCGGATTCCAACCGATCCCGTCGTGCAACTCTTGTGTTTTTTGACGAGGCTGCATTTTGCTCCGACGAACTGATTGTTGTCTGTGAAGCTTTTGCCACTCAGAATACTGACTTCGTGACTGATACGGATGACTCTTATAACCCTGAAACCCAGCCTCGCAAGGTTCCTACACAGCTTGTGTATGCTTCGAGTCAGGATACAATGGATAAACTATTCTATCGTTATTACAAAAACTTTGCAAAGCGTATGATTGCCGGTGACCGTGATTATTTTGTTTGTGACATGATTTGTGATGTTGCAATTCAGGTTTATATGAACGGAAAGCCGTACAAGGCTCTGCTAACGAGAGATAAAGTTGAAGCAGCTCTAAAGTCAAATAAAATGAAGGCGTTGCGTGAATATTATAATCGCCCAAGCCGTGATGGTGGTGTAAACCAGATTATCAAATGGGGTACAATTCGTCGCAATGAGCGAAAGTATATACCACAGCTTTATTGGGATAAGAACTACCAGTATATTCTTGCGTTTGATCCTGCCCGCACAATGGATAACTCTATTGTTGGCGTTATGCGCATTTATAACGATCCAGAAAACGGCATGTGTGGCGACATTATAAATTGCGTGAACATGGTTGATCTTGCGAACGAGAAAAAATTCAAGCTCGATTCTAATCGTCAGCTTGAGCAGTTACATGAGTTGATTCTACATTACAATGGTCAAAATCCTGATTACGAGTACATTGATAGATTGATGATTGACCAAGGTGCTGGCGGCGGTGGCACTTCCACATATGCTGACGGTTTACTTAACAATTGGACTGATAAAACAGGCACAGAACATCGTGGTTTTATCGACGCAAATCATGAATTATATGAAGGATATGATACCCGTTACCCAGATGCTGTTGATAAGCTACGTCTAATTAGTCCTCGTAAATTCCGTACTGCAATGGTTGAGGAATTTATTGAGCTGATGAATCTTGGTGTCATTCATTTCCCTCTTGAATACAACGGCGGAGATTATGTTCAGGTAGTAGACGGTGTGGATAAATCAACTGGTCAAGAAATTTTGAAGACGCATGAACTTTCCTTAGAGGAACAGACTGCGTGGGTTAACATCGACTTGATGAAGAACGAGATCACAAGTATTTAGAAAACGACAAACTCTGAAAATACGACCGTAACATATGCTTTGGCACCCGATGTTGCCAACAAAATTCACGATGATAGGTTCTATGTTGCAATTTTACTTGCTCATCGTCTATACGAATTACGTCGTAAGGATAAAGTGCGCCAGTCTGCGGTGGAGACAATGACTGCTCCGCCGATTTGTATTTCTAACATTGACTTCTAAGCAGAGGAGGTGAAAATGTGACAAGAAAGAAAAAGGAAGATTTTGATGTCGTGACTGCTTCACAGACAGATGACGGTACTGTTGTTATTACCTCTTTGAATGAGCTTTCAGAAGAGAGAATGAACAATGTTATCCGAAATGCAGTTGCGTCTTATGACCCTGAGAACAAGCAGTACAGTACATATTTGAAAATCTCAGCCTCCTCTGAAACGCTTACGGTTGATCGAATTGATGAACTTGCACGAGGGTTACAGTCAAGCCTGACGAATGTGCAGACGGTAAATGGAATTATTCGTAATTACATCAATAAAGATGACCTGATTGGTATTACTTATGACGCGATTGAAGCGAATGTTAATACGGAGTTCAAATGCAGTTTCGCTCAGTTCCCTGAACAGCGTAATAAGACAAAACAGGTAAATTACGCCCGTGAAGTGATTGATGACTTCAACGCACAAATCAATGTGCGAAGTCTGCTACGTGCCGCCATTCCGATGACTTACTCAGAGGGCACTTATATTACATATCTGCGTCAGAAGGATGAGAACTACATTGTAGACTATTACCCTCTTGGTATTGCTGAGATAAGTGATTACCTATCAAATGGACAGCCTGTTGTGCTTATTAACATGTCTAAACTGAAATCTGCTTTGAGCAAATCTATGCTGAAGGACAAGAAGAATAAAGCACTGTTCTTTGAAAATCAGGAGACTGAGATTCAGAACAACTATCCAGATGAGGTGTATCAGGCATTTAAGAATGGTGATACATACGCAAAATTGGATGTTGACCATTGTGGCGTGATTCGTATTGGCAATATGGGACAAAAATATGGTGTCTCTCCCCTGTTTCGCGCCTTACGTCCGGCATTGATGCTTGAGACCTTTGATACTTCAGACCGTGTAAATGCTAAGGCTAAGGCAAAGAAAATCATCTGGCAACAGCTTGACCCTGAGTTGATGGGGCCAAACAAAGATAAAAAGGGCTTCTCCGAACAAGTGACAGCGCACGATAACCTGCTGCGTGCATGGAAGCAAAATACCGTGCTTGTGACGACCGCTCCTTATGTAAAGGATATCAAGTATGTTGAGCCAAAAGTTGAGATGACAAATATCGAGACTGTCAAACAGTATCGCAATCGAGAAATGGCTGCTTTGGGTATTAGTTTCTTGAATACTGATGGTCAGCAGACTGTTTCAACTGCAAAGGTGTCTCTTGACCAGCTGATGAAAAATATCGGTAAGATTGCAGAACAGATTGAAGATGTATTAAAACGATGGTATCGTATTCGCCTTGAAGATGCAGGTGTAGACCCGATGTACTGCCCTGATGTGAAGGTCTCTACTACTGAAATGATGGGTATGGAGATGAAGAAGGCGATTGCTCAGTTCCTATTTACTACTTTGAACTGTTCTTACAAGACTGCTTACGAGTATATGGGACTTCATGCTGAGGACGAATTACGCAAGCGTCAGGCTGAGACTGAGGAAGGTTATGACGATGTATTTGTGGCTCGCCAGACATCTTATACATCGACAGGTAATTCCGGCGGTGGTGGTGACAGTGATAAAAAGACAGGTCGTCCAAAGGGCGAGGAAACTGAAAAACAAATTTACGACCAGCAGAGAAATGAAGATAGTAAGTGAGGTGATGAACGATGAGTAAGGAGTATTTCTATAGTAGAAATATCTGTTGCTCTGAGATTACGGAGCATCCAGACCACTATCTTGCCAAGTTTGTCATCTGTGATTTCTCAGTAAATGGGAATCAGGTTGCTTTAAACCGTGACACCATTGAAAGTTGGATGAGTACATTGGTTGGCAACCCGCTTGTTGGTAAGTTGGTCGTAGCTCCAAAGGGTGAACTGGATTTTTCCGGTCACAATATGAAAGTCGTCACCAGAAAAGACAACGATGGCAATGAATACAAGACTGCCGAATTTGACACTGATGCATTCGGTAGTTTTCAATCAGTCGGTATCGAGAAAATTGACGATACCGACTTTATTGTTGCCTCTTGTAAGATCTGGAAGCGATATCCAAAGGCTTGTGCGACGATTCTGCGCCGTATTGAGAGCGGCACGTTAAACACCAGTTGGGAAATTGATGTGCTGAAAGCTCATAAGGGAATCGTGGGTGGTCGCATGGCAAAAATCATTGACGATGGTGTGTTTACTGCACATTGCTTGCTTGGTGCAAATGTTGAACCGGCATATAAGTGCTCTAAACTGCTTGAAGTCGCTGAAACCGATTTTGGTCTTGAATTGGCAAATGCCTATATCGAGGATACAAAAGAGATTTCAAATATAGAATCTAATGAAAAGGAGGCAAAAAATTTGGAACTGAATAAGGATAAGGAGACTCAGACCGCACAGGTTGAGAATCCAACCGAGACTGAGCAGGCAGAGCAGACTTCAGTTGGCGAGCCTGATGCCGCACCTGCTACTGAGCCCACTACTCCGGCAGAGCCTGATGTTCAGACTTCCGAGGAAGGCGGTGAAACCCCTCCCCCGACTGAACCTGAAACCGGCACTGAGCCTGCTGGTGAGCCAGAGCCGGAGTCTACCCATGAGACTTCCAGTTTGACCGGTCATGACCTGTACGAGAAGCTGAATGAGGCTGTTGTGAAGTTTAATTCAGATATGTATCTAGCCGAAGTGTTCCCCGAAGATCACACTATCTGGTGTAAGAAATTCGGTCGTTGTATGAACGATTTGGATTACATCATGTTCTCTTACACCGTTGAGGGTAACGAGGTTTCTCTTGGCGAGCCGCAGCATATCACTCTGACTGTTTCTATTTCTGATGTTAACACCAAGATTGCGGAGCTGAATAGCACTATTGCAAGTCTGAATACTGAACTGCAGAGCGCAAAAGAAGAGGTTGCTTCTCTGACTCCATATAAGGACCAGGCAGAGAAGGCAGAGGCAGAAAAGGTGGCTGCAGAGCTTGCACAGAAAAAGGAGGATCTGCGTCAGTACGCACTCTCCAGCAAGATGATTACTGAAGCTGAAGTTTCCGAGGGTGGCAATTACGCAAGTTTGATTGAGAATCTGGACGAGACCGGCATCAAGAATGTGATTGCCGAGCGTTGCGTTGAAGCTGCCAAGAAGGCGCCTGCTGAAAAGAAGATTGAGACCTCTGAGGTACATAAGTCTGAGAGCATCAAGCTGAATTTGAATGAAACCAAGTATAACACCACTAACGCTAACAAGCGTGATGCATGGCGGGAATATTTGGGTAAGTAATAACATTTAAGAGAAAGGAAAAATATTATGATTCGTGAACTGATGGTAAACGGTGCGAAGAATATTCCCGCTAACTATGCCGCAAAGGTCGATATGGTCACCGGCATGGGTGTCCAGGTTGACCACAAGGCTGGTCAGGTTAAGTTCCCTGACGCAGCTACCGCTGAGGGTATCGAGATGGTTGCCCATGAGTTTATCCCGGAGGGCATCTATGCAAGCCAGACTAATTTTGATGACTATGATAAGATGGCAACCGAGATTAAGGCAGGTGTGCTGGTGAAGCGTGTTCCTCTGTATGCTGGCGAGCTGTACGGCACCGACCAGTACAAGGATGGCGATGCACAGGATACCAATATCGGCAAGCTGCTGGAGGTCAATATTGACGGTAAGTGGCAGGTTGCTACTACTGGTACTTCTCGTTTTGAGTTTGCTGGTGTGATGGACGACAACGGCCACAAGCTGATTATGATCAGTGTGCTGCCCGAGGCAAAGACTGTTGCTTGATTGAGAGAAAAATCTTGAATATGATACGTGAAATTTAAGGCTATCGTCTTTGGACGGTAGCTCTTTTATTTTGCGCGAAGAGAAAGGAAATGAATTATGGCACTGAATATTGAAGTGGCCGAGCTGATGAAGCAGCCTGGTCGTGTTTATGAAGTTGCTGAGAAGACTCAGTACAATCGCGCTATGGATGCCGAGGACAAGGAAATTGCAGAGGTTGTTGGCGCTCATGTTGAGGAGCTGATTGACAAGGGCGATCCCAATAAGGAGATTGCTCAGTTTGTTAACCGCACCGTGACTGATGAGCTGTATGGTGCACCTGACGAGCTTCTGGACTCCATGTTTGAGCGTGGTAATGTTGGTGAGTTTGATGACTACGAGGCAGGTCGTACTGTTAAGAATACTCTGAAGGCTTATGATGCAGCTAATGGTGGCAATGTGCCGAAGTCTTACCTGCACTACGAGACCATTAAACCCGTCTGGCGTAATAAGCAGATTGAGGCTGATCTTAGCTTTGTGGAAGTAAGACGTAATGCTTGGAAGAGTGTGGCAACTCTGACCACCTTTATGACTGAGGCTCTGAAGAACCAGATGTTCTATGACATTTTCAGCATGGTTGATGACGCTATCACTGGTGGTGAGCAGAAGATTGATGCACAGGGCAAGGAGCCCACTATGCAGGACATGGACGCTCTGGCTCTGTATCTGAATGAGTACGCCGATGGTGGTAATCCCTTCACTGTCAGCCTGATGAAGTATTGTGCCAAGATGCGTCGTATGACCGGTTACGCTGAGTATCTGTCTGACGCAGCTAAGGACGAGTTCAACCGTTATGGTCTTGTTAAGACTTATGATGGTGTTGCTATTACTGGTATTAGCTCTGCTAAGAAGCTGGGTGATGGTTCCCTGCTGATCCCGGATTAAATTTATGTAAATTTACGTAATATAGTCCAGTCGTGATGTAAGTCACGATAACAAATACACATTGAATTGCTGGAAAACCCTAAAACTACAATTACCAAAGCAGAAGGATGAAATATGCCTAGATGGACGGTTGCGAAAGTAGAAAGAAAATTGTAGATGATGCATGGTTAAAACCTAAACATTAAAAATAATGGGCAATCAGCAGCCAAGCTCCGAAAAGGAGAAGGTTCAACGACTATCCGCGTGGGAGCGGTTAGGATGCAAGTGTTTGGCATCCGAAGTGGTGTGCCCCAGTTTTTACTGGGTGAAGATATAGTCTTCACTCGTATGAAAATACGAGGTTGCTAGATGCAACAAGAACGGAGTAGCGTCCGGTATAATGTTTATCTAATATTTAATTTGACCAGATGTTGTGTAGAATGTCTGGCTTTTATTTTGCAAGAAAGGAGGTAGCATGGATGACACCAATGAGAACGACAGAAGACTTCAAAAAAGAAGTGTTTGATGTAAACCCAAATTTTGAAATTTTATCCGAATATAATGGTCTTCGAAAAAAGATTACCAGGAAATGTAAAGTATGCGGTGATGTACGTGAAGTACAGGCAAGAATGTTGCTTGATAATCGTGGGTGTCAAGCATGTGTTGCCTCTAAACGTGGAGCAGAAAAAAGAAAGTCGCCAATACAATTTTCCACGGAGCTGTTTGAAGTAAATCCTAATATTGAGTTGTTATCTGAATACACAACAAACAATGCGAGAGTGCATTGTCGTTGTAAACTTGATGGGCATGAGTGGAATGGCATACCTCATACATTGCTTGATGGACATGGGTGTCCAGAATGTTATCGACGGATTGCAAACAGACGAACGGAAGATGAATTCTTAAAAGAAATGCGTGAACGATTTCCTACTATTCATGTTCTTTCAAAATATGTCCGTGTTGCTGTGAAAGTGGATTTTGCATGTGATGTTTGCGGTTACCATTGGACCGCAATTCCTGATACGATACTTAATAATAAAAATTCTGGTTGTCCAAAATGTGCTGGGAGAGCACATATTTTAGAGTCTGAAATGATAGAACGACTAAGAACGGTTTCTCCAAGTGTTGAGTATTTGAGCGGATATAAAAATATATTATCTCATGCAAATTTTAAATGTAAGAAATGTGGTTACAAATGGTCAACAGCTGTCAATTCAGTTCTTGGCGGGCATGGATGTCCAAAGTGTTGTTCTTCTCATGGTGAAGAAAAAGTATGCAATTATCTCGATAGTCATGGCATTGATTACATACGAGAATACCATTTTAAAGATTGTAAAAATGAACGGCAGCTTCCTTTTGATTTCTATATACCATCAAAAAACACTTGCATTGAATACGACGGGCAACAACATTTTATGCCTGTTAGGTTCAGCAAGAGTGTAACCGAATCCGACTCTATTAGTACATATAAAAGTCAGCAAAAGAAAGATTCTTTAAAAACAGAATATTGTAATCATAATGGAATCAAACTTATCAGAATTCCCTACACAGATTTTGATAATGTAGAAAATATTTTAGATAAACATTTTTCTTAAAAATTTTGGAAACGTATTTATGGTATTGCGGGCAAGATCGGAAGACTTGACATGAAGGGTGAGACTCATACTTACGAGGATCACGACAACAACAACGAAAAGATCCATCTGATGGTCAAGGACTTCACCTTCGGCTATAGCATTGATCATATCGAGCGCGTTGCTAAGATTGTTCTGCAGTAATTTTTACCAAAGGCAAATTTGAGCGGGGACTTTGCGGTCTCCGCTTTTATAGAAAAGGAGACAAATTATGAGTTCCGTGATGGAAAAGAAGTTTATTGACGTTCTGAACTGCGACGATAACGTGGTTACCATTTCGTCACTGAACGGTAAGGGTTATACTTTCGAGCCCGGTAGTGTGGAAGATCCTTGTGTGATTCCTATTCCGCCGGAGGAGATTATGTATATGAATAGCACTTGTTCTGCGTTCAAGAATGGTGTTCTGCGTTTTCGCCCTGAAGAGCAGAATGAAATCTTTAAGGCTATTGGCATTAAGGGCGACGATGTTCTATTCATTGAAGATATCGACAATGCGATTCTAAATCCCACTGTCGAGAATCTTCAGCGTATGATTGACATTAAGGATGGTGCTCAGTTTGAGCGTATTCGTGGTCGCTTTTATCGTATGACCAATGCCGGTGAAGATCTGTCTACCAAGGTTAAGCGCCTGATTGACGAGCGTTATAAGGAGCTTCGTGCTGGAAAGCGTAACAGTGAGCTGTCTGTCGTACCTGCAACCAAGTCTGCTGATAATGTTCAGGCCGAACTTGAAACTGCAAAGAATCAGATGGCTGAAATGCAGAAGCAGATGCAGGCTATGATGGCACAGATGCAGGCTATGATGGCAGGCGCACAGACTGTTGCACCGGATAATTCTGTAGAAAAGACTACTGTCAAGCGTGGCCGTAAGAAGGCAGAGGCAGAAAAGGCGGAGGTTGTTCCCGCCGAGTAAGATTGGAGGGATAATGTGACCGCATTTTCGGAAATATACGATAAGTTCTACGAGCTGGTCGAAACTGATAGTAATTTCTTTCAGTATTTTGACCTGAGCGAGAATGAAGTGCGAGATCTTGTACATGACCGTGCAAAAAGTTATTTGATGGAGTCACTTTCTGTGATTACCAGAAACATTGAACCGGAAGAGGATTTTAGTTTCGATGATTACGATTCAGAACTAGAAGAGTTTAATTCAGATCTCACATTCGATGAGATTGATATGTTAGCGCATTTGATGTTGGAGCAACATTTTAAGCGTGAGTTTGGGAAGTTGAAAGCATTTAGCGCACAGGACCTTCCTACGAGTTTACAAGTATTCTCCCCTGCTAATGAGCGCACGAGTATTCGTGCTCTTGTGAAAGACATTCACGAGGAGAATATGACGATGTTAGACAACTATATGGCAAAAGACCGCTCGACCCGTAAGCGTAAGACCATCGACTATGATACATACGCTTCCTACTCTGAGTAAGGAGGTGTACCGATGGACTTTTATACAAGGGCACGAGCTGTTGGTGGTGCCGCAAAAATGTCTAACAAAAAGGATGTCAAAATTGCTTTTGCAAAGCGAGATTTTGCTGCACATTTTAAAGATAGCGTTGATTATGAGGATAATGCTCTTGTGAATGGTTTACCTCAGAAGCTGGTTGTTAGTCGCAGTAATAGTATTGCTAAGGAAAAGAAAATCTGGGCTTATCCTGGTGATTCTTTGAATCTTGGCGACATTGTTGACTGCTACAATTGTAAATAGCTGGTAACTGAGATTGAGCCAAACGATGAAATTTTTCTTCGTGGAAAAATGGAGCTGTGTAACCGTCAAATCCAATGGCAAAATCCGATTACTGGTGAGATAGTCTCTCGTTGGGCAACACTGAGTAAGCCTTATTACGCAAATAATAAGGAGATTATTATGACTTCATTGAGTCAACGTGAATATAAAGTACAGATGCCTTTTGATGACGAGACCGCACTGATTGACCTTGATAAGCGCTTTATGTTGGAAATTATCAATGGCGAGCCGAAAACGTATGTTACGACTTCTGTTGACCAGAGTACAGAGCGTTACGAACTGCATGGTAAAACACAGGGATTCCTTGTGTTGAACATCCGGCAGGATCAGTATAACAGTAAGACGGATAATGCTGAGAAGATGATTTGTGATTATTTTGAGCCAAACAAAATCGACGAATCAGAAATAGATTCTCGTGTGACTGCTACTATAAAGTATGTAGGAAAACCAGAGGTTCGTATTGGTGGTTCTTGGAAAAAATTCTCTCCTATGTTCACAAGTGTTGCTGGCGAGGAAATTACTGAGATTGCTAAGTGGAAGTTCGTTTGCCTTGAGGAATTCAAGGAATTTGTAGAAATGCAGAGTACCATAGATGGTGTTTTTAAAATTCGTATTTTAAATAATAGTATCATGGACGGCGCAACTGTAAGAATTTCTTTGACGAATGCAGATGGTACAGCAAATGCATCCATTGAATGTAAGGTGGTGAGTTTGCTGTGACAACGAGTGAATTGATTACTGATTATAAAAACAAATTGGCCTTGAAGCTGGTTAATACTGATGGGCTTGTTGAAGCGATGGGCAATGATGACATTGAAGAGCCTGACGAGGCGATTTATACATACATCTTCCCATACTTCCATATTCCTGACACGATTGAGGCAGCGCACAGCTATATTTGTTTTAAGGTAAATATGACTGACCGAAGCAACGTCAACGACTGGTATGAAAACTTCACACTTACTGTGTGGGTTATTGTGAACCAGGCGCTGATGAAAATGAAGGGCCATGGTGGTGCAACACGAGTTGACTATCTGAGTGGTCTTGTGGAAAAAGAACTACACGGCAGTACAATTTTTGGAATCAAACAGCTTAAAATCACATCCAATATCGAGGACAATATGGATTTACACCATCGTGTGCGAATTATGACGTTCAAGACGCAGGATTTGGATGACCTTGTGGGGTGTGGCTGATGGAGCTTCGGGAAATGTACGAGCCAAGCTTGATGCGCGGAAGAGACTTTAAAATCAACGACAAAATTACGATTCACATGCCTTCGGTCGGTGACATCATCGATTATGGTGAGCAAAAGTATTTTCAGTTGGTTTATTTATTCTGTTCTACATCGAGCGATTACAAGGCACAGCTTGACTCTGTTGGAATTGATTGGCAGAAGATTTCGGACTTTGAAATGTTCCGGCAACTTTTTATAGGCAATAAAGATCAAGATATGTCTATTTTGCTTGGCGATATGGACACTTCTGGGTTTATGATGGCGAAAGATAACATAAGTGGTGAGATCGTATTACACAACAGGCTTACGGACACTCGTATTGACCATGTGGTGTATGAAACGATTTCTCAGTACCTATGTGCTGCGAATGGAATTGAAAAGCATTCCGAGTTTGCTGCTGACGAACCGACAAGAATTGCAATGATAGAGGAAGCCAGAGACAACTTGGAGTATCAAAAAATTAAGCGTTATGAACCACACCTTGCGGAGCTTGTGCTCTCGATGGCGTGTTCGTCTGGCTTTAAAGCAGATTACTTCAAGGCTATGGATTACCCTATGAGTGTATTCATGAATCATGTAAGAAAGATTCAGCAAATAAAAAGTTACGACAATACGATGCATGGCGTTTACGCTGGCACCGTGGAATTTGGAAAGATTCCAAAAGCACAACTGGATTGGACGAGCAAGGTTGATTGACCTTGCTCTTTTATTTTTATCCAAATAAATTGAAAGGAAGAATATTATGAGCGATTTTAATTTTAATGAGGTCGTTATTGACCGCGTTCATCGCATTCACGAGTATGATCTGAACGGCAAGCGTCTGTGGACCATGAATCAGGTTAAGGATTTCAAGCTGACTCTGGGCGGCGAGACCGTTTACGCTCAGGATGCACAGGGCGTTAACATCATGGCATTCGATAAGAGTAAGACTGCAGAGGCAGATTGGTCTAATGCTCTGATGCATCTGGGTGCTCTGGCAGAGCAGATGGGCTCCAAGAAGGAGGTTGCTTCCTCTGAGGCAAAGCAGGTCTTTACCACTGTTGAGTACCTGACTTCTGCTGACGGCAAGAAGCTGACTCTGACCCATACCCCCAAGACTGCTGTTGCAAATGCCCCCTTTAAGTACATCGATCTGGTCGATGGTCAGGGTAATGCACTGAAGACCTTTGAGCTGGGTGAGACCGCAGAGTCTCAGTTCTCTGTTACTGGTACTGAGGTCACTCTGCCCACTGGTGCAGATCTGAAGGCTGGCGACCGCTTTGTTGTGAAGTATCAGTACGAGAGCGAGGAGGGTATTGCTATCAATGATAGCGCCGATAAGTTCTCTACCGAGGGCGAGTTTGTGATTGAGGCATTCTGCTACAATCCCTGCGATAAGGCAAATAAGAAGCTGATGCGTATCATCTTCCCGAATGCCAAGATGGATAATGCTATCGATATGACTTTCACTAATGAGCTGGCTCATCCGGTCAAGATTAGCGCTACTCAGGAATACTGCTCTGAAGACAAGCGCCTGTTCCGTATTGAGACTGCTGCTGCCTAATGGCAAATCTGAATTGGTGCCGTACTTGCGGAAAAGAATATCCGGTTTGCCCGCATTGCGAGCAGGATGCGCGTCTTAATCCTTGGCGAATGATTTGCGACACTGAGCCGCACTTTCTTGTGTGGACTGCCGTAAACCAGTATCGTCAGGGAATTATTTCAAAAGAGACGGCAAAAGCAGATCTGACTACTCTTTTGATGCGCAAGTACAAGAATGTTACGAAAGCCGAGGTAGAGACTTTTATCCCAGCTGTTCGTGATGTTTTCCATGAGATCATGGATGAGCCTGCAAAGGCTGAGAATGAGTCATCTAGTGATGTAAATGATGAGACGCCCGTGAAGCCGGTAGTTAAGAGAACATCAAATCGTAAGGGGCGGGCATAACCGCCCCTTCGTTTTTCGTGGTGGTTTTATGGAGAAAAAGAACAGGACAAAGTTTAATGTCAGTAAGAATCCAGCAGATAGAACATATGACGGCGTAGTTTATGATAGTAAGGCAGAAATGTTGTTTTATCGAGATATTGTATTGCCAAGGCTGGCAAGCGGCGAAATTGTAGAGTGTCGTAAGCAAGTCCCATTCCTTCTGCAGGAAGCGTTCCGCCGGGTCGATAAGGACGGAAAGGACGTAGCGGTGCGGAAGATTGATTATGTGGCGGACTATGAAATTACATATCGAGATGGCAGCAAACAAGTGATTGATACGAAAGGATTCGCTGATAGTGTTGCGCTGATGAAGCGCAAGATGTTCTGGTTCAAGTATCCTGATGTAGATTACCGCTGGATCACATACTCCAAAATTGATGGAGGTTGGGTCGATTACGACGACCTAAAAAAAGCTCGAAAAGAGCGAAAGAAATTAAAGCAAGCACAGACGAAAGGGAGATAAAATGAAGGTTTTAAATTTTCAGGAGCGAATTGACTTCGTGAAAGAGGTCATTGAGATGTGTACTGTTCAGGACGATTATCAGCCTGCGCTGTTTGATGTGGCATTTCGGCTGACCTGTTTGAAGTATTTTGTTGGTTATGATTATCGCAATGAACCGCAGACTGAGTGGCCGCGCATTGCTTATGAGTCTTTTAACCTGAAGATTGAAGCTGCAGGTTGCGATACTTCTACGTTCTGGGATCAGTATGATTCTCTGGAGAAGGCAGTGCAGGAGCGTGTGCAGCGTTCTCACGATGAGTATCTTGCTCTGGCAATTTGCAACAAGCGCGATGCGTTTGCCGAGTTTATTGATTACCTGAAGGATTATCTGGATGAGGCAAAGAAGAATCTTGGAGACTTTGATGTAAATCAGGCTTCTCAGGTTATGTCTGCCCTGCTGGACAATAAGCAGGAGATCTCTGCTGTGCTGGCAAAAGATAAAAAGGAATAAACACTTTTAGAGGTGGGTTGGAGGGAATTTTAATATGGCTACAAGAAGTAAACCGCTGAAGCTATGGGATGCTGAGAAGTTCAAGAACGTAAACCCAGTGTCTTTGAAATACTGGGATAGATATGAGACTGATATGGGCATCCGTGACCTCAGCCCGTCTACTGTTTACAATTATGAATCTGATTTCAAGCAGTGGATGATTTATGTTCTGGACAATCAGGGTAATGCCCCTGTGACGGAACTTGAGGAAGAGGATATCGAGGAATTTCTGTTCTACTGTAAGAAGCATGGAAACAACTCTGCTCGTATGAAACGGCGTATGAGTACAATTTCTGCGCTATATCGGTATCTTCGCAAGAAGAAAATTATCAAAGAAAATCCGATGGAGTTCATTGACCGACCGACCAAGGACGTGGCTGTTGTGAAGCAGACATACCTTACACCGGACGAGGTTAAGTTGATGCGAGAGAAGCTGAACGCTATGGTTGAATCTGCGACCACCGTTCACATGAAGGATAATGCGATGACGTTGTGTCTGTACGCACTGTTCTCACTATCAACGATGGCTCGTGTTAATGCTGTGCGAAATACACTCTGGAAGTCTATCGATTATGAGAACCGTATGGTGCATGACGTTCTGGAAAAGGAAGGCAAAATTGTTGACCTGATGTTCAGCAAGGAAGTTTCTGAGCTTTTGAAAGAACTGAAAGAGTATCGCACTGAGCATGATATTGAGGATGGTGGCTATGTGTTCGTTGGTACGAAAATCAATGGCGCATGGATGCCGATTACCTCAAGCACTGCCGGTGACTGGTGTAAGAAGATTGGCGAGATGATTGATGAGCCAACGCTGCATCCGCATGATTTCCGGCACAGTGGTGCTACTCTGTTGAAGAATGCCGGTATGAGTCTGGAGGACGTATCTTCCCTGCTTAACCATGCTGGTACGGATGTGACCAACAAGTATTACATCAAGAAGGATACGACCAAGATTCAGTCCGCAAAGGATCGGTTTGAGATTTGAGGTGGAGTGAATGAAACAGTCATACACAAACTTCGATGATCTATTGAGTGATGTGGCAGATGGTGTGGAGCAGATTATGCAGGACGTAGCTCCGCAAATTGAATCCGTTTTACAGACAAGTGCAAGGAGAAATATTAAATCACAGTCCGCTCGCTCTGCTGGAATCGAAGATGCAAGTAATATTGTAAGTAGTGTGACTCGTGATGGGAATACTGTTACGATGATTGTAAAAGATATTGCAAAACCGCAACCGTCTTATTTTCTTGGTGGGAAAAAGCTCGATTCTCAACGTGTAGCAGATACTTTACTGTACAGAGAATATCATTTTGGTGACTCACCGATTGTTTGGAACGAATATGGTGGAGCAAATATTCTATTTGATGAGCGTGAGAACGCGGCTGTTGGTGGAACTATGTTTGCGAACTGGATTGAAAATGGTCTTTGGATGGATCTGAGTTATTATCTTCGGTCTGGCGGACAGAAAGAATATCGCCCTGCACGTCCGTTTATTGCCCCTGCGCAAGTAGAGGCGGCAATGATTGTTAAGACGGCTTTACATGGATTGTAAAAGCCATCTTTTATGAGAATTTATTTGGAATAAAATTTGAATGAGAGGAGGCTGGCTTGAAGAAGCTGGCCGCTTCTCTTTTTTATTTTGAAAGGAATTGTTGAAAATGGAAAAGAGAGGTGACCAACAGTATGGATGAAAAAGAAAATACTGGTACAGAGTCTTCTGCCGTAACAGCCATTAAGGTCAAGGTTGTTATTGACACAAACAAAACGGAATTAGATAAGCAATTTAATTCTGTTAAGGAGCATTATAAAGAAAAACCAGTAAAAATTGCTTTTGGAGTAAATCAAAACGACACTATCCGTAATATAAATGATGCGCTTGATAAGGTAGTCAAGAGTGGAAAACTAAAAACTCCAAAGGTCACACTTGATGTTAATATCGACCAGAGCAAAGTAACCGCACAGCTTAAAAAAGCTATGCAATCTGCGGCAAAGCAGACAGTTAAGATTGATACCGGAAAGTCTGGTTCTACGAAGACTGATACTACTGGTGCTTCAGAGATTAAACAGTTAGAAAAATTTGTTGAGCAAGCAAAAGCCAAAACTATCGAATGGAAGAGTTCAATTAAAGGAACTACGGAAGAAGCAAAAAAATTAAGTTCCAATCTTCAGAACATAGTAGACCAAATCAATGCTCTTGATAAAGATCATACTTCAAAAGGATATGCGTCTGGTGTAAACGGCCTAAAGACAAGCTTCAATATCGCAAAAGAACAGGTTTCTGATTACACAAAAGAATATCAAAAGCTTGAACGGCAAGCTACTTCTACTCTTGATAATATTCATAAACAGCAAACGAAGTTAAAGGCTCATGGTATTAGTAGTTTTGATAGGCAGATTTCTGGTTATGGCAATGACAAAGACGGAAGTTTTGAAGCTCGTTTTAGAAATCTTGATAAATTAAATCCACAGTCTAAAGAGTATGCTGAGACACTTGGTAAAATTCTTGTAGATTGGGAGAAAGTAAATATCCAGATTAACGAGGCCATTAAAGCCGAGGGAAATCTAAGCGTGTCCACAACTGCACGGCAAAAGAAAATAGAAGATGTGGCCGATTCGATTCAAGGACTGCGTAATGTTGCAATGGGTTCTGATGTTGCCAAAAACAAAGAGTTAAAAAAATATGCTTTTGGCGATACAACAAAGAATGCAGACTCCGGTGCGTTGCATGACCTTGATGTTAGTCTCAAAAATTTAAAAGCGGTTCAAAACAATCCAACAGAATTTATTAAACAGTTGCAGGCACTTGAGAATGAGCTTGGAAATGTTTCTCAAAAACTGACAGAGTATAAGAAAAAATTTCAAGAAAGCACGAGTACAACAAATGAGTCAACGAATCTTCGAAACCTTGTTACAACTATAAATAAGTACGAAGAGACTCTAAATAATCTTGATAAGAGGCAAGACTTAAAGAAACGTCTATATGATATTCGAGATGCAGCAGAAGCACAATCTAAGCCGTTTAATGTTCTGAGCAATGAGTTTGCAGAACTGAAAATCGACATGGAGAACGCTGGTATAACCGCTGAAACGCTTGGTCAAAAACTATCTCGTCTGTTCAAGGAACATTTCCAGACCGCCATCGCTATGGCTGGCGTTGCAATGGTCAAACAAGGTCTGCGAGAGGTTTATGATAATGTCGTAGAGATAGACGATGCTATGGTAGAGTTACGCAAGGTCACAAACGAAAGTGAAAATGCGTACTCGCAGTTCTCTGATCGTGCGGCAAAAACCGCTCGTGATTTGGGTGCATCAATTTCTGATTATATTAGTGCAACAGCCGACTGGTCTCGTCTTGGATATAATATGCCTGATGCAGAGGAACTTGCACGTGTAAGCACTCTATTGAAGAATGTTGGCGATGGTATTGAAAGTGTTACTGATGCATCGTCTTACATGACTTCTGTTTTGAAAGGTTTCGACCTTGTTGCGGAGGATGCTCAAAAGGTAGCTGACCTTGTTAATGAAGTTGCGAACAACGAACCTGCGAGTGCAGAAGATATCCTTGAAATATTAACTCGTAGCGGCGCAGCATTACATGAAGCCGGAAATGATCTTGATCAGGCAGTTGCGCTTGGTGTGGCTATGAACTCTGTTACCCAAAATGCGGAGTCCACTGGCCAAACATTAAAGACTGTAAGTATGTATCTAAGAGCCGCCAAGACAGATTTGACTGCAATGGGAGAATCTACAGACGGGTGTGCGAATTCTGTTTCCGAGCTTCGTAGTGAATTAAAGAAGCTTACTGGTGTTGATATCATGGCAGATGCCGCTGGAACTCAATTCAAGAGTACCTACGACATTTTGATGGAGATTTCTAAAGTCTGGGGCAAGTTGACTGATGTTGATCGTGCAAATGTTACGGAGCTTCTTGGTGGCAAGCGCAATGCAAACAGTGTTTCAGCCGTATTATCCCAATTCCAGATTGCAGAAAAATCAATGAAGGATGCTGCCAACAGTGCTGGTTCTGCGGCAAAAGAAAATGAAGTCTATCTTACCAGTATTACTGGTAAGTTGAACCAGCTTGACAGTGCATTCCAACAGTTCAGTAAAGACCTGCTTGACAGTTCTTTGATTAAATTCTTTGTAGACTTCGCGACTGCTACTGTTGACATTGCTGATGGTGCAGTTAAAGCCGCAGGCGCATTACCCACTTTGACAGCCGCCATCTCTGGCGTGTTGTCTGTAATGCAGATGAGCGGAAAGCTCAAAAATGGTGCGGGTAAAGTTAATATGCCCTCTTATATTTGTTGCGTATAAAATATAGGATGCGGCACCATGTAAAAATAAAATAGCCCCTAGAGTGCTGGGAAATCCTAAGAGCCATATCGCCTATATTTATATAATGTAGGAATCGAAAGATAGAAACAAGGATATGGATGCTATATGCTGAGATAAAAGCTCGGTTTTATCGTATTGTCAAAATATGGTAATGATTGAGTGCTAAGTAGCGTTTATAATGGGCGGTCAGCAGCCGATCCACTCCCCTATTATATAATGTAGGAGGGTGGAAGGTTCATCGACTAAAAAGGGTCAGTGAGCAACCACTGGAAGGATAGTCAGTTTTGGACGAAAGTTCAGAAGTCCACCTCAGACGTAACCAGACGACTTAAAGAAGTAGGTGGAAACGAGGAGACGTGCTATTCTCTAGCGCGATATAAATAGGAGAAAATATTTAAAAATATAATCCGACATGATTCATATTGACAGCTGACGCAGTGGCGGCTATAATGAAAATATAATCGTATAAATTCATTTTACGGAGGTATTTATCATGCCGAGACCTAAAGGAAGCAAAAACAAGGTTACCATGATTGCAGCGGCTTCTATCGATTATGCCGCGCTGATCGATGAAAAGCAGTCCGCAAAAGATTCGTTGAATGCAGAGGTTACTTCTATCGCGGCTAATATCGATTCTTTGAAGGCTGATCTGAAGTCTAAGAAAGCTGAAATCAAAAAGCTGGATAAAGAGTTAGTTAAACTTACTGAAAAGAAAGACGAAGCTGACAAGAAAGCTGCCGAGGCCGCCGCCGAAAAGGAAGCCGTCGATCTTGTAAAGAAGGCGCTGGCAAATGGAACTACTGTTGATGATATTCTTGAGCTGCTGAAATAACTGTTGCGCCACGGCACATGAATTAAGCCCGACTTTCCTACTACTGGGAGGCCGGGTGTTTTAATTTGCGTTGCTTTTTACGACAGTCTGTGATACACTCTTATAAAAAGGAGTGTTGATTCATGGAAAACAATAAAAAGCATGTGCCGAATATGGAAATTTCTAATTTTGGCGGTCGTTCTATTACGGACTACACGTATCATGGCGGCAAGGACGAAACTACAGAGAATCAGCTGAATGCTTATTTCAGAGATTATAGTGATAATAGATTGAAAAGCAAAGATGGAGGCGCTGATGACGGAAATAGTAAAACTAATCAACAGCATTGATACGCTGTTTAATGTATTTGTTCCAGGCGCAATCTGTGTCTGGTTTTATATGAAGCTGTCTTTAAAGAAAATTGAATATCAGGGATATCTTATTTTAAGTATCGCAGTTGGTTTTGTATTAAAGTATACGGTTGATTACTTAGATAGAATCCTTCCTTTTGTTGTAGTTGGTTTTCCTATCGTACTGGCATACGTTCTTTTAGGGCTGCTTGCCGCTGCCGCATTTTACAAAGTCAAGAACTCTGTTTGGGCTCGAAAAATAATGGTCAACATTCTTGGAGTTGAGCCGAGTGACAATATTTGGACTAGGCATATCGATTCTCATGGTAATTTGATGATGCTAAACATGGATGATGGGTCTCATATTTTAGGAAAACTAGAAACAGCAGATGATGAGTATATTACATTAACATATCATTGCTCTGCAAAATCAAAGTCTGGTAAGGATATGGATGATGCCGCAAAGAATGCAAATACCGGTTCTGTCCTCTGTATCCCAATGAGTCGCGTTAAGAGTTTTGAGTTTTTGTATTGCGATAGAAATTCCGCAATGGCAAAATACGTTTTTCGCTAAATCTAAATACGACCCACTACCCTGCTACTTTGTATAGCAGGGCTTTTCTTTTTATCACCACTCGTATCCACAGTTTTTACAATGGAAAGTTTTCTTCACTTTTCCACTGGCAAAGCCCCAGAATGCTACATCTAAGACTTTAGAAGCGGTTCCGATCTTTTCAAGGTCTGGCGAGCCACAAGTAGGACATTTTGGAACATACTTCGGATGTTCTTTCTCCTCCAAGTCGGCTCTATATTGAGTGTCAAATTCGGTAGCTTTGAGTTGTATTTTCTTTAGGTGCTCTTTATCAATCTCTGAGATATTTCTTTTAGGATTGGTTTTTGCTTTCCAATCGTACTGTTCTCGTTCTTTCATTCGAGTCCAGTTCTCATATAAAATAAGATCTCTTATACAAAAAGCACACAATGTATCCCATCTTGAATAAAACTTATCGCAGAACGGGCAGTATTTAACATATTTTTCCATTTTTTGATTTCTCCTCTCAAACCGATATTAACTTTCTTCGGCGTTAAAGATGGAAAGATTGAAGCGACTGCACTAAAGCGAATTGCAGATTCCTTAAACAACCTCATTAACACTTATGTTGCATGGGCAGACACTGTTGGGCAGGATTATAGCATATCTAATTTTATCAAATGGTTAAAAAACAGTCAAGGTGAGATTGTAGCAACAGAGCTTAGAATGTACGCTCTAAAAGCGGCCACACTTGCTTTGAATATGGTTTTTGCCATGTTTGCGGGATGGGTAATTTCTGCTGGAATGAACGCATTCATTAACTGGATGAAGAATGCGAAGACGCACTCCGAACAGCTGATTTCTACGATGGAAGATGCACATGATGCCGCAGAAGAAGCACAGCAGGATGTTGATGACATCCAACAAAAGCTGGATGACCTTGACCAAAAGGTAAAAGACCTTGGTGCAGAAAAAATTGAGGACATTGTTGACCCACAAGAGAAAGCAAAGATTCAGGAAATCAACAATCTGCTGGAGACCCAACTTCGATTGAAGAAGCAAATCGCTGACGATGAAAATAATAAAGCAAACAAGGCTGCGTCTGATGTATTCAACGACAAGTCAGAAGTTGTAGTATCTAATGAAACCCCAACGTCTTATGCGGAAGCTGACCCGAATGGCATTGGAGTGACTGTCACTCCGTCTAAGAATGTCACACGGACGGAAGCTTTGCGTGAGCATACAGCTAGAGTCAACGAGCTATCGGATGCTTATGTAAAACTCATGTCGGATGAGAATGCAACCGATGAGGAACGTGCTCAGGCAAAGAAAAATCTTGAAGATGAAATCAGCCTTACAAATGATGCTGGCACAAAAGTTTCTGAGCTTGCGGATATGTATGAGACAGATGCTTCTAAATACGGAGATGTTTCTTCCGAAGTTCAGGAATGTACAGATTCAATGCAGGGAGCAAGTGATGCTCTTGAGCGTGCAAACAATCTGCTAAACGGCACAACAAGCGTTGAAAATACAAATCTTGATGCTTTTAAGAGTAAATTCAAGGACGTAATCGAGGAAATTGATAATGGCTATCTGTCTATGCAGGAAGCTATTGCTCAATACAAAGACCTCTCTCCCCTGCAAGCATTTGGCAGTATGACTGGCGAGGCCATCATTAACATTGATTCTGACACAGCTCATCAGACTGAAGCTGAAGCTACCGCTCTTGCAAAGCTTCATGAAATCGCTGACGCAAATAATATCTCGTTTGAGGATTTGATCGGTGCATTTGAACAACTTGGTATTGTTGCCACAAGCGATACTAGCGGAATTGCAAACTATGCAACTCAGCTTGAAGAGACCATGAAAGCTATTGATAGCTTGCAATCTTCGTATAAATCTTGTTCTTCTGCCGTTGAGGAGTACAACAAATATGGTTATCTGAGCACTGACACTATGCAGTCTTTGCTTCAAATGGATACAGAATATCTAAATTGTCTTGACTTGAAAGATGGAAAACTCCAGATTAACAAGCAGAGATATGCAGAATTACTGGCTGCTCAGTATGCACAAACAGAGATGGAAGCGATTGAACAGGCTATTACCGAGTTGAATACAATCGCCAAAGAGGATTCCGCTGAAAAGACAGAATCTCTTACTACTGCGACCGAAGAGGAAAAGAATAAGCTTGTTGCGCTCTGCCCTGCTTTGAAGGACGCAACTACTGGTACTGGTGAACTAGCAGCCGCTCTTGCTGCCGCTCAGGGTGCCGCTAACGGCGATAATACAGATGAAGTTCAGGCAAAAATCGATTCTGTCATGAATGCCCTCAATACAAAGCTGACTCTGCTTCACAATAATATGAATGCAGCAATCAATAACGGTAATGCACTTAGTAATCAGCTTGGCGGGTTCTCAAACAGCACAAAATCCGCCTCTAAGTCAGTGTCTGACGCAGCATCTGCTTTTGATACTCTGTCAAAGGCAATGAAAGAGTATAATCAGTATGGCTATATCTGCGCAGATACAATGAAGTCTCTTGCCGGTCTTGAGGATAAGTATACTGCCTGTTTGACAGAACAGAATGGTAAGCTGGTACTGAATACAGCTCAGTTCCGTAAATTCATCAAGACACAACTTGAGGAAGCAAACGCTGCCGATGATGGTGGTAAGTCTGCCGGTGAGTTAAATAAGATTCTCGATTGGTTGAATTCCAGCGTTGATTCTGAAACCATCTCTTTTGAGCAGTTGACTGACGCTATCAAGGGCTACGGCACTGCGATGGACGAGGCTAAGGAAAAGACGGACGCTATAAAATCCGCATTTTCTGACCTTTACGATGTTGGCACACAGAAAAAGGATAACGACTTTGGCTTTTTGGATATGGATGCCATTGAGAAGCAGTATCAGGCTGTTCGTAATCTGTATGAAAACACAGACCTATTTACAAATCCCAAATATGCTAGTGCTCTAAATTCAGAAACCGGAGAGGTTGACTACAACAGCGATGCATTTAAACAGATGTTTGCAGATCATCTGAAAGAACTTGCGGCGTCTGCCCGTGAGACCGGTGGTGCTGCTGGAGAATATCTTGCACAAGGTTTTGAAGATGCTGCTGCCAAGATTGCAAACAACGTGATGAGCATTCGTGAGTGCATTGATGGAATTGGTTCTTCTTTGAATTATGCAACCGACAGGATTGATCATTTTCAAAGTGGTTTCTCCGATATCTCTGATATCGTCACTCAATACAACACTTATGGTGGCCTAAGTATTGATAATTATCAGAAGTTGATGAGTCTCGATGATGATTATATTAAGTGTTTGAGTCTTGAAGGTAATCAGCTGAAGTTCAATACAGAAGCATATAAGGAACTTTTCATTGCAAAACTGAACGCAATGATTGATGAGTATGATGCTGCAGACGAAACAAAAGCACTTGCTCAACGTCTACGTGAATTGAGGGATGCCGTAATTGCATCCGGTGATGGCTTTACAAGTGCAGAAGATAAGGCTAAAAACTTCGAGACAACACTCGGAAATATTAAGAGCCTCCTGAGTGATCTAATTGGTGTATTTGAAAAGTTCAACGAGAACAAATCGAATGACCTAAAGATTCAGGGTGATGCTTGGATTGATGTCATTGATAAACGAATTGATGCCCTTAACGAAGAAAATGATGCACAGGAACGAGCAATCGAACTAGCAAAACTTCAGGATGAATACGAGCGTGCAAAGGCCAATAAGACTGTCCATGTATATGGCGGCAGAGGTCAGGGCTTCGTATGGAAAGCAGATGAAAATGCTGTTCGTGAAGCTGGGCAAAACCTGTCTGACAAGCAACGCGAGTATAAGAAGAAAGATGAAATTGACAGGTTAAACAAGCTCAAGGATAAAATTCAGGAAGCCAATAATCTTATCGGCACCAGTTGGGATGATTATCAGAAGAAGCTAAAATACACCGCAGAGTTCGAGGCCATGACCTTTGAGCAAATGGAAGGTCACTATGATGGCTTTAAGAATAGTATCCTAGACAATATGCGTGACATTCAGTCTGCTACTAATGTCAGTGATGCTATTACAAATCTCGAAAAACTAATCAATACTCTTAAAACGCTTAACGACGTTATAACATTTTTCACTTCTGGCGGTGTAAGCACTGATGGCGGTGGGATCTTTGGACTTTTTAACCAGATCAAGAACATGTTCACTGGCGAAAACGGTGACTTTGATCTGGGTGGCGGTTTCAAGAAGATGTTCGATGGGGCCGCCAAGGTGGTTTCTGACGGTTGGAATTGGATCACTGGTAAGAACAGGGCTGGTTCTGCCGCACTAAAATCAGACACCACTGCGACATTGGATATCCTTGGCAACACAATAAAGGTGAATACCGGCGATATTCAGCGTGTATCTGGTGGATTCTTTGAGAGACTGGTTGGTGCTGCGAAAGATAACCTTGGCAGTATCGGCAAGTTCTTCTCAGGTGCATAGACATCTATCTCTGAGAAAACCGGGTCGATGTTTACTGACATTGGCTCGTTCTTCACAGAAGGATTTGGTTTGTTAAACGGTCAGACTGGACTTGGTCTTAATAGCATTGTTGAGACCGTCGGAAGTATGTTTGGCCCAATTGCGGCTGGCGCACAGTCTATCGGTAGTGCCATCTCGTCTGGCGTTGTAAGCTTCTTCCCTTCTATCTTCGCTGGACTTGGTACTCTGGTGACAAGCGTTGGCGGTGCTATGGCCGCTATGATGCAGGCGATTGCTGCTGCTCTTTCTTCCATCCCTATCGCTGGTTGGATTGCTGCCGCTGCAGCTGTTGCAGGTGCAGTTGCTCTGATTGCTACGATTGCTTCGGTTGCAAGTGATGTTTCCAACACACAGGTTGATGAACCTACTCCCGCATTCCAAGCAAAGAAATATGCAAAAGGTACTCGTGGCGTTAAGAAGGGTCAGATTGCAAACGTTGATGAAAAGGGCGAAGAGCTGATTGTTCGTAACCCCGATCAGGGACGCATGACCTATCTTGAAAAAGGTGACGGTGTTATCCCTGCAAAGGAAACCGACAACCTGATGGCGATTGGTGCTAATCCAGAGGGCTGGCTGGCAAAAGGCTTGGCCGAAGTGACCGGTAGTGCCGCTGCCGGTGCTGGTATGAGTGCCCAAGGCCCGAATGCTAAATTGAGTGGTGCCGCAGCTGCCGCTGCCGCTGGTGTTGGCTCAATTTTCGAGAGCGAGTATGATGAGATCCTTGGTGATACAAACGAGTTCATGTCTGGACTCTCTGATATTTTCAAGAAGAGTGATAATCCAATCATTGCTGCCGTTCAAAGCATGATTTATATGGCCACTAAGACTGTATATCGTATGTCTACGGTCGGTAAGATTAACTCTTCTAAGACAGTGACAGAATCCACCAGCAACACAAAGAAGGCGACCCAGAGCCAAATTTCGTCTATGACGAGCAACTTTGAGTCTAGCTGGAAATCTGTGGCTGGCGAGCTCGGTCTGGACACAAAGGATATTGAAGAAACCAGCAAAAAGATGTCTGAGAAGATGAATGAGCTGGTGAACAATACCTTTGATGCGCTGAACGAAAACACCGGCCTTAGTGCCGAGCAGGTTGAAGATGTTACCAACACGATGTTCGATTCGCTGCAAAAGATTTATACCAGCGGATGGAACAGCCTTGCTTCCACTTCTGGCGATATGTCTGAAGAGATTGCCAAAAAGCTGAATGCGTCTTATAAGTCTTCTGTTGACAGTACAAATAAGGCCATGAACGAGATCTCCAAGGCATTCGGTCACAGCTGGAGTAAGGTTGGTGGCGGTGTAAAAACCCTGAGCACCAATGTTCAAAAGACAATGGAGCAGGCATGGGCTGACACCAGCCAAGACACCCAGAAGCTGATGTACGATATGCGTGCGTGCTTTGACAATAGTTGGAGCATGAACGAAGCTGGCGTAACTAATCTGGCAGAAATGACTCAGGGAACGGTGAAAGATGGTTATGCCGAGATTGATTCTTCGAGCTCTAATACATTTGGTGAGAATGGTCAGTTGAAAACGGATGCAGACAATTCGTGGAAGAATGTAGAACCTGGCGCTACGAATTTAGCAAACAATATGCAGTGGGTGATGGATCAGTCTTACAACGCCATCAAGGCCGGATGTACAGCTGCCGTTACATCGATCAAAAACGATTTGGCGACCACAGGTGATGCATTTGAAGCTGTCGCTACAAAGGCGGAGAAGGCAAAGCAAGAGACACAACAGCAACAACAAACTGCTCAACAGCCTGCTAAACAGAAAGGGGCTCTTGAGAATATTGCGGAAGGAGCCGGGCAGTTCATTAGAGGCGTTGGCCAAGGCATAGCCGATGTTGTTACAGCACCGTTTAAGTTCCTTGGATCATTACTTGGTTTTGCAAGTGGCACAAAGGAAATAAAGAAGTCTAATTTTGCTAACGTTGACGAGCAGGGTCCTGAGATGCTGGTTCGTCAGCCGCAATCTGGGCGCTATACCTATCTTGAAACCGGCGACGGTGTTGTCCCTGCTGATATCACCTCTCGCCTGTTCGAGATGGGTGGCAACCCGGATGCATGGTTCCAGAAGCAGATGGCAAAGTACGGTTCTCAGCCGATTGTTCAGGGTGGCGGTGGAGATGTTACAACTTCGATTGGCGATATTATTATCACGAATCCTGTTGGCAGCTCTGACGCTCTGGCGAATGAAATCAAACAGAAGTTACCGACTAAGGTTGCTCAAATGCAAAGCAAGCGGTAAGTAATAGCTTTTACAGCCGATACCACTAGGATAGCCTAGCAGGTCGGCTTTTATTTTTGATTAGGAGGAATAGGATGGCAGATAAATCAGTAACTGATGTGCTGGCCGAGGTGGTGACTTCTGCCGCCGAACACGCCGTAAAGAATGCAAAATTTGACGTGTCCGCCTATGGAGTGATTACAGAAAAAGAAGACCAGCACTACAAAATCGCTGTATTCGGTGGCGAGTACGGCATTGTAACAAACCACGACTACATTGTGGGCCAGAAGGTTGTTGTAACTGCATTGCAGGGCAACTTCCGTAACTTGATTGTATCGGAGAGTAATACTAGCGTTGAGATTTTGACAGTGAAATCTCTGGTGACCGGTGTCGATAGTTTGAACGCCGAGTTTGAGTCGATGAAAGACAAATCCCAGCAGACAGAGGATACTGTTCAGGATCAGCTGAAAAATACCATCAATACTTGGTATAGAAATGGTCATCCGCATACATACAACTACCCTGCTTCAGATTGGAAAACAGATGAAGAGAAACAAGCACACATCAACGATATCTACTATGATAAAAGGACTGGTATTTGCTATCGCTGGGTATATGACCAGGATAAGCAGCAGTATTTTTGGATGGAAATTGTGGATGCCGGTGTTATCAATGCGCTGTCGATGGCAACGTCCGCACGAGATCTTGCGACAGAAAAAGTTCGTGTTTTTACTAATACGCCGACTGTTCCATACGATGTGAATGATCTATGGATTTATGGCGGTGTCGGTGGCGCATTGTATATCTGTATTACTGCGAGAGGCGAAACCGAAAAATGGACATTCAGCGACTGGGCTGTTGCGACAAAGTACACAGATGACACGACTGCAAATGCGGCGGTTGAACGTGTGGGTGCACTTGAGACCAAAGAAGCTGATGACGTAGCTAGTCTGTGGCGCTCAATGAACGGCTTTAACGACAACATCGGCGGATTCACGAATAAAGATTATACCGCTACCAAGAAACAGGTTTACGACAATAAAAGCAACATTGAGAAAAATGCTTCTGATATTTCTTCGTTAAGGACAGACCTTGATGATGCAAAAACAGCTGAATCCAACCATTATCAGGATTTAACACGCAAGATTTCGGCTGCGAATACGAATATCTCGACCTTGAAAACGAACGTATCAGATATCAATAAAACGATTTCAGAAATCACTGTTGATAATTTTCTAGCCGCACTGAATCTGGCTGTGAATACCAATGGTGAGCTTTGCTATATATCGAAGGATAATTCGGAGGTGATAATTTGAAACCAATTCTATCTAAAATCGGCGCATTTGATGCCACAAAGGATCATACATTTCAGTTTGCCGCATACGCAGACATTGATATCATTGCTCTTATCGTCTTCGATACTCCGACGGGTAGTATTTTGCAGGGTGATACGCTTTCAAAAGGCGTGTATAAGTTTGGTACATTTCCTGCCGGTGGCACTGGTCTGGCGCGATATTTTACGATTCCGGCAGGTACATTTGAGAACCGCAAAGATCCGTACTATATGATTATTCGCTGCAGGCTGAAGGGCACGAATCTGTTTTCTGAATACTCGGACAAGCTGTTGTTCTATTGCCATGAGGAACCGACAATCAAGCTGAATGACCTGAGCTCTTCTGGCGTGACCACTATTCCCTACCCTTCTTATTCCTTTGAATTCTCTTATAAGTACAAGGTATCAGAGGGCGAATCTGTAAATCGTTATGAGTTCTGGCTTTATGATGCGAATCGCGAGCTGCTGAAAAAATCTGTAAGCTACTATTACCGCGACTCATTGAAGGGGTTCCAGATCGATGGACTCGACAACCATACCCTGTACTATCTGAGGGCGACGGCAGAATCTGTTGGCGGCTATCAGCTGGATACCGGTTTACAGGCGTTCCGAACTGACTACCCAGAGTATGTGGATGATGTAGAGTTCACTGTGCAGAACAACTATCGTATGGCGAATATCAGTATGCACGCACGGTATTTTCTGACAAGGAGCAGCGGTGCAAATGCTCTGCGAATCAAGCGACGCAAGAAAGGCGCAGCCATCTGGACTTCGCTTTATCAGGAAGAGATTGATCTGAACCATGTCATTATGAAGATGGGCTGGTCGAACCTCCACATCAATAAAACGACTGGTCAGCCGATGGGTAACTATAAGGCAGTAACCTCGGATTATATCGACAAAAATCGAGTTCTTTCTTTCCAGTTCAAATCTGAGGACAAAGCGTTCTGTCTGATTGCATATACCGCTGACCGCAAGTTTATCAAGGCATCAAGTGATTTTACATCGACCGACGAATTCAGAAGTTCCAGTGAGTATAAGGAGTGGTTCTCCGAGACCTTCCTGAACAACATGAAATACTATCGTGTTGAGGTATCGGCAACAAAGAATCAAGATTTGGAGACAAAAGACTTCAATGATTTTTATATGTACAGCGCTGACGATGGTTATGTGATGATCGATTACACCGACCTGTACGCCATTGGCCGCAAGACCGACTATGAGTACGCCGTAGCTCCCGTTGCAAATGGCATTGAGCTTGGCTATGCGAAGGCCAGCGTTATAAGTGACTTTGATGGTGCTGTGATCACTGACGGCAATAAGACCTACCATATCTTCCTTGAGCCAAAAGTCGACAGTGTTGAGAAGGTACGTTCTGCTACAGTTGTCGAGACGATGGGAAGCAAGTACCCGTATCTGTTTGCTGGCAGTGAAGCTAATTATTACAGCGGCCACTTCTCTGGTGTTGGCATCCGTTTTGATAACACAATGAAAGACTTTGATATCAATGGCGGCAATGCGTTCCGTGATGAACTGAGCGAGTGGCTGACAAACGGCAGTGCGAAGCTGTTGAAAATGTTTGATGGCCGCAGATGGCTAATGGGTGTCAATGGCAATGTGTCTATCTCCTGCTCTGATCACTACGACAAGGGCGTATTGGAGTTCGATTTTGTGGAGCTCGGTGACGCAGAGAGTGAGAGTGACATGTATAACAATGGGCTGAGTGATTATCAGCCAGGAGGCAGCGTATGACATATCTTCCGACTGACGCAGACCTGGCGCTATTGAACAATCATTCATCTAATATTTACTGCCGCATTGATATGCTGAACAAAGATTTTATTACAATTGATAGTTTGGAAGGTCTTGTGATCGATGGTTCTATTTCTATCGACTCAGAATCTGATGTGCGGCGAACCTTTAATGTGACCCTGTATCTGGGTAAGAAGAGCGGCATTTCCAGCCTAACGGAAGAGGATTGGATCAGTAAAAATGTGCGTGTATTCATTGGTCTGTCAGGAAGAGGAATGTCGAAAATCAGTGCTTCAAAGAGTATTGACGAGATGATCAGGGAAAATGCGGATTATCAGCTCGCTGCGACGAATTATGATGATTTGATTCAGGACATCACAAATAGAGGCTATGCAAAATACGGCAATATCGACAATCTGAATCGAGATGTGCTGGTGTGGACACGAGCCAATATCTCAAAGTATCATACGTTCTTTGACCAGATCAATGACGGCACGCCACCGGATGACCCAGCTGAAGCAGAAGAATGGTATACCAAACTTGGTGATTACTCTACAGTTTTGGGAAGTGATGACCCAATTTGTCGAGATGGTCCTTATATCGCATTTACACCGATGCTGCAGACCAAAGACGGACTTGTGCCGCTTGTGGAGGATGATATCTGGGCTTATCTGGATGCTGTGGCAACAAAAGCGAAGTCAATGAGCGGCGGTCTCTCCCCTGCCAATATCCTTGAGGTAGATAAATCAGGCATCGATAGTTTCGTGTATGGTAACAAAATGCATGTCCATGGGATGATTGCTGCTGTTGAAGGTATGGTTCTGAACGGAGTTACGCTTGGTAAGGTGGATGTTTCTGCTATTGCCGGTTAGAGCGAGGACGAACTAAGGGAGACCTACGGAAAAACCAGTGTGTTTGCAGGACATTCCATGCACGACATTCAGGCAGAAGTGATTGACACAAAGACCGCGCTGAATGAGCTGTATAACGACCTGTTCCTTAGCTATTCCAATTCAGCCGACAGTTCTTATGTTGATGGTGTAAAAATCTATTGGTACAACGAGGGGTGCTATACATTTACATCCAATGGCTTTACATATAGCGCAACAGAAAATACTGTGCAGGCAAGCTGTGTTGATTTGGTTTCTCGTATCAACGGAGACTTGGGTGGACAGCTGGTTGGTGGCACACATCGCATAGAGAAAGGCACTCGTATCGGTGATGCTATCTGGACGGTACTGAGAGACGAGACGGAGTTTAAGAAATATTCTATCGACTATTGGAGCCGCACTGTTCCACACGACTTGGATTATGATACTGGCTCGACTGTTTGGGATATTCTCTCAGAATTGCGTGACCTGTATTATCCGTTTGAGATGCGTTTTGACGATGATGTGTTTGTATGCAAAGAAATTCCCAGTGGATTTGATGACCCGCCTGTGCTTGACCCAGAAGTATTCGAGAAGCTTGTGACCAACGATGGCGAGTCGGCCACAGTGGATTATGCCGCTGTCCGAAACTGCGTTGAAGTGTTTGGTGCAACGATTGAAGCGGATGGAGCTGCCACTGTAAAAGGATGGTCTGGAACAAATAAAACAATCAACCTTGTATTGAACGCAACCGAATCAACATGGAAAAGTGAAACGAAAGTATCTTTTGTGGCTCCTGCAAATGTTGAAGCTGCCAAGACGGACAAAAATGGCAACGTAACAAGTGGCGCTATGACAGTTGTGTTGACATTTACATGGAAGTACAAGGATAAAGACGGCAATGAACAAGTTGGCTCTGAGACAAAGACCAGCACGCTGTATCGTTCTTTGACTGATGCCAATGGTTCAGATGTCATTCAAGACCCCGGATGTATTAAGGCTACAAAGTATTATGTTCTTCAGTGGAATCCGAATACTGGCCGCATCTACTTTTTGGGCCAACAGCAGAGTCACGCTATGGCAAAACTGGTGGACGAAATCCCAGCTACCAAAGAGATCGAAGCTCAAAAGGCAGAAGATAACTGCGACAATATGGCTTTTATCTGTGTGAATGACCCGAACAATATTGATGACCTGTACAATGCACGGTTATCCATTGAAAAGATCGGTCGTAGAACTGAGATTTTATCAGGTGGAGATTACGAGAATTACACTACGGATGACGCAGCTATGGAAGTTTGCCAATACGAACTGTGGAAGCGTGCCCGCCTGACTGACGGCCTGAGTGTGACCACACGACTGGTTCCGTGGCTCGACGTGAATGAAAAGATTCAGTATGCTGCCAAATATCTGGGCGGTAAGACCCCCGTGGATTGGATCATCAAAAGCATCTCTATGAATCTGGGCGAAGGCACAATGTCACTTTCTTTGAGCCGCTATTACCCCTATTACACTTATATCGTAAACAACAAATATACGTTCTATCAGGATAATTTGTTTGATAAATATTTTCCCGAATTAACTGCCACTACGGCAGATGAACAATAAGAGAGGAGTGAGCAAATGGCACTATCTTTTGGAGAATCTAAGCGGTTGGCTGCGAAAAAAGCTGCAAGCCCCGCAAATGTTTCTGTTGATGATATAGATGTCGCAACTCTGGAATTAAATGACGAAGACCAAATTGCCGTGTATGATGATAACGGAGAAGAGACATCTGAGCGTAGTGGCAATTACACCTGGTTTGCTGATTACTCTGATGACCAGTGGTCTTACATCGACAAAAACAAAGACATTCAGCTGGATGCAAATCAGATCAATATCACACAGGAATCCAACTCGCAGGTTATTCCGTTTGAAATGCCGCGTTACTATGATGGTATTGACCTGCTTCAGATGACGATTCAGATCCACTACCTGAATGCAGACAGAGAGGAGAATTACGCTTCCCCTATCAACGTGAGCTACAGCAATACCAAGATCCGCTTCTACTGGCTGGTGGCAAATGATGCTACTGCAAAAGAGGGCGAGCTGCAGTTTGAGATCATGGCATCCGGTGCTGTGAATGTCCCGAATACAAGCACCACCAAGAGCTATCTGTGGCGCACCCGCCCGAATGGCCGATTGAATGTGCTGAAATCGCTGACCGGCAAGCAAATGGTCGATCCGAGTGGTAATGACTGGTATACCCAGTTCCTGGCAACAATGAGTCAGAAGGTTGGCGAAGCACAGGTTGCCGCATCCGCTGCTGAGAAGAGCGCACAGGACGCAAAGAATGCAGTTGCAAGTGTGGATGAAAAGCTGGCGCAGTTCTATAAGAAGGACGAGGTTGATGGCTTTGTTACGATGCTGCGTGGCGAGATTGCTGCCGTTGATGGTCTGGCAAATTTCAATGTGCAGTATGACAACGATACCCGCACCCTGACATTCCTAAATGGTGCTGAAGAGATCACAAAGATCAAGTTAAACACTGACCCTTCTGCTGAGTGGGTAAGCATGTATAACGGCATTGTGGACAATAAGATCAGCACTGCTGTGACCCCTGTTCAGACTGAGCTGACTGAGTATAAGACTGCAAATGATGCCGCTGTGCAGGAGCTGAAGGACAGTGTTGGCGACCTGCCGGAGACTTTGAAGTCCTCCTATTATAATAAGGAAGCCACCGACGCACTGCTCGATAAGAAAGCAGACAAGACGACCGTTGATGTGCTATCCAGTGATGTGAGCGGCCTGAAGAATACGGTTGGTGGTATTCAGACCTCTGTTGACCTGGCCAATGCGGATATCGCTAAGATTCAGGAAACCTTGAAAGACTTTAAGCCAGATGAGAATTCTGGTCGCGAGTATGATATCACTTACGAAGATTCCAAGCTGAACCTGTTGGAGAACGGCACGGTCAAGACCACTGTTATTATTGAAGGTGGCGGCGGTGGCGGTGGTAGTACCTCTACAATCACCATTGAGCGTATTGGCGAGTCTTCTATCGCTGTTGTTAAGGGCGACACCGCAACTGTCGAGTTCAACTTTACCTCTGTGGATAACTCTGGCGAAGACACGGGCGATGCTACCGGCGTATGGTATGTTGGCAACACAAAAGTTGCAACTTCGACTGTTTATCAGGGCAAGAACAGCTTCGACATCACTCAGTATCTGCACAATGGTGACAACAAGATCAAATTGCAGGTCACTGACTCTGTTGGCAGTATGGGTTCAAAGACTTGGAATATCAATATTGTCGAGTTTTATCTGGAGAGTATCTTCGATGATTCTCTGGTTTATAGTGGTGAAGTCACTTTCCGCTTTACTCCATACGGAAATATCAATAAGGACGTTTCCTTTACTCTGGATGGCAAAAAGCTTGGTAGTGTTACAACTGCGGTTACCGGCAGACAGATGACCTATGCGATCCCGGCACAGAGACACGGCGCTCACCTGCTGGAAGTGACCATGACAGCAAATATCAATGGCAAAGCTGTGACTAGCAACACCATTTATAAAGATATCATGTGGGCAGAGGAAGGCAATAGCACACCGATCATCAGCTGTGCCACAAAGGAGTTCACTGCAAAACAGTACAGTACAACTGGCATTGTTTACACTGTCTATAACCCGGCCTCTTCTACTGCAAGCATTACGCTTGAAGTTGACGGCATTAAGACTTCTACACTGACTGTTGGTCGTACTGCTCAGACTTGGAGCTTTAAATCTTCTGATATTGGCACCCACACTCTGACCATTACTTGCGGCGCTACCATCAAGAGCATCACCGCAAAGATTGAAGACCTTGGTATTACCATTGAGCCCGTTAAGACCGGCCTGATGCTGGACTTTAACCCCACTGGCCGCAGCAACGCAGATATGAACCGCCTGTGGAGTTCTGGCAGCAATAAGATGACTGTCAGCGACAACTTTGACTGGGTGAACGGCGGCTATCAGATCGATGAAGATGGCGACACCTATTTCTGCGTCAAAGCTGGCACAACTGCTACCATCAGCTATAAGCTTTTCGCAGACGATGCAAAGAAGAGCGGCAAGAATTTCAAGCTGGTGTTTAAGACCACGAACGTCCGCAACTATGATGCTACTGCCGTGACTTGCTTGAATGGCGGTGTTGGTCTGAACATTCAGGCTCAGAAGGTTACGCTAACCAGCCACCAGAACAGTATTGATCTGCCCATCTGTGAGGACGATTTTCTCGAGTTCGAGTTCAATATTCTGCCGGACAAACAGTTCCGCGAGATGGTTCTGTGGTGTGACGGTATCCCTTGCCGTGTCGCACTGTATGATACCAGCGACAGCTTTACTCAGGCTGCTCCCGTTGGCATTACTATTGGCTCTGACGATTGTGACGTTATCGTGTACCGCATGAAGAGCTACGGTATGAACCTGACGGATGATGAGATTCTGGATAACTTTATTGCCGATGCGAAGAACGCCGAAGAGATGGTCTCTCGCTATATGCGCAACGACATTACGGATGCGAGCGGCGAACTGACCCCCGACTTGCTGGCAGAGAAGTGCCCCGATCTGCGTATCATCAAGATCTCTGCACCTACTTTCACTACCGGCAAGAAGAACGAGGTCGCCAGCACTACGATCCAGCAAATCTATAAGAATGGTCGTGCTAAGGAGGATAACTGGACTGCTACCGGCTCCCACAAGGGTCAAGGCACCAGCTCCGACCACTATGGTGCATCTGCCCGAAACATTGACATCAACTGCAAGGGCGGCTTTACGTTTGGTGACGACACTACCGGCGACACCTATGCACTGACCGAAAACAGCGTTCCTGAGAAGTATTTTAACATCAAAGTCAATGTTGCTTCCTCTGAGAATGCAAATAACGCCCTGCTGGCAGACGATTTTAATGAGTTCAACCCCTATGTGCGTCAGGCTAAGAAGGATAATCCAAAAGTGCGTGATACCATGGCGTTCTATCCCTGTGTCGTGTTTATTCAGGAGACCGATACCACCAATGCGACCGTATTTAACGATGGTCAGTGGCACTTCTATGCCTGCGGCGACATTGGCAACTCCAAAAAGAACAAAGATACGATGGGTATGGACCCAGAGAACCACAAGGAATTTATCGTTGAGATCGACAACAACGCCGATGAGCAAACCCGCTTCCTGAGCGGCGATTTCTCACAGGAAACTTGGGACGGCGAACACTCCTTTGAGTTCCGTTACAGCAACCCTGCCTGTACTGAGGAAGAGATCGAGGCCGGTAAACAGGCGTGGATCACAGCTCAGAACTGGGTGGTGAATGCGGATGATGAGGAATTTAAGGCGCATTTTAAGGATCACTTCGATCTGGATTCTGCTATTTTCCATTATCTGTTTACTGAGCGTCACACCATGGTTGATAACCGTGCAAAGAACGTGTTCCCGCATACTAGCGATCTGGTTCACTGGGACTTTTGCTTTGACTACGATAACGATACCGCCATGGGCAATGATAACGAGGGTGGTCTGACTCTGACTTATGGCTACGAGGACACTGATACCGTCGGTACAAAGAATGTGTTTAATGCTGCTGACTCCAAACTGTGGTGCAAACTGCGCGACCTATTCCCAGATGAGATAGCAGCGATGTTCCGCAACCGTGAGAATGCGCTGGCATGGAGTGCGACCCGTATTTTGAAAAAGTTCGAGGAATATCAGGATGTGAAGCCCGAAAAGCTTTGGATCATGGATATGTGGCGCAAATACTTCCGCACCTACGAAGATCCCACCATCAATACCACTAGCTATCTGCCCATGATGCATGGCAACAAGCGTCATCAGCGTCGGCAGTTCCAGCGTTATCAGGAAAAATACATGGCATCTAAGTATTCCGGTTCTGTTGCAACCAGTGATGATATGACCATTCGTGGTTATACTCCCACCAACTGGACTGGCGTGAAACCGGATGGCACATTCCATATCACACCCTACGCTGATACCTACGTCTCTGTTCTGTACGGTTCCAACCCTGTGAAGGTGCGTGGCAAGCGCGGACAGACCTACACGATTGAATGCCCCATCACCGCAATGAACGATACTGAAGTTTATATCTATAACGCATCTATCATTCAGAGCATTGGTGATATCTCTGGCTTCTATCCAGGCTATGTTGACTTCAGCCACGGTGTTAAGTTGACCGAGTTGAAAGTTGGTTCCGGTGTGAGCGGCTATAAGAATACGAACATGACTGACTTCGCTGTTGGTAATAACACTCTGCTGGAACATTTGAACCTGCAGAACGTGCCGAACCTGAAGAAGTCTATTGGTCTGACCGGATGCACCAGCCTGACCGAGTTCTATGCTGACGGCTCTGGTATTACCGGTGTCTCTTTTGCAAGCGGCGGCAAGATCAAAATCGCCCACCTGCCTGCAATTGCCAGCTTGACCGCAAAGAACCTGAACTATCTGACTGACCTGACGATTGAGGATTACACCAATATCACTACGTTGACCGTTGAGAAGTGTGCAACCATCGATCTGAAAGATATGCTGGGCAAGTGCACCAACCTGAACCGTGTGCGTATTACCGGTATTGATTGGGAACTGGCTGATACTTCCCTGCTGAATCGCCTGTACGCAATGAGCGGTCTGGATGAAAATGGCTACAACACTGACAATTCTGTCGTGGAAGGCAAAGTTCATGTACCCATCATCCGTGAGCGTGAGAAGCTGTTGTACACAGAGCGCTGGCCTGATTTGGAGATCACCTACAACACCATGATCAACCAGTATGCTTGGAAGTTCGTGAATAAGGATGGCGCTGTTCTGGATATCCAGTATATTGACAAGGGCGAGCGTGCAGTTGACCCTGTGACCCGCTCTGACAATCCTATCCCGACACCTACCTTCCCGAGTACCATCAGTACGGTATTTACATTCAGTGGCTGGGACACCGAGTTCACTCCTGTTTTTGAAAATCAGACTGTTACTGCTGTATACGATGAATCTGTGCGTCAGTATCGTGTACGCTATATGAATCGCGGCGCTGTTCTACAGCAGACAACTGCTCCGTATGGCTCTATGGTTCTGTATGATGGCGACACTCCGACCTATACCAGCGAAGAGACTGCTTATAAGTATTATCTATTCAGTGGCTGGGACAAAGGCGGCTATGTCAATGGCGACAAGGATATCAATGCTGTTTACGATATATGTGAATACGTTAGCGGCTATTTCAGAGACAAGCAGCTGAGTGACCTGCGCCCTGTTGAGATTTATGCCATGACCAAGGTGAATCTGGAGCAGAGTGTTGTTTCTGACAAAGACGCTATCACCATCAAGATGGGCAACGACTTCACCTTTAGCGACGTGGAAGAGAAAGTTTTGTTCAACGAGCCGAAGATCTTTACTGGCAAGAATTATGTCGATACCGGCGTATCTCTGTTGGCTGAAGACCGCAGCTGGGTTATGGCGCTGGACTATCGAATCGACGAAGATTCTGCCGCAAACTCTGTGATTGCTCAGTGCTTCCAGACCAATGGCATGAATGGTTTCCGCTTCTGGGTCAACAACGGCTCCAAGGTTGCATGGGGTACTGAATCCACCACCGGCGCACATCTTGGTTCTCGTGATATGATCGTTCTGCGCCATACCAAGGGCGAAAATGGTATTCACGTTTATGCGGCAAATACCACTGCCGCTGAAATTGGCTATATTCAGCTGAACCGTACTCGCACTACACAGACGAATGCCACTCTGGTATTTGGTTGTGCTAAGGCAGACGACGGAGCTTACGAGCGTTACGCAAAGGGTACAATCTACTGGGGCAAGCTCTGGTATACCGACCTGGGTGATGCTGCCTGCCGGAAGTTGGCCGCATGGACACATGAGGACTTCACCTTCGAGGCTTGTGGCTTTAAACGGTATTACCTGAGCGACAATTCCAACAAGCGTTGTTCTATCACCTTTATTCAGGCTGGACTGCTTGGTCAGAAAATGGCTCTGAATACTGGCTCCACCAACACTGGCGGCTGGGCAGATGCGAATATCCGTACATTCCTTGACGGTCGTATTCTGAATGCTCTTCCGATTGGTTGGCAACAGATCATCAAACAGGTCAAGGTTGGCAGTACCATTGGAGATAAGAGCAGCGAAGTTGTAACTGCGGATAGTTATTTCTATCTGCCCTCTGTGGCCGAGCTGTTCCCCTCTCAGAATGTCGAGCCTTATATTTATGAAGGTACGGCAATCAGCTTTATGACTGATAATACCAGCCGCATCTGCAATGACGAGAATGGCAATCCCGCTGCATATTGGACGCGAAGCCCGAATGCTCAGTATGGCAGCTATTTCTGGTCTGTGACTGTGACTGGCGAATATTACGGATTTACTCCTGCAAATAACGAACAGGGTATCCGCTTGATGTTCAGCGTTTAAGGAGGTGTTGAGAGTGTACTACAAGGTATTGAAAAATGGCCGGGTGATCGATGCTCTTGACCACCTGCGCTTTGTAAAGTATCAGCCCAAGCACGACATTATGGTGAACTGCTTGGAGGATGATGCACAGGGAATTATCAGCAGTGACGGCAATCATATCTGGCATGTGGATGGGTATTATCTCATTCCCTGCCCAGAGTATGACACCGTGGAACTGCAGGAAATTGACCTGTATGAATATGAGCAGCTGAAAGCCTTGGGTGGTAAAACACCTGAGGCTATTATTGATGCTTACACTTTGAGTTTGATTCAAGGAGGGCTGCTATGAGTGACGAGAAGAAGTATAGCGAGTTCGTTGAGAGTATGCATCGGCTGTACAATGGCGGAATGATTCAGGACAAGCTCCTGGACAATCTGTTTGCTGGACACAAAATCTCAAAGGACGAGTATCTGTATATCATCAGGAAGGAGGTGTGATATGTATACCTTTTTGATCAATGAGGATAATACACTGACCGTAAGCAAGCGGGAACGCATTATGGAACGCAGTAAGCAGGTGGATACTCTCCATTTTCTGGCTGACACTACATATAAGGGTGTTGACATGAGTGAATTCACCGTGATGCTTGAGTACGTTCTGCCCATCAGCAAGCGATATAAGACAGAGATTTTGAAGAAATCAGAAGAGCTTTATAAGAACAAGTTGGAGTATAAGCTGCCTATCGACACCAACCTGACCAATGAACCTGGCGATATCCAGATCCAGCTAACATTTGTTGATGTAACAATGGACCCAGATGGCACGACTGTTCAGCATGTGCGCAAAGTTGGTCCTGGCGTAATCACTGTTGTTCCCATTCAGAATTGGAGCGACATTATTCCTGATGAGGCTCTGGGCGCACTTGACCAGCGCATTATCGAACTGAATGCACAGATCAAGGCACTGAGTGATCGTAACAACGCTATTCTGGACGGCAAGGCTGATGACCTGAGCTACAACGACGACCATACCCTGCAGCTGCTGGCAAACGGAAAGCCAATCGGTAGTGCGGTCAAGATTACTCAGGAGAGCGTCGAAACTGAAGACGGTAGTTTGCGGGTGGTTCCGTTCTAAGCCATCCGCTTCTTTTATAAGGAGGCAAAGATGGCACAGGCTAAATATTCCAAGCTTGGATATGGTAACGCCGAAGATGTAGAAGCTGCGATTGCGCTGGGAATGCTGGACGGCAGGGATATGATCATCACAAAGGATTCCTCGGAATTCATGTATGTGCGTGACGACCTATCCGTTCAAAAGATTCGTCCCCGCAATCGTTGTTTCGCCAGCGTTACTGAAGCAAACGAGCAATTAAATGAGACGGAAGACACTTATGCAGGTCAAACCGTTATGGTGAAAGACGAAAATGGCAAATATGCTCCGTGGATCGTTCAACAAAGCGAAGCCACGGGGCTTTTTTCTATTGAACCTTTTTACGTTGAGCCGACAAATTTTGTTTGGCAAGAATTTTAAGAAAGTGAGGCAAAGATGGCTAATGTAAATTTTGGCTACGGTACAAAAGCGAATTATGATAAGCTGACTACCAAAGATGCCAACACATTGTATTTTATTACCGACACGCGCCAGATTTTCAAGGGTACAGATGAGTACACCAAGAGCTGCAAGCTGGTGAGCGCTCTGCCTGCAAGCGGACAGATTCAGGGCCTGCTGTATATCCGTATGACTGACTATACCTTCCACATTTGGAATGGCACTGAGTTCGTACAGCTGAATCGCCCCATTGTGACTGAGATTCCCAATGCGGATGCAAGCGACGACAATCTGCCCACCACCAAGGCTGTGGCAGACTATGTGAACGCAAAAATCGCCGCAACCGAGGGCAAGGAAGGTCTGTTCGTTACGGATGTCACCTACTCCCCTGCTACCGGCACTCTGAGTGTAGCAAAGAACGGTGCTCCTGTTCCCACCGTGATGAGTGGCCTGGCCCATGATCCCACCTATGATGCAGAGACCCGTACCATCAAGCTGCCTGTGTTTGGCGGCGATGAGTTGGTGATCAATCTGGGTAAAGATCTGGTTGTGAAGACAGGTACCTACAACACAAAGACCCACGAGATCGAGCTGACTATCACCACTGGCGAGGTTGTGAAGATCCCTGTTGCTGCTCTGATCGATATTTATGTTGGTGTGGTCACTCCTACTGCTGAGGTCACTGTTTCTGATGACAATAAGATCTCTGTCAATGTTCGTGTGTCTACCAAAGGCAATAACAGTATTACCGTTGAGGAAGATGGCCTGTATGTTGCGGTGCCGGACGCTTACACCAAGGCTGAAGCAGACGCGAAGGTCAAGGTCGTTAACGACAAGCTGGACGAGCATATCAAGGACGCTGTGAAGCACATTACTGCTGACGAGCGCAAGGCTTGGAACGCAAAGCCTACTCAGGACGAACTGGCTGCTGCGAAGGCTGAGGCAATTTCTACTGCTGCTGATGATGCAACCACTAAGGCTGATAACGCTCTGGCTAGTGCAAAGACTTATGCAAATGGTCTGAATACCACTATGGATGGCCGTGTGCAGGTGCTGGAAGGCGCTATCACCTGGAAATCCCTTGATGGCTAATTGATTTGTTTCACCACATGGTAATGACGCTGTGTGGTGAATCTTATTAAGCAAAGGAGTTGAGTATGGCAAATTTATCATTACGCGAGGTCGCACAGTCTCAGCTGGATCAAGCTCCTGTGATTGACGGCCAACTGATCGTATGTACTGATACTGGAAGCACTTATCGAGATATCGGCACAAGACGAATTCAAATCAGCAAAGACTTGGAGATCGTAAGCTCGCTTCCGCTGGCTCCTTTGTCTAATAAGATTTACTACCTGCGCCCAGACAGCTTGTATGTTTATAGTGGCGATGACTGGATTCTTTTAAACCCATCAAAATTCACGCTGGAAGCTGACAAAAACGCAGTCAATGGTGAAGTTAATATCAATTTAATTCTGAACGGTACGGCGCAAGATAAAATCAAAATCGCTGGCGGTGGTGTGACTACAGTGACAACTGGAGAGACGGGCGATATCACGATTGATACCCCGCACCCAGATGAACTACTGGCTGCACTGACGAATGAAGAGATTGATGCGATCACTGGTGGCATGGTCGATGATAGCGGCAATCCCCTGCCTACGCCGCAGGTTGTTGTGGATGCGACACTGACTGCATCTGGACGTGCTGCTGATGCAAAGGTAACTGGTACAAGGATCTCTGAGGCGCTGAGTATTGCAAAATCAGCTGATGCCGGGCTGACCAATGTACGCACTGAGCTGGACAAGTTGAAACTGGATTCTGTTGCGGTAGACAAGACTCTGACAAAAGAGAATTTCGCTGCCGATGCCAAAGCCGTTGGTGATGCTCTGGCGAAGAAAGCAAATGTAGAACACAACCACGATGACCGTTATTATACAGAAGACGAAATCAATGTAAAGCTCTCAAAGAAAAGCGATGATGGTCACACCCATGATGAGCGATACTACCAGCAGAATGAGATTGACGAGAAGTTGAAGGTAAAGGCAAATACGATCAATATCCACACACTGACTATTCCGACTACGAGTTAGCTTACTGACGATACGGTGGACCGATATTCAAAGTATATTGACCTCGACATCGACGGGATCACCTCAAAGGATGTTATTTCTATCAGCGTGACACCGGCTAGTGCAAAAGTGGCCTCTTACGCCCAGTTTGCAAACCCGGAGACCTTTGATGGATATGTGCGTCTGAGAGCTGTATCAGTTCCAACAACTGAAATTACAGCTCAGTATTATATCGTGCAGGGCGGCGGACAAACAGATAGCGGTAGTGGTACGGTTGTTGAGGGATATACCAAGGCACAGGTGGACAATAAACTAAGTGAAAAAGTGTCATACAAAGATGTTTTATCACTTGAAGAGATCTCAACAAATGAAAATACTGCTAAAAAAGTCGCTTCTGCAGAAGCATTAAAAAACAAAATCGGATGTGTAAGCCTTCCTATAAGTGGAGTAAAATTAAAAAATAAAACTGGAGAATGTAATTGGACAGTTCTTGATATTTCATTACCAGATGGGGCAATCGCGATAGGTCACGCAATGACAGGCGCTTGGCAGGAAGGTACTAGCTACGAATTGTTAGATAGAAATAAATTAACCATTTCGAGCTCCTTGGTAACCGAACTACCAACAAATCGTGGAGATATGCTGATATACTATTACATTCCATAAACAAAATAGGAGGATTACGAAATATGGCAATCGGGGACTTAAATATCGTAGGGGTAGAAGCCTACCCTATTAGCTCGATTTATATGAGTTTTAATTCTACTGAACCGAGTAAAATATTCGTTTTATAAGGAGGATTATATGGCGCTAGGAGAAATGAATAGTGGGAACAAAACGCTCCCTGAATGGAGTGAAGTGCAGAATAAACCATCTGAATTTAACCCTGCCACTCACATACATAATGACCTTTACCCTGAAGGAGATAATCGAAATGATAATACTTCTCCGTCTGATTATTATGGCGTTGATAGAAACGACTATAACGGTCGGCTGATTTTTCGTGGTTTGAAGCTTAGTGACAAAATTGGGCTGTCAAGTGGTCATTCATGTGCGTTTTTGATTGGTTTATCTTCTTGGTACGATGACACAGGTGGTGGTTCCTTTGAATTCGCTTTTAGCAATGGTAACATTTACTATCGTCAAGGCACGACTTCATGGGGCGACTGGAAGAAAATTGCTACAGCTTAAAGGAGGTACGAATTATGGCTTTAGGAAATATGAATATTGGTGTTGATAGTGAGTTCATTCCGTTCAACCTCAATACGGTTCTTACCCCCCCCCCCACCACAGATTCTGACGAAGTTGTGATGAACACGAGTGCCGCCGGGTATCACCGTAAGCCATTGAGCGCATTGTGGAGCTGGATTAAGAGTAAAATAGCAAGTGAAGTGATTTCAGATGTGGTGACGATTCAAACTTCTGCGATTACGATCACAACAGATTGGCAAGATACTGGAATTCATTCAACTGATCTGCCATCTGGAACTTATATTATGCAGTTTCGTGCTGACACGATCCCGTATTGCAATATTTGGGGAGACATATTTTGTGGAGTTGTCCAGTGGTATGCTGAAGAGACAAACAGCGGTAATGCAGACGATATTGGTTTACATTGTTCTGGTCATTCTACAAACGGACAACATTTTTATCTTAGGACAATTCGTTCTGGCCATTCCGAAGGTGTTGGCTTAAGACTTCAAATCAAGGGCTCTATGGCTGCAGATACCGCTTCCACATTTACATTCAAATTCCGCAGACTGATATAAACAACGCATTGCAGATAAAATATTTTATAATGAGGCGATCACATATCGATGAACGATGAAAAGAAAAGTTGGCTAGACAGAGCGGGTGCGGTTCACCTCTGGAAAACGATCGAGGCTATACTCGGTACAAAGGTAGATAAAATCGAAGGATTCGGCCTGTCCAGCAACGACTATACAACAGAAGAAAAAAAGAAACTTGCTGGTCTAAGCGATCCAAAGCCAGCTACTACTGAAAACAACGGTTTGATGAGCTCGGCTGATAAGGCAAAGCTGGATGGTATTGAAGCCGGAGCTAACAATTATACTCACCCGGTATACGAAGCAAAACAGGCTGGACTATATCGTATCAGTGTTGATAATACAGGCCATGTGGCAACAGCAGATAAAATGACAAGTGAAGAGTTGGCCGCAGAGGGTGTCTCCCCTGCCGATCATACGCATGACTTGGGCGAATTGGTAGATACACTAGAGACGAGTGCTGACGCTGTTGAAGATGCTGATACTGTTATGGTTGGCGCTACGGTTACGAGCAATGATGGCAGTGCGACTACAAAGTATACCCGCAGACCATTGGCTACTTTATGGAACTGGATCAAGAGTATGACGGATACGTTATATGCTGCTGCAGGACATACACATAATTACGCCGGTTCTACTGAACCGGGTGGTGATGCGCTGAATGCAATGAAATTAAAAGGTTACGATGTCAGTTCTAGGAATACAGGTTATTAGAATGTAATTCCTGCAGTTGGTGATGATGGTGTTATAGAAGTCGGTAAATATGTTGATTTCCATACAGAAGATATCGGTGCCAATTATAAAGTTTACAATGTCCGTATGGTAGCTTATGACGATGGTACATTAGATATTATTAAAGCGGCAGGACAACCGGCTACTATCACAGCAAATTTAAGGGGCACTGCTGATTATGCTACACAAACGCAATTCGATAAAGAGACATATATTTCTGCTACAAGTCTTGACCAAAACACTTGGTATCCTGTTGTTAGTATGAATGGCATTCCATATAACGGCTTACGTCATATAAAGTGCAACGTCCAGTTAAATAGTGGCACAAAACCATCTTGGAGTACCCATAATGCTGGATTTACTGTAAATCTTGACATGCTTGTTACGTCTGCTGGATGTGGCACAACCAGCGCACGAAGTATTGTTTTAGATAACTCGTATCAATTTGTCTCGTCTGGCAATCCGTCTCCAGTTGGATATGTCCAAATGTAGAATGCCAGTCAAGCCGTATTTTATGTTCGTGGCGGTGGTGGTTATAGAATTTATTCTGATTGGGATGCAAATTGGCAATTACAGACAAGTACATACACAAAAAATGAAAATAGTGTTTCACCTACCACATCTTACCCAGGTGTAAATTACAACAAAGCTACGCTTGATGGTGGAGCGCTTTCGTCATATCCAGTTGGCTCTATCTACATGTCAACCAGTTCAACCTCACCAGCCTCCCTCTTTGGTGGCAGCTGGCAGAGCATTGCTTCCGAGCGTGTGCTGATGGGTGTTTCAGGTTCTCATGGCGCAGGCTCGACCGTGGATGCCGGTCTGCCTAATATTAGCAGCGGAAGCGATGCCGCATTAGATATTCAAGGTTCGTAGGGCGCTCCCAATTGTAGAGCTCCGTTTGCACAGACATGGCAGGGCAACTCAGAGCTATCTTCTTCTACATGGAGCAGCACACCAAAAGTCATCAGCGCACGGTTCGATGCTTCTTTGTGTAATTCGATTTATGGTCGTTCAAGCACTGTTCAGCCAGCAGCCTACTATGTTTATATGTGGCGGCGTACTGGCTAATTGGAAAGGAGAAATACTATGAAAACAATTGATGAATCTGGCAATATTATCGAAAATCCTGACCTTGAAAAAGGCTATCTTGAGCCCGCTAAGGAAACAGTGCACCATGAAGCAATTGAAGGTGTTGAAGAGCAGTATCACTAGGAGACTATCGCTGAATATCCGAATGGTGGCAAAGATGTAGAAAAGGTTATTGATGTTGAAGGTGTGAAAGCAAAAGACGCATGGGACGAAGAAGTCGATGTGATGAAATATGTCTTATACACTGATGCAGAACTGACACAGCGTCTTAATCGATATAAAGAGATGCGCATCAACGAGAGTAAGAATAACCTCTCCACATTCCTGTCTCTGCATCCTATCCAGTGGACAGATGGCAAGTATTACAGTGTCACCAGCGAGAAGCAAGCTCTTCTTACAAGCAATCTTGCCCTATATCAGATCTCTACAGCCGCCGGGCAGTCTTTTAAACTGACATAGAATTCTACCGGCGATGAATGTGTGGAGTGGACTTATGACGATCTGGCCGCTCTTGCACTGGCGATTGGTGTGTATGTGAAGCCCTTTGTCTCTCATCAGCAGGAATTGGAGATTGGCATCAAGGCATGTACGACCAGCGCAGAAGTAGACGCCATTGAAATCAGTTATGATGCTGTACTGGCAGAATATCTGGATCTTAACGCAGATAAGGATGTGACCGAATGAGCAACAAACTTCGTGAACTAATCAAATGCGGCATCCTCTTTTTGATCGGAGGGTGCCTTTATTATTGCATTGAGATTCTGTGGCGCGGACACTCTCATTGGACGATGGCCGTTGTCGGTGGCATCTGCTTTCTTGTGATCGGTGGACTGAACAACTATATTCCCTGGGAAATGCCGCTCTGGAAACAGGCTAGTATTGGGGCGCTCTTTGTGACTGCTATGGAGCTTGTGGTGGGTGTCCCACTGAATTTGATGCTTGGCTTACATATCTGGGATTACTCTTCCCTGCCGTTCAATCTGTTGGGTCAAATCTGCCTGCCGTTCACAGTGCTATGGTTCTTCCTTGCGTTGCTGTGCATTTTTGTAGATGACTAGCTGCGTCACGTTTTATTCAATGAAAAGCGCCCGCATTATCATTGGCGTACTGTATGTGATGGCGGAAAACGCACATAAAGAGAAAGAGCCCCTGTGACGATGGCTACATCACAGAGACTCTAACTCATGCAACAACTCATAGAAATGAGGTTGTACTAGCCCGATGGAGGGTTTGTACTGCTCTCACTATATCACGTTGATAGTAATTTGTCAATTGAAAGGAGGAATTATGGCGCAGGAAATCTTAAAGCCGCTGTTGTTAGACGAGACAGGCAAAGAAATCGTGACAGCACTGAACGCTATTGTTACACAGCTGACCGAGATCAATGAAACACTGAAAGCCAAAAACACAGACAGTGGTACGAATGGTGGTGAGAAGACATGATAGGAAGTTTGAACGCCGCACCTCACGTCTATTCTTTTACCATACAGCAGCTGTAGACCATGTTACTGAGCATCTGTGGTGGCATCACTGCTATTTCAGCCGCTATCGCTGTTATCATCAAGGCAATCAATCATGCGAAAGCCCCGGATGACAAGCAGAACGAGCGACTGAATGCCCACGATGCAGAGATTGAGAAGATCAATAGAAAACTAGGTGCAGATAAAGACAGGCTCGACCTGTTTCAATCCAAGCTGGTCTCATTAGAAGAGCACCAGAAAGAAAACAGTATCACGCTGGAAGTACATGACCGTAAAATTCTCGAATCAGAACAGCGTATCAGTCACAGTGAGCAGGGCAACAATGTCACCATGAAGGCTCTGCTTGCACTCCTCAGTCACGGTATTGATGGCAACGCGATTGAGCCAATGAAGGAGGCCAAGGCTGCACTTGAGAACTATTTGATCGATGGTCAGAACAACACAAAAAATATTACGAACTAACCCGAGACTGCGTGTCCCGGGCTTTTTATTTTGGAGGTTTATTATGATGGATATTATCAATGAGCTGGTTTCTGTTATCGTCCGCCTGGTTATTGCTGGCGCTGGCACTGCCTTTATGGCCTATGGTATTCCCTATCTAAAAAAGATCGGCGTATACAAGCTGGTGCAGATCGCTGTTCGTGCCGCAGAGAAGCTGGGTGCAACCGGCGCTATCGAAAAGGCCGACAAGAAGAAATACGTTATGGAGGCTCTGGAGCGTCTGGGTGTGAAGATCACTCCGACTATTGAGACCATGATTGAGGCCGCTGTCAAAGAGATGGACATCCAGAACGATAAAATCAAGGACGAGTTCAAAAAGAATTGAAGGTGTGATGAAATGGGTATTATTACATACTATATGAAGAAGGACTAGAACAAAAAGGTTTCGGCTCATTTTTCCGTCTATGAGTTCGCCTGCTCCGATAAGAGTGATACAGTTCTGGTCGATAGTCAGCTGATTGAGGTGCTGGAGCAGATTCGCGCTCACTTCGGCGCTCCTGTCCACATCAACTCTGGGTATCGTACTCCTGCCTATAATATCTCCATCGGTGGAAGCCCTCGTAGCCAGCATTGCCTTGGTACTGCCGCCGATATCTGGATCAAGGGCGTTGACCCGATTCGGATCGCGCTGTATGTATCTTCCCTGCCCTACTTTGCCAAGAGTGGTGGTATTGGATATTATAGTCGTGCTGTGCTTACAAGCGGATTTGTTCACGTTGATGTGCGCACCACCCGCAGCCGCTGGATCAGTAAATCCGGCACGAAATATATCAGTGTAGCCAATCTTATGCCGACTATCAGACAAGGTGCGAAAGACGCTATGAACGGTGCTTCTTATGCTGTGACTGTACTGCAACGGCATCTGGGTGTTAAGGCTGATGGCATTTTTGGCGTGAATACCAAAGCGAAGCTGATTGAGTATCAGAAAGGACATGGGCTGGCTGTAGATGGCATCTGTGGGCCTGCTACATGGGGTTCGTTTTGATGGCAGATAACCAGAATACATTTCGTGCAGGAGACAAAATTAAATTAGACGGAATATTATTTTCAAACAGCCAAACACACTGTGGTATGCGCCGCTCTGGTGAATGGTATATTTTTGATGGGAAATTTGTGAACGGACGCTATCGAGTGACGAATCTTGAGAGCCGCATTGGCAAGTATCCAATCTCAGTAAATGTGTCGGGCTATGTAGAGCCGAGTGATATTGAGCTGGTTGACAATGTGAATGGACATTGATATTATTATCCTAGGAGGGAAGTATATTATGTCCATTGTTATTCGAGGTTGTCATATTGGAGAAGGTAGACCAAAAGTCATAATTCCAATCGTGGAAGCATCTGAATCAAAGATTATAGAACGCGCGCTTGAGTTTTCCGAGCTTTGTATTGACTGTGTAGAGTGGCGTGTTGATTGGTTTGAGCAATGCAATGATATGCATTCTGTGGTGTCTTGTCTGCAAAAACTTCGTGTGGCACTGAAGGATAAACTTTTGCTGGTAACACTCCGTACCAAGACAGAGGGAGGAGAGGTATCTCTAACTCACCAAGAATATTTAGATTTCATCAACACGGTAATAGATACTGACTGTGCCGACCTTATTGACATTGAGTTCTTTACATCTGGAGATGATATTCGTGAGTTGATAGACAATGCGCATTCTTCAGGGGCGGTTGTTGTATGTTCAAGTCACGATTTTCAAAAGACGCCTGATAAAAGTGATCTCATTTCTCGTATGGTTAAAATGCAACAGGTCGGAGCTGATTTACCGAAAGTAGCAGTTATGCCGCACGACAGCACAGATGTGTTGACTTTACTGGCCGCTACGGTTGAAATGAAAAACAAATATTTTGCTACTCCTATTATCGCAATCAGCATGGGCAAGCTTGGTATTGTCAGCCGATTGTGCGGAGAGGTGTTTGGCTCCGCCATGACTTTTGCAAGCGTTGGAGATTCAAGTGCTCCTGGGCAGATTGGTCTGGATGTTGTCAACGCTGTATTGGACTCAATAGCAGAATAAAAACGAATGGGGTATCAATCCGTAATTGGACTGGTACCCCATTTTTTAGCATTTTATTTTATCTCCTCCTGTAGCCATTCCTTCCAACCATTGATTGTGCGAGGGCAATTATCTTGTTGTGCAACTATTTCATACAAAAGCGCTGCTAACTCATCGTCCGATAGATTACGAATCGCTTGAGCCTTATTAGCCGCCATGTGTTTATGAAATATAAACGCGAGTGCAAGGTCAAGTATTTTTGGATTGTTCATTGTTCCACCTTATGAAATACAACTGGAGCATCCTCTATTTCCAAATCAGCGGCAATCACCATTGGCGACAACCACCTTAAAACCAACAGTCTATTCTCAGGCTCGTTCTTGGGACCTGTCCAGAAATGATGCCAGTGACCACGACGCATGTGAGGGCGCGGTGAGTTGTGAGTAGTGGGTTCAGAGTCGCTATCAGATGCCTTCGTTTTCTGTTGACGGATGGCTGCGCCGATTCTTTCGCCAACATCCCATTTACGAATCTCAGAATATTTATCTTTGATTACTTTGCCGCGCTTTGTTACAGTTGCCTGTTCTTCATCTGGGGCAATCTCTGCGTTCTGTGCCAAAATATAAAGGACGACCTGCATGACTTGTTTGATAAACGTGATCGTCTCTTCATCTTTTGCGGGGTCTGCCTCTGCATACTTTTCCAGCTTTTTATTTCCTTTGGCGTGTTCAGCGAGTTGTTCATTTAACTTTTTGATACTGTTTTCAATGGTTCCGGCATCAAGGTCGATGGGATAAGTGAACGAATCCCCATTCTCAGAAAGGAACGTCAACTTCAAATCACGCTCATGCAGCTTAACATTATAATCAAGAGACACGAAGAAACCGTGAATCTTTTCATTGTCAAAATAAGTATTGGGCAACTCAACATAAAAACACTGATACGGGAGATGCATCAGAATATCGACAGGTATATCGATGTCATCCTTTTGTTCAAAGAGAAGGTCTTTTATATCTTCGTTGATAACATAGACTTCTTTACTGAGCCTCCACGGTGCCAAAACAGAAACGAGCTGCGCACATGTCACAACAGCGCTCACTTCATTCATCGACAGACGGCTAAGGTCATGCCCATCCGATACAACAGTCAGTGCGGCTTCGATTGGAGCATAACACCACTCAGGCCATGATACAGAACTTGCTGTACCATTCATATCATGGAATTCTTCCATCTCTTTCCACACGATAGGATATTGAGTGGTGAGAACTCTGAGCATTTTAAGAGGGAGATAGATATCTTGTTTCATAATATTACCACGCCTTTGAATTGATATTGTAGTTGGGGAAGTAATCTGCAAGTTCTGCAGCGTCCAGATAAGCCTCCCAAGTTGCACGGGCCACAGCACGAGCTTGATCAGCGTCACGCAATTTAATTCTCCTTATGATTCGGATGTCCTCGATAGCGTCCTTCTCTTCTTGTGTTGTATCGGGGTCGCTACGATGTTTATCAAGCCACATAGATACCGGGAGTTCATTCGTTTTGCTGTCATAGCCTTTGCGCTTCTTGAATTCTTCGATGATATCACCACAGTCATAATACCTGTCCATGAGTTGATTGTATTCTTCTGTGGCCTTGTCATACTTCAACTGTGCCGCCTCTGCTTTTTTGAGTAGACGATTGACAAGCTCTCGAAGTTCCTTAGTAGGGATGGTTTGAAATTCATCCATGGTTGCGGCCTCATTTCTTTATCTTTGACTCTATTATATCACATAGCGTGTGCAGTGACAAATAAAAATAAGGCGCAGGTTGCCCCACGCCTTGTGATGATGTGCCGCTTGGCACATCGGTTCAAATACGGTTTTCAATTTTAATACTTCTACTAGTGCGTCACTGGATTGTCACATCAGGGCTCTGTTGATTAAGACTAAAAATCGGACTTGATTGCTACGCTTTGTGCGGTCTGTGAGTGCACCGCTGTGGTGTAGATAGAAAATTGGTGTAGTAGTGGTGTAGTAGAGAAGAAAACTCCTCTATTTTAATCGTTTTTTCGTAACTTTTACAAATAGCGCTCAAATGTGTTCAAAATAAGGGAACGGCGTGTAAATTACAGAAAGAGAGCTTTTGTG